GTTTTCTACTATTAGCGTTGTTCCCTTCTCTTCGAATAGCGTTTCAGTGCTACCATCGCCAAAACATAGCTTAGCAGTAGTTTTGTAAACACCTTCGCTAAGCTTAGTAAACTTATTCCATCCGTTATTGACATCTGCTTGATAAATATCTTCAAACGTATACGGTTGACCGTCTTTTGTTCCGACAATCGTAATCGTGTTAGTATCTGGATTATACGTGATTGGCATAGCGAATCACCTACAGTGGATATGTTTCTGGTATTTTTTCACATTCATCGAGTTCTATCTCGATGTTTATATCCGAGATATCGATTGTATCTCTCTCGTATTTTTCCAGATGTTCTGGAATCTCTAAACCTTGTAGTTTAAGCATCGCAACGTATAATATCTTGAATTTCTCTGGAACTCGATTCCAATCGAGTTGATACCACTCTCCATTGTAATCGAAGATTACCTCTAACCCTTCTACGCTTTGATTTACGTGAATCCGATTAAACGGAATCTTAACCTTCACACTCTCACCTCATCTACTGATATTAAGTTACCCTTCTCATCGTAACTTAAGTTAATTGTCTTTACATCACCAGTTATCTTATCTGTTACGATTATCTTAACGATATTTCCAGATTCATCGTATTCGAATTCGAATTTTAGAGGGTCTTGATAAATTTCTGGAGCTTTAAGCGTTTTAGCTTCCTCTAACGCTTCTTTAAATTTCTCAACTAACATTTTGAACACCTCTAATCCGAATAATTTTCCAATATCGTATAAGATTTTATCATCGCAACCATATAACCAGTATTTAACTGCCACAGCTTCAGCTTCCAGTTCTCTTGCCTTTCCAGAGTAAGTTTGACAAATTCTCCATAGTTCTTGTGCATAGGCTTTGTAAGCCAATCTGTATGAGCCAAAGATACCATTCTCATCGAGGATTTTGGCGACATGTTCATATAAACTGTCTAAGCTATCATAAGCTCTTGCGATGAGTTTAGCCATTTTCTTGTGCTTTCTTGAGAGTTTGGGGAATAGTATTTCATCCCTTGTTGCAAGTTCCCAATTTTGAGAATGTTCACCTACTTGTTTTCTTGGCATAGTATTACACCTTAAACCAATTTTTACCATCAGACATCAAGTGAACACTCTCATATTGTTCGGTAAGAGCGAGGTAAACTTGGTCTTCCACATGGCTTGGGTCTCTTGGCAAAATCCATACTACATTATCTGAAGAGTCTATCTTTTTCACATAGATTTCCGCTCCGTTGGAAGCTTCAGGTAGCGTTATCCTTATTTCTTGTTCTGATGCATCTGCAAGAATGCAATCCCTATCATCAGCTTCATAGTCTTGGGTAACCGTTTTAACATTGAATTTCGGAGTTGTGAAAGTTAGCATTCCACCTACAGGGATGTTCATCTTACGTGCCACCTCTACTAATACATCCCAATCGCAACCATATATAGTAAACGCTACCGTGAGAGCGAAAGCTACAACCTCAAGAACTCTGTCAGAGTAGATTTGCTTGGCTTTGTAGAGTCTTTCAGCATAAGCTCTATAGATAGGTCTGATTGCACCGTGAACCCCGTTTTCGTCGAGAACTTTGGCTACTTGTTCGTAGAGAGTGTCAAAAGCATCGTAGTGCTTTTTGATTAGTTGAGACATCTTCTTATGCTTGGCTCTGAGCTTGGGGAATAGGATTCCATCGAGCATCGACAAGCTCCAACGCTCCGACCTTTCTCCGATTTCGAGGCGAGGCATAAGTTCACCATCCTTTTTTCTCAACCTCTTCGAGTTTTTTCATGTGCTTGTCTCTCTCTTCTACTAATGTTGAAACCCTCTTTAGCCTTTCTTTCCACATTGCGAGTGTTTTTCTCATTTCCCAATCTGGAACTTTCTTGTATGCGTTTGGCTTGTAACCTTCGACAATATTACCATGGTATGTATCTGCAACTTGGAATAGGTCAAAGATTTCGTGTCCAAGCGTTTGATATGCCCAATTGTCCTTTCCAACAACCCAATGTGGAAAGTCTGCTTTTAACCTACGATATTGCTCTATTGCTTCTCTATAATCCTTTGGTGGTTTTAGAACTCTCAAGCCTTTAGCCTTAGCATGTGCTATTTGCTTCTGGATTGCTCCTTGCTTGTAAGGATTGTCTCCTACCACTGTAATAATGGCAATAGGATACTCTTTACTATGTTCAAAAGCTCCCCATGTGATTGAAGCTAAATCTACTTGATGTTGAGGAATGTAATCAAACAGTATCATAATTTCCTCATCCGTAAAGCCTTTCTTCCGTAGAATTTCATATTTCTTAGCTTCTTTATACATGAAAGGTGGTAATCCTTTGAGCTTGGAAATTTCAACAAGCTCTTGTTTAAAAGATGGTGTAAATATGCCATTATTTTCTATCATTTCCATTTCCAATATCACTTTTGCAAAAGGTAGTTTTGAGCTTGGTGGTAAGAGTCTTATATCAAGGAATCCAAAGATATCATTTTTTTCAGAGGTCGCAGAGAAACCGCCAAAACCGCCTGAAGTGAATGTTGTATCGGTAGCACTTATTTGAGGACTGGAGGCATCGTCTCTTGTGCTTTTTATAGTGCTTCCAGATATTGTTAGTTTTAGTTGATGAGTGTAGTTTGACAAGTCCACAGATTCATAAGCAAGAACTGTTCCAGAACCATCAACTATTTTCTGTATCTTATGGTCTTTTGTAGTTTCCGCTTGTTTGATGAAAGACTCATACCAATTATTGGCATCTACATACCTTCCCCATAATCCTTGGTCTGCATAAGCTCTAACAGAGCTATAAACAGCTTTGTCCGCAAAGCTATCAACCGTTCTAACACCATAAGCACTTGGTCTTCCAGCATTACCTTTGTGATGTTCAATCTTAGAGATTGCTGACAAATAAGTCAGAAAGACATTCTCAGTAGGGTATTCGAGTTTCTCTCTTGTTATGCTTCGGTCTGGATGGTCTATCGGAATTTTTCTTCTATGAGCTTCCATCACGATTTCAGTCATGGCTTTTCACCTCACACCACTCCAAAGTTCAATTTCACAAAATAGTAGGGATATTTCCTTAAAGTTCCTTTCGTTTGAGTTAGCTGAACCTTGTATTTAGCATCTCGTTTGATAGTTTTTGAGTGGAATCTTACGATTGGTTCATCTTGCGTATCAGAGAACGTTACGCTTATGAATGTCCTTTGGCTTGCTCCATCGACAGCTATTAACTCTTCTATGACTACTTCATCTCCTGTTAGCATCTGTGAGAGGTCGATGTATCCTTCCATGATGTATTCGTCTGGTTGGTCTGGTATATCAACGACTGCTACTGGGTCTCCTAATGCTGTCGGAGTTGCCGTTCCAGCTAATATGTCTTTGCTTTTTATTACTACTGTCATATCTACATTAGATATTACTTACAACTTCAATATCTTTTTGCTCTGGAAAGCCATTCTCTTCGATGTCGTCTAAGAGCTTAAGCCATTTCTCTCCTACGATGTCCCATGTTGCGTTTTCGAGAACCCATTTTCTCATGTTTCTCCCGTGCTTCTTGGCTCTTTCTGGATACGAGTAGTAATACCAGAGTGCAAAGGCTATATCTTCTACGTTAAGCACAGCTTGTCTTGAGGATGTCCTATTCATCCACATGAACGCTACTGGTTTGATTCCTAAGCCTCTTTCCTTGTAGATTACATTTGCTGTAATCTCGTAGACTTCTTCGCCAAGCAATTCTCCCGTTGCTCCCCAATCCGTAGCTATTGCTGGAGTTTCGCATAAGCCACTCTCTACCAACACAATCTCAAATGAGCCTCCTTTTACAGTGTTTACTAAGCAATTAGCCTTGCAATAGAGCTTTCTCATTATTTCAGACGGTAGATAACCATTCGTAACCTTGAACATGACCTTATCCCTTACCTTTATGTTGTATTTATCTTCAATCGCATCTATGATTTCATAGAGGTTATATCCACCGTATTTTATCGGTTCTGTGTTAATGTAGAGAAATGCATTTGGCTCAACATCTCTTAGGAAGAGAGCGAAAGCCTCTATGATTTCTGGAACATTCTCTCTTATCCCATTGTTATCTACAACTGCTACGACAAAGAAATCTATATCATCTGGTATGAAATCCACTTGAGGGTCTTTCTCTGGATAGTAGATGTTTGGGTCAGCACCGTGAGGTATTGGTTCTGTAATCTTGTGCTTTGGAACATCTCTACTTTGTTCAAGTATCTTTTTACCCCAATTGGTCATCGGAACGAGGAGTTTTACACCTTCGGAACGCATCATCGGTATGTAACTCCTTTGGACAGGGTCATGGTCTAAGATGCAATTATGAATCAAGACTTTGTTTGCGAAATAGTTTCCTGTTGTTGTGGTAATATCATATACAATCCCTTCGATGTTTTTCTCACGATATATTTTGATGACCTTCTTGCAGTTTGTAATTTCTTTACCTCTTCCCAAATTCTCAATTCCTCTTCCGTGTATGCATCTTTGTATTTTTGTTTCATTCTCGATTCCAAGAATTTCAACACCAACTCTGCACGTTTTCTCTTTGTGATTAGATACTTGCGTAACTCTTTCAGAATTGGGTAAACTTTGTATCCATGAATTTGAATTCTGTATATTGGTCTCTTCGCTTTTGTCCCTTCCCGTTGTCCTTTCCAATGTTTCACATCCAACCATTTGGCAATTGTCTCTATGGTTTCTTTGTGCGTGTTCACAAATGCTATGTGAGGATTCAATAAGTATCTCGGTTTCCTTTGCTTGTTGTAATGTTTCACCACAGTTATAGTTATTGTCCCCTCTCCATCCAGAAATCCCGCAAGATAACCCTTTTGCCACTCTTCTAAATTCTGAATTACTTTCTCCATTTTCGCAATAGATTGCTCTATTTTCGTTCCTTTGGTTGTAATTAAATCCGACATGCTCTTTACTAAACCCAATCTTGTTGCTTTGCGGATTACTGCTTTCTCCGACCTGTTCAATGCTTTTGCTATTTGCTCTACAGTCATTTTCGTATAATTTCTCTTTAAGAATTCCACTTCTTGCTCTGTCCATCTCCTCTTCATCAATAGTTATTTTGGTCGATGGTCTATAAATATGTAACCCAACAACTCTATCACCTACTCTCAAATCTGAGGCTTGCTTCCAACCATCAATCGTATAGATTTCATGGTCTTCCGTGCATTTCAATTTAGAACCATCTTCAAACTCTATAACCACTAAATCTTCATCCGTTGGTATAATATGAATTGCTAAGACTTTTGTCCAAACTACTTTGCCAACCTCAAAATCAAATCCCAAAACTCTATCCTCTATAGTTAAATCCCTAATCTTTTTGATGCCATTTGGAGTTATGACTTCCGTATCACCTTCAACACACCAATGTATGATGTTGGCATCTTGAAGTTTTGCTATTTGCCTTGAGATTACCCATCCGTCAAAGTGTAATATTTGAACATCGTATTCGTTGTATCTTTCGAAGAATACAGGATGAACTAATGTTCCATTTCCACCTATGATTTTAACTTGCCTATCTTCAATCATAAACGGGATTTCTGCACCTTCGTAACCAAAGTAAGAATAGATGTCCACTTCGTGTTTCTTTGCGAGATGATATGCTAAGTAGCGAGTGCAAACTCCGAAACCAGAGCTTACGAATGGTGCTACTGAATAGTATGCGATTTTCATTTACAACACCTTTATTCAGATTGCTTCTCTACCCAAATCTACGAGCTTGCCTATTTTGTATTCATGTCTGTAAGAATGCCTACACTTAAGACAATGGTAGTATTCATCCTCATCTGGTCTTACGTGGCTTTTCCCTAAATAAACCATTTCTACACCACATCTAGGACACAACATAGTTTAGCACCTCTAACTACCAACTTAAGCTTAATCCAACAGTGTTTAACTTATAAATCTTTCTTTAACCACTTATACAATGGAGCGATATGCCCACATTCTAAACACATTAGCATGGCGTAACTACTGTCGACTCTTCTATATATTTCATATTCTTTACCACAATATGGACATTTAAGGTGAAGCTTACGAATCATTTAAATCTACCTCATCAGCTTAAACTCAACTCAACAGTGAATATCCATGTTGTTCCTTCTGCTTTCGTTCCTAAGCTCTCAACCTTACGATTAAGATTTATTGCATCATCTGAAGCACCATTAGCCACTGTCCATTCATTCCACGAATTTCCACTCCAGACTGCCTTTCCGTGTCTCCTCACGTAGAGAGTATGATATTCTGGGACTGCTATACCAACTAATAGCCCATCGTATGGTATCTTCTTTAGCTCTCTTCTCCTTTTGTCATCTCTTTTAACGACAACATATGGTGTCTTGTATCTTCTAACGATTGAAATGACATACTTGGTTCTGTTGCTGAAGCTCTTTGTGTTGTTAATCGCTTTCCAATCAGCACATAGACCTATCTTCAATGCTAATTCTTGTATTCCGTCTCTAATGTATGGTGATGTCGTGTAGATTATCGGTGTAACACCATCCTTTAAATGTCCATCTCCTTTTATGAAAGCATCAATGAATGTTTCTATAAGCTCAGGCGTTAGCCACTTGACGAAATCTGGTATCTTCTTGTTGTATGCTCTTGTTCCATCTACGTAGCAATATTTCTTGATGAATTGAGCGAGTCTTTTATCGTTTATATATATCATTATACCATTATACACTTTTGGAGTAAATCCACACTCCTTGATTGTCTCGATGATGTCATTGTAGATTTCAGGATGCTTGTCCTTATTCTGGCAAATTACTACTGAATTTTGCATTACGTAGCCTTCGCTCAATATGTATCCTAAGAGCTTTACGAATGGTTCTACTGGTAAATATATAGCATCTTCAAGCCAAGGATGGAACTTGCTGTGGATTCCTTCTATTACGAACTCTCTTGGTTTCAATCCAGACCATAATCCGTCTTTTTTCATTTCCCATGTTCCCTTCTCAAGCCTTTCTATCTCTATGAGGTCAAATCCTTCTCCTCTTCTTCTCCACCAATCGTTTCTAACGTAAACCTTGTGTTCTGGTGAAACCGCTAAGCTAACTCTCTCGTTCTCTATCTCGTAGATATAACCTCTGTGGTGGAAGATTGTCTTATCTACAACTGGTAGATATGTTATCGCTCCGTTTGGCTTTATGACTGCTACTAAGTCTCCTATATTAACATCTGCAATCGGTTTCCATCCTTCGATTGTTAGAACCTCATGGTCAGGTGTGTAGCAGAAGTTAGCCTCCGTTCCACCAAAAGTGGCACGAAATACGGCTTTCTGGTCAGTTCCATATTGTGGATAACCTTCATCCATACCTTTGTAGTATTTGTTAGTTCCTTGTAACCCCGTTTGTGTTGCATCTGCTGGTTGAGTTCCATCTCCTACACCAATGTGAGCATGGTCATGGTCAAATGGTGTATAACTACCACCACAGACTGCTGTCCAGATAAGGTTTATTCCTTCGTTGAGGAAAATGTTACCATGTATGACTTTCTCTTCAATGAAATACTTGGCGAACATTCGTTTTAAGACATCTAAAGGCTTACCAATCCTTGCGAATCTCTCTACCAAACCTTCAGGGTCTTTGAATTTCGTTATGATGAAGGTGGACTTAACCTTCCCCTTCTCGTTCATATATTCAATTATGCATAGGATTATAAAAAATGAATGGTAACTAGTTGTTCAAAGGTCAGTAACAAAATTACAGTTACTTTTAACACTAAATCATATTTATAATATGTGTTATATAGGTAAACCCTAGAGAGTTTATTTTCATGAGTGTTACTAATAAAAATAAAATCTTTGTTCTGGTAAATTATTTCGTTGAATAATCTTTAAAAAAGCTGTATATGTCCGTCTAAATTTTCTTCAAAAAACTATGGTTAAAGTTGAAGAATATTCAACATAGTAGTAGTACGTTTAAATAGGTTAATACTATTGCTCTATAACTCTCGCCATAACAGCACCTTGACCTTTCTTGAGCTTCCATTTCTTATCTAATGTATCCTTATCGAAGTGGTCAAAGAAATCAAACACTTGTTCTGGGTTCTCTTCGCTTTCAGCTTCGGGATTGCCATAATACATGTAGATTGTAGTATCCCCTAATGGAAGGTTATCAATCTTAACCCAAATCCAGCTTTCACCGTTTGGATTCCAAAGCTCAATCCAATATGGAAGCTTCGTTATGCCATCGTCTTTTGTGAACCTAATATCACTCCCGTCTGGTTTTGCTTTAGAATAGTCGAAGTTTTGTGGAGTTAGAACTATTAAGACTTGGTAATCGTTTACTTCTTGAGCGTTGTTGGTTATGGTTATAGCTCTACGGTATTTGTAACCACGTAACCAATATATCATTTCAAACTCGTAAGAGGTTTGAACTGTCGATGTTTCATCGAGAGATTTGGTAGTTCTATCTATCGACAATGATAAGTCGAGTGGTTTATCGTAGCTTTCTAAGGTTTTCTCGATGACTGTTTCAGCACCGAGAATCTCCAAGTCTAACGATTCGAGGTATTTGTCGAGGATTAGTTGAGTTATAGTTTTCAAGTCATAGCTATCTAAGGTTTTGTCTATCAGAAGTTGTGTAACCGTTTCTAAATCGTAGCTCTCTAGCGTTGAGTATATTTCAAGCAAGGCTTGAATGGTTAAATCGTATGTTGTCGTTGTCAGTTCTTCAATTGCTGTTATGGGTTGTTCCAAATCGTAAACAGATGGAAAATCGTATGTTGTAGCTAATAATGCGGTTGAATCGTAAATCGAAGGAAAGTCATATTCTGTTAGCATTTGGAGTTGTTCAGTAATGTAAGATGGGAAATCGTATGATAGTAATAGTTCGGTGTAACCGCTTATCGTTGGTGGTAGGTCAAATGGAATTACAATCTCAAGTTCCTTATCTACCGTTTCTATTGTTTCTGCATGTTCAGAAAATAGCTCTATACTTTTTTCGATAATAATGGGATATACTATTTCACATATAGCCTCTGGATGAATCTCTTTCTCAATGAATTCTATTGTGTAGCTGTATTCGGTTTGAGGTTGTAGTTGCTCGGTGATGTAAGAAGGGAAATCGTATTCTGTTAGCATTTGTAGTTGTTCTGTGGTGATAGGTGGAAAATCGTATTCTGTTAAGATTGATAATTGCTTAGTAATGATTGATGGGAAATCGTATGATGCTATTATTTCTGGTAAGAAATCTATTATCTCTGGAAAATCATATGATGATTCTATCGGAGCTAAACCTTCAACAACTTCAATGGTAACTTCACCAATTCCTTGTATTTCTGCCAATCCTTCGGTTATTGCTGTGGTTAATTCTCCAATGCTTTCTACCAAGTCTAAACTATCAATGGTTTTAGTTGTTGCTTCGCCTAAACTATCTATTATACTTGATAAATCCAGTGAAATCGTAGTTAAGTTATAAGAAATTGTAGCTTCGATTAGTGATTCTAAGATTTCAGTTGTCGTTGAGAATTCTATAAAAGGTTCAATTTCTATATTTAATACTCTCAGAGATATACCATATTCTGTAAATAGTTCTACTATTTGTTCTGTAGTTACAAATACGTATTTGAATATGAACTTTAGAATATTCTTAAGTGCATCTATTTTCGCATTGTATTGAAAAGATAAGACAGGGTCTTCTTCTTTGACGTAATTTAACATTCCTATATACATGTCTAATGATACTAAGTCCCATTGTGGTACTACTTGTGCTAAGCAATCTCTTACGCTTTTAATCGCATCTACAACTAAATTATGGTCATCTGGTAAGATAAAGTCATCTTTAGTTACATATCTGATTTTGCGTACAATTTCAGAGTATTTAGAACAAGGATAATAAACTTGTAAAACAGTATCAAGAAGTTTAAGAGTATCTACAATAAGGTTTTGGTCTTTAACTCTTACAAAATCGCCAAAACCTACGTATCTAAACTCTTTTGTCCTCTGTATTAGAATATTGATGACATTTTCTACATTTTCAAGATGTCTTTCTATTAACCTATCTGTTCCTTTGGCTTGGTCTTTTAGATGAATACCTCTATCAGTAGCTCTATCAAGTAAAGTAGCTACATCATAACTTTGAATTTCTGCAGTTATAGGCATGAGAAATTAAAGAAGACATTATGCTGTTACTTTGAAGATATATCTTACTGTTAGGGTTGCTCCTGCTGGGACATCTTGTGCTGTGTCTAAAACATCTCTTGCTATCAATACGTATTTGTCTTGAGCTTTTACGATTAAACCTATTTCGTAAATCGATATTGTCGAAGAGCCTTCGTTGGTGAATGTTCTTATTATTCTGAAGACCGAGCTTGGTGGGTCTCCGTTCACGTCTTCAACTGTAGTTTTACCGTAAACCATTTGACCATCTGCGAATCCGTCTGGAACTTGTGATTCTAACTTGTAATCGTCTCTCGTTACTGCTGTTGAGCCTGTTCCGACTACAACACCATATTCATCCACCCTTTCAAGTGCTGATGCTTCCATTGCTGATGGAGCGTTTTCAGCCTCTGAGTAGCTCGGTAAGTTTGGATAATCAAATGTCGTGCCATCCGTAGCGGTTACCGTTACTTTAGTGTTCCAAGTAGAGCCAGAAACGACACCTGCTATGTTTCCAGCCATTAATCCTCTTAGCATCAATGCGAAATTCCTCACAAGAGACTTGCTTCTACCAGTTCTCTTCGATATTAATTTTCCGTTCTTATCCCTTACTTCAAGTTCATAGAAGAGGTCTAAATTAGCTCCAGAGTCCAATTTTTCTGTAGTTGTATCTCTTTCTAAGTTTACTTCCTCTCTTCTAATAACCAACTTATCTTTAACCATGTAGATATTTATACCTTAAATCTTAATAAAAGATTTCCTTACCACTCAACGGGACTTGTTTCTTCAGAACCTATAGATATTGAAGGTTCTGGTTCGATGTATTTTCTAACGAAAACCCAATCATACCAGACTTCTTGAACAAATCCTTGATTATCTTCGTTACAAGCACCGATTACAACTTTCAAATCTACATTATGACCACTCGTATGTTCAGCTTCTGCCAATAAGTCTCTTTTCTCGCCATAAACTTGGAATTTCGTGTTATCAGTTTGTTGGATTATTCTAAAGATGTACCATCTATTAGCGTAGAATTCCTTATCCATAGATTGGTTTAGTAGAGATTCGGTATCAGTTCTGAATCCCCATGCAAATAAGCCTTTGAATGGGTCTCCATCTGAGTCTCCACTTCCCCATGCATGCAAATAAGAACCGTAGGCATCCGCTGGATGATAACCAAGTTTGTCTGGGTAATACAAATCCAACCTTGCATCATGACCTTTTGCAGTTCTCGGTGAAAACTTAGCTTCGACAACGAATGGTGGAGTGAAGTTGTCTATGCTATAGATGTGAATGAAACCGTATGTTCCAAATGCGAAGTAGAGTACTTTAATGCAACTCTCTTCGAATTCTACGATAACTCTGTCGATACCTATGCGAGCATCTATGACTTCAAAGTATCTCTCTATTAACCTATCAAATCCAGTTGCTAAATCTACAAGGATGAACTCTCGCATTGGGATTTGTTCTAACGATGTTGCAAAGTCTGTGGCTATTAACATTAGTTGTCCAAAGTCTATCGCTTGAGCGTAATCTGAAACTGAGAACAATTTTATAGCTCTTTCAATTGTAGTTGAGATGTCTATTGATGAGAAAGTTCTATCTCCAAGCTTTTCAACACCAAATGCTCTGTCAATTGCTTCTAAGAACCTTCTGTAAAGTTCTACACCGACAGCACTATCATGAGCTAATACATTTGGAACTGCATATATTTCGGTTAGCTGTCCGAAATCGATTGCTTTAGGAGTGAAATATGCTAAGCCTATACCAGTTGCCGAATCGTATGATGAAAAACCAATAGATGATGCTATATCTATCAGATTACCATATTCATAAGCTATGAAACCTCTCGAACCTAAGATTTCGATTAGTGTCGCCGAATCTTTTGCTAAAACGTTTAGTGATGATGTCTCAATGACACTTGCTAAATCAAATCCATAAGGTGTTATGAATGCTAAGTCAATACCTACAGCTTCATCGAATGTCGGTGTAAACTCGATTGATATTGCTTTCTCAACACCTTTCGCCCAATCTGATGATGTTAACTCTGTTGGTTTTACTGGTGCTGTTATTACTGGTAATACTGTAGGAAATACGTCAAAGACCATGATATTTTACGATGGTTTATTAACTCGCATTCTACCGTTTAACTCATCGAGCTTTCTCTCAATCCTATCTAATCTAAACTCTATGAAACCAAGCCTATCATCGTGGTTCTGTAATTTCTTTAAAGTAGTTGTATAAAATTTTAGAGTTGCTGAAGCTATTGCTATACCTAACCCTAATATTTCTATTGAGAGTGTTAAGGTGTAATCCATGTTACCACCTCAAAACATTATTTAAATAGTTTATAGAATCTTTTATCATACTTTTAAGCCAATCTGGAACTGGATTCTTCTTTGACGAATCTATAAGCTTTAACAGACTTTCATTTATCTTGAAAGGTAGCTTGTTTAAATACTGTTTTGGATTTGAAATGAATTTGTCAAAGTCTATTACAGTTATACCTTTCTGTCGTTCTATTGCTTTTTTAACGGTAAGTATGTTGAATACAAGTTTGTCAAGGTTGTTCCTTGCTATGCTTTCGTCTAAACCATAGTATTCTACAAGGTTCTTGAATACTAAATCAGCATAGAAAGGCAATGGTTTATTGTTGCTTGTGAGAAGTTCTTTAGCTTTAGTAGAGTTTACTAAAGCATAATAAGTGAAATGGTCTGCAATAATGTTTTCTATACATCTATCTAAGTGTAGCACCCAACAATCATACCATTTCTTTACTTTCTCTAGGTGTAAGTGTAGTTGTGTTGATTTGATTACTACTGGTTGGTTATAATCGTGTAGAGGTTGAAGTAGATACCTTATAGCTCCTTCTGATGTCATAATACCCCACTGGTTTTCGTTTTCATCGAATACTGTAAAATGTCTTCTTATGAATTCATGCCTAACTTTACGTGGTAATTTACAGTAGTCTTTGAAGATTTCCCATCCGTGTAGTAGGTTCGTGTTGTTGCAACCGTTAGCCATTATGTGGTCAATGATTTCATGCTGTGTTGGCTCACTTAAGACTATGAAATTAGGATTGCTTTTAGAGCATAATCGTTGCATGAATGTTGTACCACTCCTATAATATCCGTTTATTATACCGACTATCACGATACCACCTCTGTATCAAATTTTAAAACCATAGTTGTTAAATATTGTCTTCTTGTAAAGGTCTAACCACTCCTTTTCATAAGGAGCTTTATGAACTAACACCGAGACAAATTCTAAAATACTCACACCATGCCACCATGTGTTAGGCAACCCGTAATACCAAGGTTTACCTTCTTTGATATTCTTAATAATAATTTCGTAGAAGATATGATGGGATAACAACCTTCCCTGAGCGTATTCAGAAAGTTGTCCTGCAAAGTTGGATATTTTTTCTTTCGGAACATAAATCCAATGAACATAGTTGTAGTTGAATGGATAATAGCCTTTAGCTATGAGCTTTTTCATTATGTCCAGATGGGTTTTGGGTTTATCACCGCTCCAGTATTCGTTATGCTCTACTACAAAGATAGGTTTATGCTCGTCAATTATCCTTTCAGAACCTTCTATGACTTTTAGTTCAGCACCTTCAACATCAATCTTTATCACATCTGCTTTTTCGATTAAGTTGTCTAAGGTATCTGTTTCAACTTCTATTGAATCTTTCACATTGTAAGCTTCTATAAAGCTTTGAGAACCTTTTAAAGCTAATTTAGTTTTACCTTTAGTGTTTGATACTGCTTTATCTATTATTACAATATTATCACATTTGTTAAGTTCTATGTTTTTCCTTAAGAATTCGATGTTTTTAGGGTTGGGTTCTATTGCTATAACCATACCATAGTGTTTGCTCATGGGTATGGAGTATTTACCAGTACAAGCTCCTACATCTACGAATACTTTATTTCTATCTGCTATTATTATACAGAATCCAAGAACATGTGACTCATTTTCTCTAATAGGCTCTCTTGATGCTGGATAGTTTTCATCGACATAATATTTCAAATCAAGATGTTCGACAATCTCACCCATAACCAACACCTCTACTAAACTTTAATGAAATCGTATTCAACTAATATTTTGATAATTTTATCTACAATTCTTCTCCAACTGTATTCTTTCCAAATCTTTTTCATGTTCCTTTTTGCAGTTCTTTTGTATTTGCTCAAGTTATCTGCAACTTTAAGAATTGTCTTTGCAAGCTCATCAACATCGATTTCCCACCCCTTTCCTACGTGGATAGGGTTATCTGGTAGAACTATTGGTTTGTTTTTCGTAACTTTGACTGGTATAGCGTATTTAATGTAATCTAAGAAACAACCAGCTTTTGGAACTATTGTTGGTACTCCTCTCGCCAATGATTCTAATGCGTTACAATTGTGAACTGTTACTAAATTAGCAACATAGCTATTGTCTTCTTCGACTTCAAGGTTATAAACATAGCCATCGTAATCTACGATTTTCATATCTCTGATTATTGAAATCATAAACCCCCTCTTGAAATCAAGATACCTCTTATTGCTATGTAAAATGTAATCCTCTTTTCTTGGTATTAATGGATTATTAGATGGGTTTTTACCATTGGTTTTGTTAGGTAATGTTACTTCAATTTCCCATATTTTACTCTCAGCGAATTTATGGCTTGGTCTAATATATGTTCTTTGGACAAGACATTCGATTCTTGGTTTATATCCAAGTTTAACTAACAATGTGTAGATTCCAAAAGCAAGATTATCGCAAACCGTAGCATATCTTATGAGATTATCTTTAACGCATCCATCTCCAAGTATCATTGACCATACTAGCCATGATATTGTGTCTAAATCCAACCTGTAACAATCTAATGGAATTCTTTTACCATGAGCTTTTTTGCCACATAATGTTTCCAAGAATTTGGCAATAACTTTATTTGAAATGATTACTTTTGTTACTTTGCTATCAGAGTATTGCTTTACCGATGGTATATAATTGAAAGCATGTATTATTGCATTTACTAAATCTAATACAAGTTCTGGTTCTTCACCAAAACTGAACTCCACTGCACGTCCTTTTGCTGAAATACTCCCTTCTGCTAAGTAATATCCTATAACCTTTGCCAAGTATTTATCAAATTTAACGAATCTCTTTATTTTTACATATTGAGGTTCATAGTTTATCTTTCTTAGAAACTCTACAACTTTCTTTACCCTATCAGAATTCGTATTCAATTCACCTTTGTAAGCTTTAACAGCTTTACAAACTATTTTCTTTGTTTCATTAGTTAGCTTTTCTATATCTTTGTAGCTGATTTCTGTAAATCTCGGAGAACCTGTCCTATTGTAGTATATCCACTCATCCTCAACTACTAAACTACCATCATTAGAGAATTCTGCTAAATCATAGACTATATTCTCACAATTGTTTGATGGTATTGGAAATACGACAAAATCTCCTTTTTTCAACTCCTTAGCTTCTACCCATTCTAAGTTAGAGTTAATTGAGTTCCTTGCATTGCCTTTCCTAATTATAGCTAAAACTGGATGCTCTGGTGTTAATTTGATGCTAACTTTAGAGAAACCATAAGGTATTATCTCTATAATCTTACCTTTGTAATGTCTCTTAAACACTCTTGTAACCTTTCTAAACCTTCCCTTATGTGTTAGAACTAAATCTCCCTCTTTCACTTCTGAGATTGGCTTGACTCCATCGTAGCATATTATCTTTGTATCTGGTGGAACGCACTCAAACCCTCCCCCTCGTGATGCAAGAACTGTAATGTCAGTCAAGTCATAAAGTCGCCTATAAGCATCCAATTCAAGATAACCGCCAACCTCTACGCATTTCAATTGTCTTAATAGAGGTAAGTATGGGTCTAATCCTTCAAGCCTCTTTGCCAAAATTATGATATTTGGATTCTCCTTTTGAACGATAGACATAGCTTTTGCGAATAAATCGCAACCCTTACGGAATCCTGAGTTTCCAGAAACTACGATTTTGCCATTTCTCTCAACTATAACCGCCCCATTTGGAACTTTGACACACCAAACTATTCCTTCGTAATCTATGACTTCTGGTTTGTTATTCATACTTGGATTAGCATATCTAACCGAAACTACGACATTATATAGTGGATGATGCCCTTTATTAAGTCTTTTTACACAATCATCAACATTTATACTCACAGCATATCCACATTTCAAGCATAGTTCAGCTATATCCTCTGCAAGCTTTTTACTTGTTGTAGAATATTTCAATGGTATGGTTTTTCCATCCTTTGTTTTATAGAAAGTTCCATCTCCTTTCCATAGTGCCATAAGAAACTCTTTTATAAGCTCTGGAGAAAGTTCCTTTATGAAATCTGGAACAAACTTTAGATGAGCTTTCTTACCTTTAACCTCTGGGTGAACTGGTAATCTAAGTGCTTTGATGATTTCGTATAGTTGAACTGAACTAACTATTACGCATTTCTTATTGTAATCTATAACTGGATGATAGCCCAACTCCTTTATAGTTTCTGCTATTTCTTTCAAGTATTCACCCTTGTTGTTCCAAATCGCTATAAAAACTTCATGGTTATGTTCATTGTATCTTGCTTGTCCTTCCGATATGAACCATCCCAAGAACCTTAGAAATGGTTTTATAGGCAATTTATCATGCTTATATCTAACATTGCAATGTAGTTTCTCGTTCAATTTCTTATCAATCTCGAAATATTCTTTGTGAACACCTTTCCATTTAACCACTCTTGGAATTTCATATTTAACCCAATTGCGATTGATTAGTAATTCGAATGCTTCTTTAATTTTCCATTCTCTAACCTTATTTCTGTTTTGTGGAGCTACATACCGTCTTGACTTTCTAACTACCATTCTGTGGTTTGGAGTAACTAAGAGGTCATAGTGTTGTCCTTTGAAATGAATCATCTTACCTTTATATTCGTATATAAATATCTCTTCTGGTTTCTGATACTCTAATTCACCAGTCTTTAGGTTGAAAGTGGCAATTTCGTCATCTTTGGATATCTCATTCCATTTTTTGAAACCTTCCTTAGTGAGGATTCTCGTTTCTTCATCATAGCAATGTGTAACATTGAAATGAACAAGTATGAATTTGTTTTTCTCCTTGAATTCTTTGAGCTTAGCCAAATCTGGATGAGTTATTGTTTTACCATTAACCATAAACTCATCTGGAATTCCATGAGGTACTACGTGAACTGGTTTATATACGCCACTATCTACAAATGCTTTCTTGGCAAAGTTAGATGGAACTATTATTGCTTCAACTTTATTAGCTAAATCTACTGCTTTTTCGGAAATTCTGTCAGAATCTGCCGTATCGAAAGCTATAATCTTGAAACCTTTGTTGAGGCATTGGTTAAGTTTACTTATTTTGGCATTAGCTTCTTTACTTACTCCTTCGAAGAATGGATAAAAGAGTGGATGGAGTATAAGTTTACGGTTAAACCCCCATGCAGAAGGGTCAAAAGTGTCTACATCTGTTTCTATTATTTTTACATTGTTCTTTAACTTTTGCTTTAGATACCTAATGTGTTGCTTAGATATAAAGGTAAAGCTAACCTTGTTGCGTATTGGATATAAGTAATAGATTGTTTTCATATTCTTATTTCAAATCAAATGTATATTAAAAAGTTAAGCATCAAGCTTGAGGTATGTTGTAAATCAAGATTGTTATCTTCGTAGTTGGGACTACTTTTACATTCACCTTATCGTCTTTGTTTACGGTGAAATCCATTTCTTTCCATGTATTGGCTTTGATTGGTTTACCATCGTTAAGCCATGCTACTATTTCAATCGGAGCTACATTTGGCTTGAACTTCATGTAAGCGTAGAAATCCACATTTCCAACAACCTTAATTCTAACTCTACCATCGAATTGAACGTTCAAATCTTGCGGGAATATATCTGCCATTGCTGGTGCATAGTAATCTACTTGATAACCAAGTAGATGAGGTCTAGGTGGTATTCCTAAGTTCAGAAGTACATCTTTGATTGTTTGCTCTATTTGATTCTTAGCATAGTCATAGAATGAATAAACATCAACAACCTTCTTTTCTTCAATCTTTGTTGGAATGCTTAAGTTCAGAAGTGCATCCTTAATAGCTTGCTCAACTTGAGACTTAGCATACTCATAGAATGAAGCTATGTGTATTGGGTCTTCGTCTTTCAGAACTCTTTTACCTTGTAACCTCAAGTCTTCTGTGAAATTGCCTTTATTTGCGTTTATCTCGTTAGTAGTTATATCGTCAGATTGTACATTAGTTGCATTCATTGTATCTGCTTTAACGTTGGAGAAATATCCGTAAACGGAGTGAACTTGCTTAAGTTTGGAGTTGTGTACTCCAACGTTGTATAAGGCATCTTTATCGGGAATTAAATGTGAATGGATGTAACCTACGTAATCTACAGCACCTTCTTTCTCTATTTTTTCAAGATAGTTTACTAAATCTTCATACCAATCTTCCATTATTACGTCTCCAGCTTCCAACTTCAAACTCTCTCTCAACTCATCAAGATACGGCATAGCCATTCACCCCTATGTTGATTTTCTTTGCTCTCTCATCTTTCTTAATTTAGCTCTTTGTATGATTAACTCTTTCTCCATGTCATCAATAACAATCCAATCTACGCCAAGCTTTTTAACTTCACCATTTAGAGTTCTAACCTTATCAATCTCTTTTCTCAATGTTTCTTCGTCAATGATGTCGTAAACATAGAGGTATACAAGCTCTGTTATTATTCTTCCAATTTCTTCATTGAGATTTCTTGCTATGAGGTATGCTGGATATAATTTTACTTCTTCCTCTGGATATCCGAACATCTTTGCTTTATCTACAAGCTTTTGAATATCTATAGGTACATATTCTGCCATGCTAACCAATTTGTCTGGTGTCCAAACAGAAGTTCTAACATATTTTTCAATGATAGCATCTATAAGAGCTTTGTCCACAATGTATTTCGATAGCTCCTTCTTAGCCTCTTCAAGTGTTATTGCTCCTCTTCTTAATCTGTTTAGAATTGCATCTATGGCTAACTTTGCTTCAGCTTGGGATTTCTCAAAATCTGCAAATTCTGTTAGAATTTGAATTTCCCTTGGTGATTTTCCTAAGTTCTTTAAGTTTTGCTGGAGCAAGTCTTTTGAGATATAACCATTGATATATGCATCTATGACACTCCTAATCATCTTAGCTCTTTCATCCTTTAGTGGTCTTATTCTAAACACTTGCAAGATAATTGGAACTTCATCCTCTGGAACTCCGAGAATCTCAAGCTTCTTTTTAATGAATTCCTCTGGAATATCTACGTATTCTGCATAGCTAAGTAATTGTGGTATTGACAATGTGTAAACTCTTACAGTCTTTTCTATCATCGCATCTATTAGACTCTCATCCACGATGTATTTCGACAACTCTTCTTTAGCCTTGTCGATGGTAATTGCTCCTCTCCTTAGCTGGTTCAAGATTGCATCCACAAAGTATTCAACCTTGTGTCTCCACCTACGAGCCTTTGCAAAAGTTACAAGAATTTGAATCTCCTTATCGCTTTTACCTAATTCTTTTAGAGTGGACTTAAGTTTCTCCTCATCAATGTATCCTTCCTCGAATTGCTTAAGTGTTTCTGAAATTTGCTTAGCATATTCGTCTCTTAGAGGTCTTATTCTGAAAACTTGCAAGATAATGGGTATTTCATCTTTTGGAACACCTAATATTTCTAATTTCCTCTTTAACAGTTCTTCTGGAATGTCTACGTATTCTGCGTAGCTCAATAGTTGAGCCACTGATAAGGTATAAACTCTGACTGCTTTTTCAATTAGAGCTTCGACTATATCTTTGTCTGTTATATATTTGCTAAGGACATTCCTAGCCTCTTCGATAGTTAATACTCCTCTTCTTATCTTATTAAGAATAGCATCAATTCTTAGTTTGTAGATTTCCATTTCTTTTTCTACCTTAGCATATTGAACAATTAGGTCAATTTCCTCTTTAAATTTACCAAGTTTACTTAACTCTTGTCTAAGTGTGTTTTCATCTATGTATCCTTCGATAAATTTCTCAATCTGTATTCTGATTGCTTTTGCTCTTTCGTCCTTGATTGGTCTTATCTTAAACACTTGTAAGACAATTTCTCGCTCATCTTGTGGAACTCCAAGAATCTCAAGTTTCTTCATTAGTAACTCCTCTGGAATGTAAACTTCATCAGCATAGCTTAGTAGAGTCGAGATTGATAATGTGTAAGTTTTGGCATGCTTCTCTATGAGAGCATCTGCTAAATCCTCAGTTAACCCTAATTTAATTAGTTCTTGTTTTGCTTGTTCATGTGTTATTACACCTCTTGCTAATTTTCTAAGAATTCCATCTGCTTTAGTCTTCTTGTAGAAACCATCATACATTAGTTGTGCAATCTCGACAAAGACCTTCTTTTCTTCATCAGTTAGCTTTGCGTTGTTTACAATGTCGTTTATTGTTTTGTTGAATTCGTCTTTACTCATGAATCCTTCTGAGAATCTATATAGAATTCTGTAAAGCATGTATCTGTACCAATATCTTATCCTCTCAATTGTTCTTACCTTTCTGAGAGAGTCTGCTACTGGTTGATATAGTTTGTAATAGTCTTCATCTAATGCAAGATTTGTTAATCCTAACGATTTAGCTACTGCATTTATTTCGTCTTTTAAGCTTTTAGTCATTCCATCGAATGGGATTATGTTCTCGGTTACTCCTCTAAGTAAATCTTTGAAATAATCCCTTAGAATGTCCAATGCTCTGTCATATTTGGCTCTTAATGCAAGTAGCTTAACTTCTCCTTCTAAGAATCTAACAGGGACATCTCTATCAAGAATCTTTATCGTTGTGAGGTTTGATAGTGTCTTTGTCAATCCATCCAATGGCATAAATCCTTCCTTGAATGCGTTGATGACACCCGTTCTTGCATATGTTCTCTCTTCTGCTAATGCGTTCATGCACTCAGCAATTACTATAGATTCTATCCATTTGGGATGCATTCCTCTTGAAGTTACAATTAAGAAGAGTGCTTTCTCATCAAAGTATTCATTATTGGTAATATCGTAAATCGCTTTGGGAACAGGGACTTGCCACTTATACATCCATCTTGCATCGATTCTCTGTGGTATGTCAGCCATTAAGTCTATGTAAATTAAGTTATCTGCTGTCCAATCTTTAATCCATGTGAATGGAGCATAATCATGCCACTTTGCATAGTGTCTCAAAATGTTTTCTGTTGCACTCTTTAATTTATTCCACACTTCTTCACTCGTAAACTTAGTTAACCCATATGTGCTTTGTAATTGCACAGGAGATTTCGGATTTGGCGCACCTAAGTCCATCTCTGGTTCAGGAACATACTCAACCCATGTTTGTTTTGCTACCACTCTACAAGTGAATTCCCATAAATCGCTCATGCTTGGATATTTGTAGTGTAGCAAGTAATAGAGCTTAGCGATGTCTTCGTTGTATCCTTTCATAGCCATCAATTTCTTAAAGCTCTCAAACGCAACCTCTTCTTGTTCTGGAAGTGTAAATAGGTCATGAATCATCATTCTTGCTATATCTGAAGGTGTCGGTAGCTCATACAGTAAGCTTATCGGGACTTTTCTTTCCTTGCCAAACCTATCTACAATTGTAACAAACCAACCTTTCTCTGTTATTGGAGTTGTCAACCATGCCACGACTTCATCGTTGTAACCATATAACGCAAGATACCTTCTCATAGTTTCTAGGTGTTGTTCGAATTTCTCTTTGATTGGCATGTGTCTCCTTGTTATAGTTCTAAGCTCGGATAATGACGGTAGTTCAATAGGTAACATATTTCTAAACATTGAACTTGCCAAACGCATCATGGGTTGTGATAGCCAAATTGCATAACCATATAGAACTGCTCTACCCCACTCATCTGCATAGTTTTTCATTTCTTTTGCAATGTGTCTCAAAGTTCCACCTAAGTTTAATCCAACGTAAATTGGAATTGCTTGTTGAACTAACGTAGAATCTCCTATAGCTTGCCTAACACCAACACCTGCTGGAACGAATCTGAATCCATGCTCTCCCTTTACCTTTACTCTCCATCCAATAAACATTTCCCAATTGTATTTGTCAAAAGCTGAAGCTAAAGCATGTAACCCTAACGATATTGCTCTAAACAAATACTGATTGAGAACTATCGAACCATAAAGCAATCCAGTAAGCTGTAGTGATTCTATAACCTCACCCGCAGATTGACCTTTACTAAGCTTATTAACTAATTTCATAACATGATTTTCCATAGTTTTTGCAACATTGCTAACCAGTGGTGTGAAAAGGTCATAAATAAGCTTGGTTATAGGTTCATCTGTAGCTTTAGCAATTTTATCTGCTAAACCTTTAACTGCTCCAACCAAAGATATGAATGGTTTGTTTATGAAACTAACTATAGATTTACCTATGTTTTCAAAACTATCATATATAGGTTTGATAACTTTTGAAAAGATTGCGTTGAATGCTTCAGTAGCTTTACTTGCGAACCACTCTCCAGCAGATGTAATTCCGCCCCATATAGCTTCTCCAATTTTCTTTAATCCACTAATCAAGAAATTAAATATCCCACCGATGAAACCTATTGGGTCTTTTAAGAATTCACTTATAGCATTTCTAATTCTATCAAATGCTGAGCTAAGAGTTTGCCAAACTTTAGCTCCTATATCTCCAAGAGGTTTAACAATATATTCGCTAAATGGCGATATTATTTGTTCATCTAACCAATTTTGCAATGGTTTAATTGCGTTATCATAGATATAGTTTCCTAAGTTTTGGATATGCTCTGGTATCTTACTAACCCAATCGACAAAGTCTCTCCATCCTTTTGTTATCCAATCCTTAGCTCCAGAGAACCAATCTTGTACTGTGGTTATTGCATTCTTGAGCCAATCTGGTAAGTGTTCCCATATCCACTTACCTATTGCACTGAAAGCATCTGCTAAAGGCTTTACTACATTATCGTTGAACCAACCCAACGGGTCTTTAGCTATATTGCCAAAGAAATCTGCTATCGACTTAATGTAATTTGGAATATTAGTTATGAAATCGATGAATTTCTGCCTAATTTGGTCAAAGAATTGTGCTATACCTACTAATGGGTTGACGAATCCCTGAAATGCTTTGCTGATTTCCGCCATTTTTGTTGGTATATCCCTTAATTTGTCAAAGAATGGTTTAATGTGTTTATCCCATAAGTCTTCAAAGAAGGCTTTTATAGGCTTTACGACATGTTCTTCAAGGGGTTGAACGATGTTTTGTTGTATGAATTGCCATACTTTTTGTGGCAATTCTGGTAATATTTTAAGTTTTTCAATTATATCTCCAAATCCTTCACTTATCTTCTCTGGAATCTTTTTGACTTCCTCGATTACCTTATTTATTGTTTTACTGGCATTTTCAAATCCCTTTGCTATCTTTTCAGGGATTTTTCTAACCTCTTCGAAAATATCTCCAATAGTTTTTCCAAAATCTTCAAACTTTTTCCTAATTTCTTCAAATAAACTTGAAATCTTTTCTGGAATCTTTTTGACTTCCTCGATTATTCCGCTAAGGGATTTACCTACATTTTCAAAACCTTCAGCTATTTTCTGTGGTAACTCCTTGACTTTATCCATTATCCCTCTTAAATTCTCGATAACGTTTTTGAAACCATCTGATATTTTCTGTGGTAACTCTTTGACTTTGTCGAAGATTTCACGAACCTTATCTAATATGTTTCTAAATCCATCGGATATCTTTTGAGGTAAATCTTTGACTTTGTCTACAATAAGTCCTAAGTTCTTTAAAACCTCTTCAAATCCTTGAGAGACTTTCTCTGGTAGCTCTTTTACCTTCTCGAATATGTTGTTAAGAGATTTTCCAACATCTTCAAACCCTTTAGCTATCTTTTGTGGAATTTCTTTGACTTTGTCTACAATAGTGCCTAAATTCTTCAAGACATCTTTAAACCCATCAGCTATTTTTTGAGGTATTTCTTTAATCTTATCGTAAATATCTCGTATTTTGTCTAATGCATTCTTAAATCCATCAGCTATTTTTTGATAAATACCCTTAATCTTATCAAATATGTCTTTAACCGTAGAACCTATATTACCTAATTTACTTAATATTTCACCCACCTTGCCTGGAAGTTCTTTAACCCTTTCAAAAATAGAATTTACAACACTACCAACACTACCAATTTTATTTAAAACATCGCTTATTCTGCCTGGAATTCCTTTAACTGTATTTAATATATCATTAATAACATCTCCTATATTACCCAATTTTGAAAGAACATCACTTATTCTACCAGGTAGTTTACTGACTGTATTATATACATCAGAGATTTTACCCAATATAGCATTCTTTACAGATGACAACCCCCTATCAATAGCATTTAGCACTGTCGATGCTAGTTGTCCTAATGGGTCGGTTACACCACCGTATTCAATGTAAAACTCTTCGATATCGCTTAGGCTAAACTCTTCTAAAGTTTTTTCAATATCGAATGCTTGAATGATTATTTGTGGATTGATGTTAAATTCCTCAACCTCAGTTGCCATTAACTATCACCTCTAGTATTTATGATATACTTGTCGCTTTAAAATAATATCTTAACTCTTGGACTATTCTCTGTTTGAATTCTTCATCGTTTTTAACCATGATATGGAATACTGGAGTAGCTTTATTACCTTCTACAAAGCGTAAGCCTATAAGATAACTAGGTTCAATAACTTCTCCACCTACTCTGTTTACTTCCATTATTTGCACTTTTATAACCTTGTGCGAGACTACTTCGACATTTTCTCTGTTTAGGTATTTTTTATCTGGGTTAAGAAGTAACTTTGCATCTACCGAGTAGTATTTGTTTACTATACCATCTTTACCAACTACTTCTTTGAGTTGGTATTCTTTCACATAGTAAACATCTAAATAAAGCTCATCTCCACCCTTAATCTTAACCATATATTCAATTAAACATAAAAAAATAAAAGAATTGTGTTGGTGAAAGAGTTAAGAAACCTTTTTTACTACTGTAACTATTTTGGTTAGCACTTTTTTAAGAACTGATGCATGGTCTTGATTCTTCATAAAATAATAGCGGTGCGGAAATTTCGCTTTTCAAAGCGGAGAGGAGTACCGCAACACTTAAATATCTAAATTTTTCACAACTCAATGAATGGTTACAATATCTGTGAAATTTAAGCTTGAACTTACGAAGGAGCAAAAGCAGAAGATTTTGGATTTAGCCAAAAAGTATAGAGATGCATTTAACGAAATTAGCGAATACGCTTTTAACAATCGTGTTTTTGACCATATTAGTTTGCATAAGGCTTTATACTACAAACTCAAAGAGAAGTATGGTTTTCAGTCTCAGATTGCTATTTCAGTTATCAGAGAGGTTGCTCAACATTACGATTCTGTCTTTAACCAGTTAGCTGAGAAATTTAATATCTCGAAGAGAAATCGTAAGAAGTTAATCGAACTATTCTATAAAGAGATTGGAAAACCAATTAGAAGGAAAAAACTGATTGTTAAGCTCGTTAAAAGAAGGAGCTATGATTTAAAGCTAAATCCAAGAGTTTGTTCAATCTCGGTTATCGGTGAAAGATTGAAGAAAATACCTTACTATGGTTGGAACAAACACTACGAATATATTGAGAAATACGGTTACGGAGATGCCATTCTTTATTACGAGAGGAGTAACAAGCTCTGGTATCTTATTGTATCTGTAGATGTTCCTGATAAGGAACTCAAGCCTAAGAAGGTTGTCGGAGTTGATATAAACGAACCTTCCAATAGTTTTGTAGCTTTGCATGATAGTTTAGGCAAATCTAAGCTTATCGAATTCTCTCAACAAGTTTTGAGATTGAAATCCCATTATCAGAAGTTACGCTCACAGCTTCAGGCTAAAGGCACTCGCTCCGCTAAGAGGCGTTTGTTGTCTCTTAGCGGAGTCGAGAAACGGCTGGTTAGAAATTTCCTCCATGTCGTTGCTAAGAAGATTGTAGTAGAGAACTCACCTTGTGTTTTCGGTTTGGAGGACTTAGAAGGCATTAGAGAATTCAGAGAAAACAACGCTAAGTTCAAGGGAGAGAAAAGAAGGTTGTTTAGCCAGTGGTGTTTCAGAGAGCTTCAAACCCTAATCGAGTACAAAGCTAAGCTCTACGGAAGTAAGGTAGTTTATGTGAATCCGCAATGCACATCAATAAGTTGTCCAGTATGCGGTTACACTGCTAAAGAAAATAGAAATGGTAAAGAATTCGAATGTAAGAATTGTGGATTCAAAGAACATGCAGATATTGTCGGTGCTAAAAATATTATGTTAAGGGTTTTGAAATCTCTTCAAAACGGGGCGTTTGTCAGCCGTCCCGATGCTCCCTCTCCGTTAGGAGAGGTCGAGCAAGCTCCGCCCTTTAGGGCGGGGTAGCTGACTAGGTAAACAAATCCATCTGTAAGCTCAGAATCCCCTCTTTTGACTACGTATTCTACACATTGTATATCGTTTGTTATGTTTTCAATGTTTGTAACTTCAAGAGTGAATTCGCCCTCACTTATCTTAAAACCCTTCGATACCATGTCCAATAAATAGTGTTAAAAATATAAGATAGTTATTCCTCACCTTCTACCTCTTTTACCTACCTTCTTAGAAGTTGAAGTAACTACATCTTGCATCTTTTTGAGGATTTTTGCTACTTCTCTTGCATGCTGGAATATTTCACATTCATCTCTTTTTTCACATTCACATGTCGCCACTGCAAACACTAACTTAGCGTTTATGTTTATAAGGTCTGATTGTAGTTTTAGGAATTCTTCTGAAACTTGCGGTGGTACACTTGCTTGAGGAGTTGTCATGTCGCCACCTACACCCATATCCGATGCCTCCTTAGCCACAACATCTTTAGCCTCTGCCATGTTTTACAATATATGCAAATGCTATAAAAACGTTGTTCTTACTTTTGAGATGCTTCAATATCTACTACTGTCTTGAATTTATTTACAGTAGATATTATTTCTCTGAGTATTTGTTCATCACAACCCATTCTTTTGTATTTTAGAATTAAATCGTCATCCGTTAGAAGTCTTTTCCATTGTTTGTGTTTTTTATGAGGCTTATAATGCATATAAACGTATTCCTTTGCAAATGCTATATACCCTAATCTGAAATTACCATGAACACCATATTTGTTGAGGATAGGTTTAACATGCTCAATAATATTCTGTAACCTTGCTTGATGTTTGCCACCTTCCCATTTCATCTTATCTCTCTTCTGCAAGAAGAAGACTCTTTGGTATAGTGTATGCTTTGGTGGTGGAATGTGTTTCGTAATTTCTCTTATCTCTGGTCTTACTTCTACGTCTAAACCTTTTGTAATTGGGGTCTTTGATGAACGTTGCTTGAAGAATTTAACTTTCCAAGCGAGTGTTTTGGATAGAGGTCTCAGATGCTTCTCCTTGTACTCCTTCTCTTTAGGTATTACTCTGGCATAATTCACTCTTGCGTAGTTTACTTGGGTTTCATAAGGGAATTTGGTGTAGATTGTTCTTTCTGTCTTGAAGTCATCTATATATCTCATTTTACCTAAAGCCATCTTGTAACGTCTTCTTTTGATTGGTTTCATGACTTTGGCAACTCCTACTACTGTGAATCCAACATAAGAACAATTCAATATTTTACCTTCTACTTTCATTAGTGTTTCAAGCATTGCATCAATGTAACCACTACTTACACCTTTCTTTGACAGAATTTCCTTGTGAGCCTCTAAGTAGTTTTTTAGTGCTTGGCTTACTTTCTTATAAGCGGGAATGCTCTTCTCAGTAGTTTGATATCTCATGTTCCAAATAAACCTTGCAAGGTCTTTCCAGAGTATTTCTGGAGGGTCATAAACTCCTTGATTGTATTTCGTTTTACCATAGTAAGCTTTGGGTATTGGTTGCCAATCAACTAAAAAATCAGGCATAGCTAAATCAATCTCAAATTTAGGAAGGTTAAACTCGATTGCTAAATCCAAATCTAACTTGAGATAGTCAAAAGCATCAAGAGGGAAATGTAAATCTACCGCTAAGTAAAAATCAAGCAAGAAATTAAAACTGAGGTTGAAACCAATAGATAAGTCTATTTTCGGTAGTCTAAATTCCCATCTAAGCATGTTTAAGCTTATCCAGTCTAAGCTTGTTGTAAAATCAATGTATTTCTCTTTACGGTCAATTATGCTTTCAAAAGGGTCTTTCCTAATCATATTAAATCACTTTATTTCGATTATCCAATCCAAACCATGCTTTACATAATCTATTAAATCTCTTGGAATTGCCAACTTAAGTTCTCTCATTAGTTCGGCATATTTAACATGATAATCCCAGTTCTTTGTCCACTCTCTTGCCTTTGTACAATATTCTTGATATTCGTCTTTGTGGTTTTTGTAAATGTCAATTGCGTAAGCAATCATTTCGGCGAGCATGTCTGGAGTGAAGATATGAAATATCCAATATTGATACATGTTACATTTTACTGCTTGCTTATCGATGTAATTGAACATGAAATTGAAATCTGGTGAGGTAAATTCATTCATTGGGGGAGCATCTACGTGTATTACTGGTTTACTCACAGCATTTGCCTCAAGGACTGGAAGTCCAAAACCTTCACTGAATGCAGGATGAATGAGGAAATCACAGCAAGCCATATAGCCTAAAATGAATTCATGTGCTGAACCGCCAAAACCTTTTATAAACACAGCATTATTTATACCTTCAAACTTCTGTTTGGCAGAGTCTTCGGTGATTAAAAATACTACATAGTCCTTTTCGTAACCCTTCTTATTTAGAATTCTCATAGCTTCTGCTAACCCTTTAAGGTTTTTGCGAGGGTCATCTCTCGCAACTACTATGAACTTAACTCTGTCTTTTGCGTATTGTTGGATTTGCCTTCTTTGGATTATGTTCTTCTTGTGGATTTCACCACAGAGTTTCCAGTCGATGGCATGATGAACTACATTTCTAACTTTCAACCCTACTGATTGTAAGCATTCTTTAACAAAGTTGCTTACAGCTACGAATTCGCATCTTTTTAGATTTGAATGTGCTACATTTCCCCTTGTAGGTACTCCCTCGATTGTAACGTATAGTACTTTAGGTTTTTTGCCAAGTATGTATGGGACTATAGCATCACCTATGAAATTGATAGTAGCTAATTGAAACCATATAGCTCCAGCAATATCATCGTTGTTCAAATCTTCAACTGTAATAGTAGATTTGAATACTGCATCATAACCGCATTCTTGCAATAGCTTTTTGAATAAGTTAGCTTGGTTTAACATTGATTCTGCTTGCAAAGGTGAGATATATACTACCCTACCCACCATTAACAACCATATGTTGAAACAGATAAATAAGCGTTATTATGATTAAAAGAAATTGCTTAATTAAAAAAATAAAGAAATTAAATCTTGAGTAATTAAGTGGAATTATTTAGACTTTAGCTGTATGCTGTTGCACCAATGACTACTTCGATAATCTTGTCAACAATGTCTGGGTCTAAGCCTTCAGCAACTGCCTTCTGCTTCCAACCATTGGCAATCTTCTGTAGAGCAAGACCACTCTGGTGTCCCTTTGCTCTGAATAAGGCTCTTGCCAAGTTCAAGTAAGGAATTCTGAAGTTTCCGAAGATTCCGTTCTCGTCAAGGATGTCTCTGACCTTCTTTTCCATGTCGGTTAGTGTTGCCTGTCCTCTCTGTTGCAACTGAACCATCTTGTTCTTTCTAGTCTCGAACTTGGTCTTGACTACGTCTGGTATAACTGCAAGGTTATAGTTCTCTACCCTGTCCGTAAAGTCCCTATATGGCATACCTCAACTCACCTCCTCACCTCTCCTCGTATATATTGTTAAAAAACTCAGAAATATAAATCTTTCGTTGAAATTATAGAATTTTTCAGATACTAACCTATAACTTTGTAAGGTGTAAGTATTTATATCTTAGTAAGACATAGGTAGGTATATGAGATTGAGTAAAGAAGACCTTACTTACATTAAGGTATCTGAAGAAATTGAAGAAATTAAAGAGCAAGAAACAATTGAAGACAAAATAAAAAGAAAAATAAAAGAAGAATTACCACACCTTTCGCAAGAAGAACTTGAAAAAGTCGTAAAAAACCTCTTAACAGACTTAGCACAAGCAGAAAGCCGTAAGGCATACGCTATAAACATTTTACACAGAACGAAGAAATATGTTCAAGGCTATCTTAAGAACTATAGACTTGAAATTGAAGTTGTAGATAATAGATACCCATTAGAGTTGCATGTTAAAGTATATTACTAAGGGTTAACAATAAAGAATTAAAAATAAAAAAGTTACTTGTAGGGTTCAAACTTAGAACAAACATAGTTTGGATGTTTGTAGAATGGTCTATCTGAATAGGTGCATAAACCAGTACACTCGGTTACTGGTTTCCAGTATTTGCAAACCATGCACCTTCTGTCTGGTTTTCCCTTATTTATTACTCTGTCAAGAATTTCTTTTATGGAAGACATGTTTAATGACTTCATACAGCTTTACAATACCAACCATTATTCCAGTATATACTAAAGCTGTAAATGCTATCATTGCTGATAATAGAGTAAAGATGGCGTAAGTTCCAGCCATTACTGTTAAGCCTCTTAATAGTAAATCTAAGTCTAAGGGTATCACCACTATGCCACCTCTTCAATCTTTATAAACATCGAATTCAAGCTTGATTCTTTTTCCTGAGCCAACCAAGTAATGTTGCTTTCTTGCGAAATCGCAACACTCCCAGAATCCATAATCAAATAACTTTCTTTTATTATGCTTGCTGTTTGGGTCTCCTTTAAGATTAATGTGAGGGATGTACTCAATTGTTCCACAAATCCTACATTTAATCCAGATTGCCATTTTCACCACCTTTAAAAATATTAAGGAAATAGAATTTTAACCATTGCAAACTTTGTTTCATCGTTTAAGTTTGCTTTGTTTTTTCCTGTTGGATTCTCTATGAATTTCTCTAGTGCTTTCTTTACATTCCCCATGTCAATTCCTAACCTCTCCTCTATCTGGTCAATTGTTCTCATTGTCATGTTCATGTATTCCCTTATTTTACCTTCATCATCGAATTCATCAACAATTGTTTTTAAAGAAGCTATTGAGTTTACCAATTTGAATGCATACCAGATGTTTCTATCTATGTCGTATCCCCAATGGTACTTCTTTTCTTTCTGACCATATTTTTGCTCCTTTGCAAATTGCCTTATTGCTAATTCGACTACTTTGTACTTTTTCCAACCTCTTCTTCTTGCTATTTCATCTATTATTTGCTTTACATCTTCTTTAACACCTACAGTCTTGAACACCATCTTACACCACCTCTATACAATATTTGTGGCATTAATGGTATATAAAGTTTTCGAAATACTACTACGTAGTAGGTTTAAAAATTAGGGTGTTAACTGACTCCGAGACCAGTTCAGAAATATTAACACTAAATCACAATATGTTAAGAATGCTATAAGACTAAAACCAATTCTTGTTGACATCCTTAATATCGTTATTGTCAATAGTATTATTTAGTAAGAACTTGCACGGAGCAAGTTCAGAAAATTAGTTGTGTAATAATAACGAAACGAAAGAATACCCTATAAAGAATTCGCATAAATCTCCGACAAAATGGGCTGGAGTTTCTTCTTTTCTTCCATACTTGTAGCAGAACTCTATGAGTTCATAGAATAGAAAGATTATGAAAAAGGAAATGTGGAAATAAGCTAATATGCCTAATAGAGTATGTCCAATGCTAAATTTGTCATCGTAAATTTCTACTTTCATGAGCTTAGTTTTATTAAGAGGTTTACTTAACCTTTGTCAATGGTTACGTATTACTACAGAAGAGGATATGTTTTGGAAACAGACATAATGAAAGAATTAGAAAAGCGAGGGTTTTATGTTATAAGAAGTGCTGGCTCACATAGACTTTGCGATTTAATAGCCATTCCAAATAAGAATATGCTTGATAATAAGCCTCTATGTATCCAATGCAAGAAAACTACAAAGCCAAATCAGTTACCTAAGATTAGTAGAAAGGAGCTTGAAATGCTTAAGAAACTTGAGAAAGAGTACAATGTTAAGGTTCTGTTAGGATTAAGGTATAGGTTTAAGGGTAGATGGATTACAGTGTTAGTAACTCCAGATGAGTATTTAGCTAAAAAAGCTAAATTAAAGAATAAAAAAGTTAAGAATTAAGCAATTCTTTTGATTAGTCTAAAAACGATTTTACCATTATCGTATAACTCCTTTAACTCTTTCTCATTTAATACTTTGCCTTCCTGTATTCTTATTAAGAACTGTGTGGCTAATGCTTCGTCTCCTACACCCATATCAACTACTATTCTGTTTGGCTTTATCTCAACGCCTAATAGTTCGCTTAGCAATTTTGCCGTGCTTTCGTGTCCTACAGCACTAATAAAGTCTCCCTTTTTGACCCATTCCTTAGCCTCTTCAAGGCTAATCCTTTTACTGCTTATAGTAAACTCATCTGCCGAACATGGCATTACCGATGCACTTAATATATACCTCTTACCATCGCCCATATATATCACCTACACAAGATAGGTGTAAAAGATATATAAAGTTTATGGTATAAGAGATGCCACCAACATGTCTATCATCCTTGAGCTTCATTAGATTCGACAATGCATACATTTACATTATTGCGTTGAAATACTCTCAATGCTCTACAAGTTATCTCTGAATTACGGTGGATTCTGTGATATTTTCTAAACACCTTGTAGTACATATGGGGTAACCGCTTGAGCATACTTGGAATTAGTGTAAACAATATATAAAGTTTGCGTTATAATCCTTAGATGTCGACATATACATCCACTCCAGCTTTCTTTAACTCATCAAGGATTTCATTAGATGGCTCAATCTCAAAATAGAGATGGCTAAGATGTTCATAGGCATGGCGTTTGTAGCAATGCAAAACTATTTTCCCGTTTTGAATTATAGCTTCAAGAATATCATATCGTTTACCATCCAACACTAATTGTACTCTCTTGCGTTTGCATTTCTCATAGGCTAAATTCTTGCATATCTCTTTGTATTGTCTGTATTTCTTCTTGCTATCTCCCGTTTTACCTTGTTTTGTTGGAGATAAACCAAAAAGGATTGCATGTTCAATACTTGAAAAGCTCTTTTGGTAGAAATGACCAATTACGTTTTTGTACGTTTTTTTGCAAATAGGACAATAGCTATGTGCAGACATTCGAAAGTGAGTTACCAAACCATAGAAAGTCGTGAAATACTTTTTGCAAACTGGACATACGAAAATTTCTTCATCCAGAATTTCAATCTTCATAATATCACCCTATACCTTCTAAACAGATAGTTCCGAATCACTAACACATATGTTTTTGAACGGGCAATCTTTACAATATGTTTTTCTTGCCGAGATTGATATGTTACATGGTGGTGGAACATCTTTATCTAAAGCGTATTTCAGAATCTTGGCTTTCTCCATCGTATGGTAAAACAAATCCGCATTACCGTAATAATCGAATATTCTAACTCCAAGTTGGGTTCTTGAGATATAAACGATTAAACCCTTGGGAACGTTAAATATGTGTAAGTATGCGTTTAATTGTTCAAGATGTGTTTTGTAAGGTGAATATGGTAGTTTATTGCATGTTTTTAGCTCTACAACTACATCGTTAGCTAAGACATCTGGTGTGGCTTGGATTTCAATTCCTTGATATTTGTAAGTTGTTCGTACCTCTCTTTTGCCATTTAGGTATTCTGCTATTACTGGCGTTAATAGCTCATGAACTATAACTCCAAATAATATTCTAAATGCTGTTTTTTCATCCATAGGAAATCCGTATTTTTTAGTGTAGTAGCTCTTTCTAAGGCATGTCGTTAAATCGGTTATATGGATAGTGTCTCTTTTGTTTATTTGATACTCTTTTACTGATTCAAGAATTGCTTGCCTTATTAAATCTTCAAGTTCTTTCAATTTTAGCCACCTCTTCAACTATTTCTACCAATTTGTTTTTACTAATTAGCTTCTTTTGAATGTTATAGTTCTTCGTTAGATAGAGTAGTCTTTTAGTTGTTATTAATTCAAAGTCATCTATTTCAATTGCAAATTTTGCTTTGTCTTTGTAAGGAGATTGACAAGTGAAAACGTAGAACTCACTATACATTGGTTTTGGTGGATGTATTTCGAAGACTGCTGGATGAAATATCACTGGATACGTGAAACATTGAAATGGTTTGATGTCGTGGATTGAACATTTACCGTTGTCATAAAATATACAGTAGTGTTTATTATTGACTTTCTTCGTTTTGATGGAGACTGATAGTCTATTTTTCTCGATTACGAACACTTCTGAGAATTTCTTTTTGGTGTGTTTTAGAATTCTAATCATTTCTGGGATTGTTACCAAAATCCTTCTATTGTTGCAACACCAACCACATTGCTGACATGGTTTAATCTCAGTTATTGATTTCTTTGCTTTGTCGTAGATTTGTGAATCTTCATCTACCAGAAGCTTAATATCTTCTACGTATTGCATTTAAAACACCTACAAAGATTATTTTAAAAAATAACAGAAATCTAAAGCTATAGAGTTCTTATAACTCCTTGCTGAATCCAGTTATCGATTTCATCCAATGTTGGACACAAGTGTGGTAGTTTATAGTGGTGTAGCCATCTCATGAGGTTCTTTAAGTCAGATAAGGTTCTATTTATTTTGAGAGCATAGAGCCTAACTAAAAGAGAACATCTGCATGGTTCAGTTATGTTTGCCTTTTCTATCTCTTCCTCAATATACTCCAGCCAATCTTCAAATGATTTCATGTCAAATCACCTCGCTACTTAACAATCCACTTTCTAACCCTTTTTCTTTCTACAATCTTTGCCTTCTTCAGAATGTTCTCTACGATTTCTCTGTTTTCCTCTCTTAGCTCCTTGAAATAGTCTTCTCCGTATTTTTCAAAGACTTTTCGTACTCCTTCCAGAACTATCTGCCTTAGATTTGGATATTCCTCTTTAGCGACTAGAAGTACCATGTTAATGTAGTCCTCTACTGGTATTTCCACATGCAACTTCACCAACTTCCCCATGATATAAGATAGGTGTAAGAACTATATAATATTTGTGGTAGTATTAGTGTAAACTCAGAGGAGTCTAAAACCGCTACTTTCAGTTTTTGTTGGAGATTCACCAACGTATTTCTTCCATTGCGATGGTGTCATTTCGTATTTGACATAGTACCTACATGCTTTCCAGTTGTCATCGCTTAAACAGTACTCTGTGTAGTGCTTATAATCCACTTTAGCTGGACAGAACTCAATATTTGGACATGGCATACAATTAGTAGTATTGATTAAAGGTATTTTAAAATAGTGGTGTTGTTTAAAAATTATAAAAAATAAAAGAAACTAATCAATTGGATATTGCTCAAGCATTTCTAATCTCTTTTTTCTGCAATCTGGACAGATGTAGAACTTGTATTTTCCAACTGGTGTTCTGAGTTCGATAGTACCTTCGTTTACACCGCAAACATAGCAAATTGGCATAGAATATCACCTTCCATTGTTCCTTAAAGCTTCAATCTGTTTTTTGAATATATCTTTTCTAAGCTCTTTAAGCTTGTGGAGTTCATATTCATTTAAAGTTATCTTTGGTAACTTGAGTTTTTCAGCATGTGCTGGAAAGAATTTTCTAAAGAGGTAAACGTATATTCTAAACCATGTTTCGTCTAATGGTGCTAATTTAGATGCTGAAAATATGGCTATCAATGCTTCAAACTCTGTAGCCATTCTGTTTTTGAAGCATTCCTCAACTTCTGCAATTCTGTAGAACATTGCAGTTGTTTTGAGGCGTTCTGGAACGTCTATACCTACTATAGGAGCAAACAATACATACTTTATAAACCCCTTAACCTTCATACTATCACCATATAATATTTGAGGTATTACCTATATAAGCTTTTAGGTTTTACTTTTGCAAGACGAAAATAAAAAAGCTAAAAAAGATGTTAACAATACAACACGGCTCTTTTGTCTAAGATTTCTACAACATTCCACATACTTGGTATGTGTATAGCTTCTTCTAATTGAACTCTTGAGACATCTAACTTATCAAGCAAATCATTAAGTAAGTTGTTATATATATTGCAAGTTCTAACTAAGACCTTGCGATAATCATTAGGCATTTTACCCTCAACGACATTAGTGTAAACCTTCCTAAGCAATATTGTAGTCTTAAAAGCTTCTCTGAAAAGCTCTTTGTCGATTTTATCACAATCCTTTACTTTAATACCATGCTTTTCGAAGAACTCTTTTACAAAGATATTGCTTGTGTATACCGTTTTTATGTTTTCGATGTTCAAGTCTTGTAGAGTGAAAACCTCAAACTCATGCATTAGAACTATATGTTCAATGTGGACATATTTTCGAACAACGACATTTCTAAGCTCATTGACATCAAAGGCATAATAGTAGCATGGGTATAGATGACCGTCAGATGATATTAGTTCATCAACATCTAACTCTACAACGAAGAAATTAGTTATGTTGAGTGATGGTAATGACTTTAGTGATTTGTCGTGGAAATAGGGGTCTGTGTAGATGTATGTAGGAGCTATACATAGTGGTACTCTCTTCCAGACACTTTCACTAACTTTATACCCTTTGAACTTTTCCCATAGCCATAGGTCTTGTTCTCTGCAAACTCTATAAATCTCCTTCTTGTTGAATAATTGCTTAAACAACCTCTTTATAGCCTTTCCACCTAAACCCCTTATCATAGCATCACCTCTATAGTATATTATAACTCCTTACCTATATAAGCTTTTAGGTTTTACTTTTGCAATAATTAAAAAAGTTGGTTAGAGTTAAACAGAAATCAATTCTTTAAGTTACGAATATAGATATGTGCTGACTCGGAACGTGTAGTAATTCTACCTATTTCAACTCCTAATTCTTCTGAAACTCTGTAGCTCAACATTAGAATAGCAAAGTAGTCTGGTGGATATCCATTTTCCATGTCGTTGCTTCTAAGCCATGCAAACGTTCTTAGTTTTCCATTTCGTATTTTGAAATCTATGATACACCAACATGGTGGTTCTGGATTAGATGTATCTTCTGGTCTGTATAGAACTGCTGTAGCTTGTCTTGTGTCGGGATTGTTTTTGAGTTTCTTGATTATGTTTTCAATTTGGTTTTTATATGCTAAACGTTCTCCGTATGAGTAAGACCACATACCAGGCTCTTTTATACACCAAGCCACTCTTGTAGCGTAATCAAAGATAAATTGTTCACCCCATCGTTGAACTATGTATTGAGGAAGAACTTTTGAAGGCTTGTCCATGACTGGCTCTATGACTGTAATCGTTATTGGCTCTGCTTCCAAATAAGGTTGCTCTCTTTCACTAACATATATTTCGCCGTTTTCTAAAATATACCATAGAACTTCATAGTAGTCTTCTCCTAACTTGTTCTTAAAAATAAAATTAGGTGCATCGTTTTTAATTAACATACTTATCACCTTATTTAAGAAGTTCCTTAATTAAAGGTAATCCATAATCCTTAAGCCATTCCTTAAGCTTGTTGACACATTCTTCGTCAATGTTGCACAGATAAGGTAAATCCAACTTAGGTTGTATGATTACAATTCCAGAACCTAAAGTTATGCTTGCTTTGTATTTCTCTTCAAGCTCTTTTACGTTTACGTTATTTACTGGTTTGTATATTCTTATCTCTCCAAGAGAGACATAAGCGTAGTAGTGTTTGTCCTTGAGTTTTAATTTAACTTTAAATGGTTCTGGTAGTTTGTTACCAGTAAAGGCTTGAACTATGTCTTCAAGAGTCATTGTTTTTCTCACCTTCTCTTTTAGCTATTCCTCCTAATTTCTGCATCTCTTCAACAGAGAATTCAATTATAAAGTTACCATAGTCTCTTGCATACTCTATGAGTAATTTTATCAAAGCAATGATTACAGCATATCTGTCGGTTGATGTTGGTTCTGTCTTTTCGAATCCTATGAATTGCTTTAAAATACAATATATCAAAGAGGCTTTTTCAAACACGTTTTTGTGGAATTTTAGGTTTACGTTTTTGGAAAGTCTGTCCAGTTCTTCAAGAAGTCTGTCGTTTATGTTTGCTATGACTAATAGCTTTTGTCCTATTTCTCCGAGAAAGTTCAAAGATATTATTTTTACCAAATCTCTTTTGTCTAAAGCGTTCCAGTCATCGAATTTAACGAAAACTTTATCCTTGCTCATGGTAGATACTATATCTACTTACATTTATAAACCTTTCTATCTTACTTATGTAAGCGAAAGGTTTTTATTAAGTAACTCAGATTTTAAGTTATGCTAAGATTTGTATTAGAAGGGTTAGTTTATTGTAAAGAAGACATTGAAAAATACTAAAACAAAGCTTCGGAGAAATTCAAAGAGGTATTAGATTTTGCAACAGAGATTAAGAAAATTTTAGTTGAAAAAGGGATACCCAACAAAGACTATATCATTGAAGCACTACTTTCAACATATTACCTAATGCTAACAAAAGAGATGGTTAAAAAATACGGTTTTAAAACTACGTTAAATGCATTATATGATTTCATAGATGCTGTACTTAATCCTCAGGAATTCTTGAAGGATTTGACAGAGACTTACGAAGAGTTGAAAAAGATAGAAGAAGAGGTTGGTTTGGATGAATCAGACTGAATTTATGCTTTGGATTCGAGAAGTAACGTATGAACTCTATGCGATATTGATTTTCAGCATGCTATTGCTATGTCTTACGAGTATTGCATACTTCTACTGGTTCTTTTCGAGTTTAAAGCACCTCAGAAAATATATACGCTAACTCAATACACCTATCTTTTAATTTGCTTTTATTCACTTTTTTATACAAACCATAAGCCATAGCATGTTCGAAGTCTTTTTTAGCCATAAGGTATAAGTGAGTACCAATTCTCTTTACTTTAGCACCACAGATTGGACAAACACCATTTTTACAATGTACATGAGTGAAATGATACTTCAAAGCACCAAAATCCTTGAAAACTCTGTCGATACCATTTTTTTCACATATGAAGCATTTGAAAACCATGATAAAAATACATAAATTGTAGCATAAATAATTTATTAAGAGAGGTTATTGTGGTTTTATGAATAAGTTTATGAATAAGGAACAAGAGAAGGAACAAGAAAACAAACCAAACCACAAAGACCTTAACACCATGACCCCCGACTCCCTAATAGGGTACTTACTCAAGGATATTAAAGATTTCGCCGATAGACAATTAGGTTACAATGTCGATATATCAGAATTCTATATTGCTAATGATATCGGATTCAGAATACTCATACCAGATGGCTTTGATGGTGGTAGACTCAACTTTACAGAAATTGCTTGCATACACCTCGCAGAATTCTACGCCAATTGGGATATGAAAACTATTAAAAGGATTATAGACAATGAGATACCAAAACCTAAAGCCTATAGAGGATACAACATAGCCAAACGTGTAATAATCACATTAGCAGATAAGATAAAGGGCATTGCAAAGTCAAAGAGGCTTGGTGATATATTGTTCCTAATATTCCATGCTGGAAAGCTATCTCTAAAGTTAATAACATCTTACATATTCAAAATACTAGGAAGGTGGTACACCAAAAGAGGCAAAAGAATCGAAGAAGCTACAATAGAAAAGACAGGTAAAGAACCATGGGGTTACTTAGCAGAATTGGTAGAGTTCTTCAAAAACATAGGCGATAAATTATATAAAGGCTTTAAGAAACTCTTTGCTAAAATTAACTATAATAAGAACTCTAAAGAATGTGCTAATAATAAATGCAATTATAGTATATATAATACATCTAATAGCAACAACTATAGTAACAACAACTATAGTAACAACAACAATAATAGCAAAGTTCTTACTTATAAAGAATTAGTGTTACTGAATGCAACTCCAGTGTTACCGCAACGACCTAAACGGATAGTGATATAGTTATAAAATTAGCCAAATAATAACAAAAAGCAATTCTGGTTAGAGGATACTATGTTCGATGCTTTTGAATTCAACATTATTTATAGTAAATTTTGTATAGAGATTAGGTTTAATTACCTTTTAAGTAGTATCGCAAGTCTTATATATGCAATTCTCAGAGTTTTATATATGGGTGGTGAAAGTAAGACAGTTGGGGAGAAATTGATTGAGGAAATGGAGAGAATTTCTAGGGCTTTAGAAGGGATACCAACACAAGGTTTCATTAGACAAATGCTTATTCTGTATATCCAAGAAAAAACCAAACTGGGAAAGCAGAAGATAGAAGCAGTATTGGATGCAATCGCACAATTCAGAAAAGAAATGGAAAAAGAACTAAAGTAATTTTAGATGAAATCATTGGAGTGGTGATACGATGAAACAAGCACGTCTGGTCGATTTCAACACAGATATAGCAATGTACAAAGCAAGTATACCGAATCTTCCAGCAGAGATAAAAGATAGACTAATTGCATCACTTACAGAGTGGCTTAACAAAAACTCTAATTTAATTGATGACAGATGGAAGAAACGCATCTTAAAGGAAATTCGCAAATTTAGAAAAATGAGAGCGACAATCCCTGTTGTGGCGGGATTTGCAATGTGGACACTTTGTATTGTAAACCAACTTGGTGTTACTTCTGGCATTGGCATAGATGGTTACACGATTTTAGATAGTACATGGGAAAGAGGGTTCGATAAAAGCACTACTGAAAAGTTGTTGCTATGGGTATCCGAAGCTGTTAAGTTAACACATATTCCAAAAGAAATTGCAGAGCAATTAGGATGGGATTAGCAATGTTCGAAAGAAGAGAGTTAATTAAAATAAATACAATATTACTTTATTTATGTCAAATATTTGGCATTAACCACAGATGTACTAATTGCGAAAAGTTGAGACCATTCTTTGTTTATTGTAGTGAAGCATGCATAAAAAAAAGCATGGTCGATGTATCTAAAAAAATATGTAGTATGTTTGAGGTTAAAATTACAAAGATAGAAACGAATTAAGGGTGGTTCTCTGATGATGGTTGACTATACCAAATTAGATGAAGAACGTAAGATTTGCTGTAATTGCAAGCATTTCTATAAATTTAGTTGCTTGAAAGGACTTAAAACAGCATGTGATAGTGTTATAGATTGTCAAGATTGTCTTGAACAGTTCTGGTGCTTGTTAAAACCATACTGTGTTCATTTTGAGCCTAAAATTAAATTATTAGGGGGTGGAAAATGAAAGAACTGTTTGAGTTTCTAACAAAGTTAAAGGAGTTGATTAGCATAGCTGTTGATAAAGAGATTGAAGAAGGTGGATGGTACGAATACTCAATTTGTTTAGATTGCATGAAATTGGTCAAATATGCTGTTGGATTCAATGCACCAGAGCATGACGATAGGTTAATGGAAAAAATAAAGAGCAAAGTAGAAAAAGATATAGCTAAGCATAAAGGACACACTTTGATAGTTCTTAGAGAGGAAGCATTCACTGAATGCAATAAACTTTGTGAATACTTGTTAAAAAAGTTTGGATAATTATTGTTGAAGAGGGTGATTCTGATGGTTAAACTATATGCAGTAATCATGGAGGATTTGTTCGGACTCATGAAAATTCATTATACTACTCTAAGTAAAGATGAAGCAATAAAACGTTGTAAACAATACTTAAAAGAGGAGCAGAAGAAACCTCCACTTGAGCGTAGAAGGTTTTTTGTACTAGAGCTTGAGAAGGTTGATTCTGATGACTAATCGAACATTTATATGTTTATGCGGTTGCGAGTTCGAGATAATAAATACTCTGTTAAATGTGTAGGTGAGACCAAATGAAGGTTGTTAGCGTTGAAGAATTTTTAGAAATGTGGAATAGCACATCATCAATACTCTTATGTCCTAAACTGAAGGGACAATGGGGGCAATGGTTATATCCTATTCCAGAAGACCCTTGCTGGGACGGTGATTGCGGGTGGATTCATTGCCACAACTATAAAAGAGGTTTCGAAGAACATGATAAATTAATAGTTCCTGAAAAACCGTTACCTGATTTGCTAAAAGAACATTTAGAGCGGTGGAAAAAAGAATGTAAAATAGAATACAGACACATTAAGCGTATTGCAAGAGCTAGAGGGATTAAAACGATTTTTGATAAATTTAAACTATAGTATTTTCCACTTTTTTAATCACGTTTATAGCACTTACTAAAGTTATAACTTTCACTCTGTTTTTATTTGCAATTTCTTTTAGACCGACATTGACATTGTAAGCTTTTGAAGTTATGTAGTCTTGCACAGCAAAATGCAACCTAATGAACCCATGCGTAATTGGCATTTTAAACCTTCTACGCTTGACCTTTATTTTACGTGGTTTAGCTAATTTAGACTTAGACTCGTAATATCTTTTCCAGTCTTCCCTCTCTTTTGAAATTAAAATAAAATCAGTAATGTGTGTTTGTATAAACTTATCTTTCTTTTCTTTGAAATCTATATGGTTAATCCCATGAATCTCTGCCAACTTGTGTATGAAATCTACCATACCTACTCTCTATTCTTTATTTTTTTCAAAAGCTCAACCTCATACAAGTATAGTTTAGCATCTTTCGTATTATTAGTTACTTTGTATAACGCTACAATCCATTCTTCCAAGCTGTTGAAACCGCTAAACTCTACAAAGTTGCTCAGTGAGATGTACTTGTCTTGAACTTTTACTGCCATTCTGCTCAAATAAACTCTACCAACTTTTGTTACGCTTGCTATCGCTACAACCTTGTTAGTTCTTCCATCAATTACTCTTTTTATCCCTTCTCTTACTGCAAATGGTCTTATTGTATAAACTCTGCCTTTGTTGAGTAAGCAATCCAACGGTTCTTTGAGTTTAAACGTAATCCTCAAAAAAGGATAAACCAGAACCATGATATCACCTTTGTACATCTATTGTTTATCTTTCAAAATCATATGCTGATATGTAGATTTCCATACCGCATTTTTCACACTTACATGTTATACCAGTAAATACTAGTTTTCTTGCACCTAATGCCCCAAAAGCTATGTCATAGTTGACATCACTTAAAATTAGCCTCCCACCGCAACCTTCATGTATAAATACTCTTTCAACTTTACCTTTTTCCCTTTTTACAATTTGCCTAAATCCTTTCATACAATCACCTCTTTATCTATAAGAATTACAAACGTAGTTTAGCATTATCAAAAACTTAACAAAGTTCTTACGAATCCATTGTTTCAGAGATATATCGCATTTTGTTGAAATTTCACCCAAGCTTTTAATGTCTTTTGGAGAAAATATGAACCAAGTCTTATCACCGTTCTTAAGCATTACAAGGCTTAATCCAAACCTTTCAGCTAATTCGCTTGCCTTTCTTGAATCTATGTATTCTTCTGCAACTTTAACGCTTGCTAAGTCTATTGTAGCTTCGTAGTTTCTCATCTTTAACACGAAAGGCTTTTCGAACTCTCCTAAAAAAGCCTTTTTTGCATTTTCCACCTTCCACATGTTCTTATTTCTGTAAGAACTGTTATATAAACTTAACTAAATCTAAGAGGTTATAAATATACAACTTATCTACTTACTATAATATAACCATAAGTCTTATATAGATAAAACACATAACATTACATATGGTTGAGTATTTGAGGGGGTTAGAGCCAAGAAGAGGTTGTGGATATAGACATGTAGGGAAACTATACATTAGAGGAGAAGGGATACCAGTACCATGCCACAGATTACCATTTCCACTGACAGCATGTCCAGTATGCGGTGAAGGAATCAAGTTTACAAGAGGGTGGGTCAGACTAAACCCAAGAAGACTATTGAGAGAGTGTGGAGATGAGGTCATAGCATGTCCACAATGTGGAGAACAGATGGAGAAAGCAAATGAATTTGCAGAAAGAAAATTCGTAAATATATGGTTGTGTAAAGATTGCAGAATTGCTATAAAAAGACACCCAGAGCCATGTTCATGTGATATTCATTGTCCAGTATGCCATCCACCAGAGAAGGCATTTATGCTATGGGTTGGAGAGAAATTCTATCCAACACCGCATGATTTTGCCATAGAGGCAGAAAAACTTGGAGTGAGTAAAGCAGTACCATCAATACCAAGAGATTTTGAGTTAGGTAAAACATTAGTCTATCTTGCTCACAGGAAAGCAGTAGACCTATACATTGAAAACAAAAACACCTTGGTAGGTTATGAAATGAAAAAGCATTCAGGAATCTTTATGGCATTTAGACCAACTCATTTCGAAATACTAATCAAAGAGAGTGATTACAAAGCTAAAAAGGAAGAATACGATAAGCTTGAAGAAAGAGGTATCAAGGTAATAGTAGTTCCAGACAACTACGATGAAATGGTAGCAAAGGCAGAGGAAGAATATAAATCAAGAAAATCTAAGAGACATAAAAACAAAGCTAAGTTTAAGTCAAACAGTAATACCCTTGCAAAGCTCATATCAGAAAATGATTAAATTTTTTAACATTTCTTATAAATTTTTTATGGATATGATGACCTCTAAAGAGAATGTTTACGTCTGTATAATTGTAGACGACACTTCAAAGGTTACAAGGGTTAGAGCAGATAACATAATGCAAGCTCTAAACCTCGTAAGAAGAGTGTATAACAATTGCAGAGGTAAAAATGTTATAGTTGTTAAAGAGGAATTCATAGAAATCCTAACTCTTTAATTTGCACTAAGCACGAAAGTTATATATTCCTTCTATTTTTAATAAGATAGTGGTGATAGCATGAAAGAGGATTTAGGTATTAAGTTGGGTAAAAGCAAGGTGAACAAAAAGGGACAGTATTCTTTATCTGTAACAATACCTAAGAATGTACTTGACAATTTCAAGATAGAGCTTGGGGATACCTTGGAGTTCTACAGAGTATTACCAGAAGCACTTGAAAGAGACTCTAAAGAACTATACGAATTGCTCAAGGATTGCATTGTCATAAGAATTAAGAAGGAAGATGGAGAATGAAGGTCAAATTAAGAAGAAATAAAATTCTGAAACAGAATGTAGAAGTCTTCATTGGTAAAAAGTTAGTTGGAACTATCAAAAAATCTCAGAATGGCTTAGTCTATGTAACGAGAAGGAGACACTATGACCATTTCTTCAGAAAGTTCAAAGGTTTCGGAATCTCGAAACGGATTATCAACATTCTTAGGGATATAGGAGTAAAGTCAATCATAATCGTGTATGATACTGGAGAAGGTGAACAACTATACATCTCAGCATTGTATAAATGGCTTAAGGATGCTTATGAATACGAGTATATACTTGAAGATGGAACAAAAGACCCTCAGTTAGTTCTGTCAATAGAACACATGACTAAGTTAGATTGACTTAATATCATGAAAAAGTACAAATGCTTTATTTGTGGAAGAGAATGTCCAGAAGGTGTGTCTGGATGCTATCAACGCATCCTTCATCCTTGGGTCTCATCGGATTCGGGATTACATCTCCTTGACCCCGTTCACCGTGCACCCTCACACGGCACATCTCAAACGACATCTAAGACACAGACTTATAAAGTTTTCTCAATTACACTTGATAAAGTTTATTAAAAATGCAAACTATACCTATTCTTTAATATGGTAGTGTACATAATAGATGAATGGGATACTTTCTTAGAAGCAGTAGCAACATCAAGGTACAAACTCTACAGAGTTAAGAAATTCGACAACAAAGCAATAGTTCAAGCAAAAGCTGGAAGATTAGGCTTTGAGAAAACATTTGACCTTACAAACCCTCGGGAAAAAGAGGAGTTCGAAAGAATAATGAACGACATCAAAATATGGGATTTCGTAGAAGTAAAAAAAGTAGTAAACGATGACGAATTCTTTTATTGAATATTACGTTTTAGCTTTTTTTGCTTTTGTTTAAATAATGTACCAATACTTTCATCACTACTACCCCCTTAATCAACTTATCCAAATCAATCTCACTTTCATCGAATCCCAACCACCTCAGTAACTTAACGGAAGCTTCAACAAACTTTCCAGTCTTAACTATTTGCTTAAACTCCTCTGAATATTGCCTAAACAACTCATCATATTGTTCTTTTGAGATACTGAGTATCTCATAAATCACCTTAGATTTTTTAGCTCTATCCAGTATTTCATCAATAATATTCAAACTATACCACAATATCTATATTAGCTTTACCTCAAATCTCGACAATTAAACGAACCCTATAATTAAACTATTCATCGAATGCAACAACATTTCGAATTATCCGAATCAGAGATAAAAAAGAAATCCCAAACCACAATTTTAATTGAGTAACACCATGAAAATTATTTCCCCTAGGATTATTTTATAACGGTAGCACTTAATAATACTAAATATAAAAAAATTATGCAATGGGATACCTATACTTGGCATGAGTCTCTGGATGTACCACGTCATAGCAATCCCAGTAGACATAGTATACCCAAGGGCTAACGATGCGATTCTCGACATCGAGGTACGTTAGTAATTCATCCAACCTTATTAGAGTTAGAGGATTAATCCAATCGTTAGGATTGACGAGCATGATTCTTGAATTGTTTATCAAGTCTCTTATTCTTAACATTAATGAGTAATTACGCCTATATCTATTGAACCACTCTGGATTGACGTACTTAGCAATGTTGTAAACTGATTCAATTATGCAATATATAGCACTCTTGTAACCAACGCAATCGAACATTCTTATCTCGATGGTATCAACGCTCTTAATTCTATGCCTTCCCTCTTTACGGTTAGTGTTTATGATTATATCATGATACCTATGACTTAAGTTAGCCTCTTCATCATATATCCAGTAATCTTCGTATTCATAGTTGTCATAATGCAACGGTAGAGTTCCGATGTGAGGACTTTCAAGTTGTCTAAGACTTAACACTTCACCGTATCTTTCGCTCTTAAATGGAGCGGACAATGTAATTCTTGTAATATCGAGAACAAATGGGTACATTGCTAAAGCATGCTCGACCATTCTGCCAAAGCTCATTTCGGGCTTGTAGCTAACGTGAACATGGAAACCGCAGAACATTCCTCCTTTGATATACGAAACTGGAGCTATGATACATTCTTTTTCTCTTGCAACTCTCGAAACCTCTTTCATTAGCTCGATTAGCTCATCAGCAACTTCTTTCCAGTCCTCAGAAGGATTAGTTCTAATCTCAAGCTGGTACTCATAGTAGTCTTTGTAAACCCTTTCATCGAACTCTGAGTAAATGTCCTCGATTACGTCTTTCTCATTTAGTAGTTCATATCTATCTTCATAGATGTCGATGAGATAGATTTCCATCTCAGCACCAATTACAACCTCTTTTTCAAACTTAGCCTCTAAAGCTTCTTCCAACCTCGAAAGGAGCATACCCATCACCTCACTTAAATCCAAAAATTAGAGGTAAAATCTCCAATCTCTCCAGATATCCCATTCTTCCTCAACATGGCAATCGCAGTTTAGTGATTTCCCTTTAACCTTGAACTCGATGAAGTCATTGTATTCTTCTCCGTCTCTTGAATAAACGAGGAGTTCACAGTCTCTTAAAGCTTTGATTTTCTTGACCCTGATTTCTTCGAGCATCCATCTTTCTGATGCAAACCATAGCTTGCTGTTTTTGAAACCATAGAACAATGGTCTTTCAAATCTGAATAAAGCAAGTAGGTCATCTTTCTTTGAATATATCCAGAGTGCCATGTCCCCGAAATATATCAAGTAGCTTAAGGCTCTTTCGAGAGCCTCGATGAAATCATTGTATTTGTTATACTCTTCTTGAATTGCTACTCCTATTTCGAATGAGTCTGTTTCAGGCAAATCCGTTTCAACTTTACCAAGTATTTCATAGGTATCGATGTATTCGTAATCGTAATCGAATTTAGAATTTCCACTCCTTATGTCCTTGAACAATGTATATTCGTAAAGCATGCCATTGTGAGCAAATACTATATCCTTAAGCTCGAAAGGATGGTTGTTTTTGTTTTTCAATGGGTCTCCAATGGTTGGCTCTCTGGTGTGCATTAGGAACATGTTTCTACCTACAACAAGCTCACTGAATGGTCTTATCCTATCAATCATCTCGATGACATCTGAAGCACTGGAAGGGAACTTTATCACGTTTTCACCATTGTAAAAGCCAAAGGCTTTATCGCCTCTCGATTGCAGATAGATTGCTAGCTCGATGAGTCTCTTGGCATCTCTCTTGTCCAGTCTTACATCACCTAATCCCCAAACTCCACCTATACCGCACATACTACCACCTCTACAATAAAATAGTCGAACAAACGTTATATAAACCTTGCGGTATTAATGAGATAGGGATTTAGATATAATGGCTTGAGATTCTTTAGAAACGAATAAGGTGGAAAAACAAAAAAGGATTTAATAGTTTTTATATTCCTGAAGTAGCTGGACTATAGATTCTAATCTCGACATTAATAGCCTTATATCTTCACCATATTTATCAAGTAACTCTGTGAATGTCTTTAGTACAGTTTCATCTTTGTATTTCATACTGTGTAAGATTACAGCTATATGTCCAACTTCTGTTTTTATCTCTCTAAGGCTACTTAGGACTGCTTCCAGCTTACCATAAGTATACCATACTGTTTTTTCCAATTCAACCCTACCCTCCATCTCAACCACCTCTATACCTAACTATGCCATAATTGTTATATAAATCTTGTGGTATTACACTATAGAGGATTAGCAGATAGAACCAAGCTAAACAATTTTAGAATTATTACAAAAAAGGAGAAATAATTAAAGAAATAATTAGATTGAAAGTTTTATGATTGGCTCTAGAATGTTCCTGAGTTTTTCAATACCATATGCTCCAGTTGCGAATATTGTTAAGTAGTATTCACCAAAACTGTAAGCACAAATGCATGAACCAGGAATTATGCTTGAAATTTTGGATTCATCTCCTTTTCTCACGACAATACTCGCCTGCACCTCGTAGATGTTCTCTCCGATTTCTGCGACCTTTATCGCACTGTGTGCAAGGATTTTTGGTTGTACTGGCTTGTGTATATAGACTGTTTGACCATCTACATGAACTTCTGCCCCGAATTTCTTTGCTAACTCTTCTACTATTTTTACCATTTCCAATTCAACCCTATCCACCTTAGCCTTTGCCATCTCAACCACCTCTATCTTATCCTATACCGCAATTGCTATATAAACTTTGCGGTATTAGCTCGACATAACAATTAAAACCTCTCGACATATTTATAAAAATGGCTCGATGTAAAGGATATCAAGAATATTCCGACAGATGAATGAAAACGGCTCGACATGAGCCTCTTTCGCCCCCCATTCTGGGATTTTTATAATTTGATTTTTATAATTTCGCCCCCATGTTAGTCTCCGCCCCCGCCTCCGCATTCTATTGCGGATTTTTATAATTTGGTTTTTATTGTTTTCACCCTTTGCTAATGTCCATGCCTACCGTGATTTCCTTTTTGGGGTTTTTATAATGCGATTTTTATAATGACTGCCGTGTCATAATGTCTGATTCCCACATGCTGACATTTATCGAGCATTTTTATTGTTTTTGTTTTATTTCTGCGATTTTATTTTTCGCCCATGATTTTAAGTAGCAGTATAGGCATATGTCATCATCATGCTTTGGACTTCCCCCTATAAACCATTCACCGCAAATTCGACACTTTGGCATGTTTTCACCCCCAAGCTTTTATCTGGTTTACAACTTTTCTGTCGATGCCTAAACTTTCAAGCTTACTGATGAATTCATTGAAGTTGTTACTACTCCATGCTATTTTTGTTAGGATAGTGTTTAGTTTATCATCAGTTTCGACAAAAATAATTTTAGTTTGTAGTTGTGTTGTTTTGCTTTTAGTTCTATATTTGGTATTTTGCTTAATTGCAAATTTGCTTAAGTCAAATTCAGAATCTGTGGATTCTTCATATTTTGGATATTTAAATCGGTATTCTAGAGCTTTTAGTAAGTTTACCCCTAGTTCTTTGCTAAGTTTTATAAGTGGTTTTCTTATAAACTTAATAAGTAGTTTAAACTTATTCCTAAGATATAGTTTATCTAATTTGTTTAATTCTTTACCATAATAGTTTATCTTTTCATAGATTTCTTTAGTTTTGTTGAAGTTTGGTTCATCGAAAGGAATTTCGTAAGTTTTTAGAGCAATTGCTAATAACGTAGCTGTAAGCAAAACATGGTTATCAACGTCTTTAGGTGAATCTGGGAATCTTATTTCTACAGCATAATCCTTAAGATGTACACAACAGTATTTGTTTATGAAATGGTTTTTGTAGTTGTCATATTCATCTGGGAATTCCTTATATTCATATCTTTCGTAAGTATCAGGAAAACAAAACATATAGCTAAGCAAATCGCTAAAGAATAGTATATTTGAGGCAATAATTGTATCATAATCGAGCCATGACTTATTGCCATTTTCCCAGGAGATATTAATGTGTCCACCACATTTATCTTCAATGCTTATGTTTTCTTTTCCAATTTCTGAAACAATAGCCTTAATAGCATGCCAATAGTCTTTTAATGAGCTAAATGGTTTAGTAACAAATTCCATGCCACAAGATTCATCGTAATAGTAGTTATCTAAGTATGGTTCAATCTTTGAAATATCAATGTCATCTAAGCTATAATAGTCATTATATGGGCAATAATCCCTATTGTAAATGTATTCACAATCACTACACCTATCGCAACAATCACACACCAGTTCTTGCCACAAATAGTTTTCTTGACAAACTTCGCAAATATCTCTATCATCATTTTCTTCAAGATATCCATGCCTTATTGCGTAATCCCTTATGTCTTCGGGATTACATCTTTCGCAATATAGTTGTTCATTTTGGCAATATTCACAAACTGGGCAATTGTCGCAAATTGCACAATAAGAACAGCTTTCACAGTCATAACCGCTTATTACTGTTTCGATTTCTGTTCCTATTTTGTACATGAGTTTTGGTTTTATTGCTATTTGCTGTTTTTCCGATTCTTTTCCTGATTCTTCTATTATTTTGTCAATAATCTTATCTAACTCCATGTTTAACATTATGGTGTTATTGTTATATAAACTTTGTGGCATTAATCGTAATTACACTTGTGTAAGTACATATATGAAATTTCATGCATGAATTTTCATATACGAAATTTTGTGTATAAAGTTTCGTATATGAGATTTCATATAGGAATTTTCATATATGAAATTTTGTGTATAAAATTTCATGCACAAATTTTCATGCATAAAATTTTGTGAACAAAATTTCATGCACAAAATTTCATGCACAAAAATTCACAAGTCGAATTACATAGCCTATATTACAATTCTAAAATACCATTTACTTAATTGCTAATCAAAATTTGCATTTTCATATTTGCAAACCTATAATCTCAAGCACGTATTTCCATGCCTTAAATTCCACAAGCGTAAGTACACAATTGTAATTAGTTTGACGAAATTCAATAGCTGTAATTTGGCGTTCCCAATTAGCTATGTTTAATTGCACTTTTGAACTTACATATTTGTAATTACTCTGTGGTACTTGCATAGCTGTAATTTCGTGCCTGAAATTGCGTACCTTCAATTTCACAAGACGTATTACACTAATGCAATTTCAGCATGAATCAATGGCTTGTTTTAATATAATCCTAATAATAAAAAGCAATTTATACTTGGTTTGCATACACAAGATTTATTCATCTTAAATTATACAAACGGAGCAATGCACAAAGACACAGTCGAGCCATGATGATGAGGCAAATTGAAATCCACACAGCACTATAAAAATCGAATTATAAAAAACCGCAAACAAAATGGCACAGACGGATTCGCACAAAAATATAAAAACCGAATTATAAAAAACCGCTGGCGGAAACCCACATTATATTATTACACGTGTAATAATATAATGTGGGTTTCCGCCAGCGGTTTTTTATAATTCGGTTTTTATATTTTTGTGCGAATCCGTCTGTGCCATTTTGTTTGCGGTTTTTTATAATTCGATTTTTATAGTGCTGTGTGGATTTCAATTTGCCTCATCATCATGGCTCGACTGTGTCTTTGTGCATTGCTCCGTTTGTATAATTTAAGATGAATAAATCTTGTGTATGCAAACCAAGTATAAATTGCTTTTTATTATTAGGATTATATTAAAACAAGCCATTGATTCATGCTGAAATTGCATTAGTGTAATACGTCTTGTGAAATTGAAGGTACGCAATTTCAGGCACGAAATTACAGCTATGCAAGTACCACAGAGTAATTACAAATATGTAAGTTCAAAAGTGCAATTAAACATAGCTAATTGGGAACGCCAAATTACAGCTATTGAATTTCGTCAAACTAATTACAATTGTGTACTTACGCTTGTGGAATTTAAGGCATGGAAATACGTGCTTGAGATTATAGGTTTGCAAATATGAAAATGCAAATTTTGATTAGCAATTAAGTAAATGGTATTTTAGAATTGTAATATAGGCTATGTAATTCGACTTGTGAATTTTTGTGCATGAAATTTTGTGCATGAAATTTTGTTCACAAAATTTTATGCATGAAAATTTGTGCATGAAATTTTATACACAAAATTTCATATATGAAAATTCCTATATGAAATCTCATATACGAAACTTTATACACAAAATTTCGTATATGAAAATTCATGCATGAAATTTCATATATGTACTTACACAAGTGTAATTACGATTAATGCCACAAAGTTTATATAACAATAACACCATAATGTTAAACATGGAGTTAGATAAGATTATTGACAAAATAATAGAAGAATCAGGAAAAGAATCGGAAAAACAGCAAATAGCAATAAAACCAAAACTCATGTACAAAATAGGAACAGAAATCGAAACAGTAATAAGCGGTTATGACTGTGAAAGCTGTTCTTATTGTGCAATTTGCGACAATTGCCCAGTTTGTGAATATTGCCAAAATGAACAACTATATTGCGAAAGATGTAATCCCGAAGACATAAGGGATTACGCAATAAGGCATGGATATCTTGAAGAAAATGATGATAGAGATATTTGCGAAGTTTGTCAAGAAAACTATTTGTGGCAAGAACTGGTGTGTGATTGTTGCGATAGGTGTAGTGATTGTGAATACATTTACAATAGGGATTATTGCCCATATAATGACTATTATAGCTTAGATGACATTGATATTTCAAAGATTGAACCATACTTAGATAACTACTATTACGATGAATCTTGTGGCATGGAATTTGTTACTAAACCATTTAGCTCATTAAAAGACTATTGGCATGCTATTAAGGCTATTGTTTCAGAAATTGGAAAAGAAAACATAAGCATTGAAGATAAATGTGGTGGACACATTAATATCTCCTGGGAAAATGGCAATAAGTCATGGCTCGATTATGATACAATTATTGCCTCAAATATACTATTCTTTAGCGATTTGCTTAGCTATATGTTTTGTTTTCCTGATACTTACGAAAGATATGAATATAAGGAATTCCCAGATGAATATGACAACTACAAAAACCATTTCATAAACAAATACTGTTGTGTACATCTTAAGGATTATGCTGTAGAAATAAGATTCCCAGATTCACCTAAAGACGTTGATAACCATGTTTTGCTTACAGCTACGTTATTAGCAATTGCTCTAAAAACTTACGAAATTCCTTTCGATGAACCAAACTTCAACAAAACTAAAGAAATCTATGAAAAGATAAACTATTATGGTAAAGAATTAAACAAATTAGATAAACTATATCTTAGGAATAAGTTTAAACTACTTATTAAGTTTATAAGAAAACCACTTATAAAACTTAGCAAAGAACTAGGGGTAAACTTACTAAAAGCTCTAGAATACCGATTTAAATATCCAAAATATGAAGAATCCACAGATTCTGAATTTGACTTAAGCAAATTTGCAATTAAGCAAAATACCAAATATAGAACTAAAAGCAAAACAACACAACTACAAACTAAAATTATTTTTGTCGAAACTGATGATAAACTAAACACTATCCTAACAAAAATAGCATGGAGTAGTAACAACTTCAATGAATTCATCAGTAAGCTTGAAAGTTTAGGCATCGACAGAAAAGTTGTAAACCAGATAAAAGCTTGGGGGTGAAAACATGCCAAAGTGTCGAATTTGCGGTGAATGGTTTATAGGGGGAAGTCCAAAGCATGATGATGACATATGCCTATACTGCTACTTAAAATCATGGGCGAAAAATAAAATCGCAGAAATAAAACAAAAACAATAAAAATGCTCGATAAATGTCAGCATGTGGGAATCAGACATTATGACACGGCAGTCATTATAAAAATCGCATTATAAAAACCCCAAAAAGGAAATCACGGTAGGCATGGACATTAGCAAAGGGTGAAAACAATAAAAACCAAATTATAAAAATCCGCAATAGAATGCGGAGGCGGGGGCGGAGACTAACATGGGGGCGAAATTATAAAAATCAAATTATAAAAATCCCAGAATGGGGGGCGAAAGAGGCTCATGTCGAGCCGTTTTCATTCATCTGTCGGAATATTCTTGATATCCTTTACATCGAGCCATTTTTATAAATATGTCGAGAGGTTTTAATTGTTATGTCGAGCTAATACCGCAAAGTTTATATAGCAATTGCGGTATAGGATAAGATAGAGGTGGTTGAGATGGCAAAGGCTAAGGTGGATAGGGTTGAATTGGAAATGGTAAAAATAGTAGAAGAGTTAGCAAAGAAATTCGGGGCAGAAGTTCATGTAGATGGTCAAACAGTCTATATACACAAGCCAGTACAACCAAAAATCCTTGCACACAGTGCGATAAAGGTCGCAGAAATCGGAGAGAACATCTACGAGGTGCAGGCGAGTATTGTCGTGAGAAAAGGAGATGAATCCAAAATTTCAAGCATAATTCCTGGTTCATGCATTTGTGCTTACAGTTTTGGTGAATACTACTTAACAATATTCGCAACTGGAGCATATGGTATTGAAAAACTCAGGAACATTCTAGAGCCAATCATAAAACTTTCAATCTAATTATTTCTTTAATTATTTCTCCTTTTTTGTAATAATTCTAAAATTGTTTAGCTTGGTTCTATCTGCTAATCCTCTATAGTGTAATACCACAAGATTTATATAACAATTATGGCATAGTTAGGTATAGAGGTGGTTGAGATGGAGGGTAGGGTTGAATTGGAAAAAACAGTATGGTATACTTATGGTAAGCTGGAAGCAGTCCTAAGTAGCCTTAGAGAGATAAAAACAGAAGTTGGACATATAGCTGTAATCTTACACAGTATGAAATACAAAGATGAAACTGTACTAAAGACATTCACAGAGTTACTTGATAAATATGGTGAAGATATAAGGCTATTAATGTCGAGATTAGAATCTATAGTCCAGCTACTTCAGGAATATAAAAACTATTAAATCCTTTTTTGTTTTTCCACCTTATTCGTTTCTAAAGAATCTCAAGCCATTATATCTAAATCCCTATCTCATTAATACCGCAAGGTTTATATAACGTTTGTTCGACTATTTTATTGTAGAGGTGGTAGTATGTGCGGTATAGGTGGAGTTTGGGGATTAGGTGATGTAAGACTGGACAAGAGAGATGCCAAGAGACTCATCGAGCTAGCAATCTATCTGCAATCGAGAGGCGATAAAGCCTTTGGCTTTTACAATGGTGAAAACGTGATAAAGTTCCCTTCCAGTGCTTCAGATGTCATCGAGATGATTGATAGGATAAGACCATTCAGTGAGCTTGTTGTAGGTAGAAACATGTTCCTAATGCACACCAGAGAGCCAACCATTGGAGACCCATTGAAAAACAAAAACAACCATCCTTTCGAGCTTAAGGATATAGTATTTGCTCACAATGGCATGCTTTACGAATATACATTGTTCAAGGACATAAGGAGTGGAAATTCTAAATTCGATTACGATTACGAATACATCGATACCTATGAAATACTTGGTAAAGTTGAAACGGATTTGCCTGAAACAGACTCATTCGAAATAGGAGTAGCAATTCAAGAAGAGTATAACAAATACAATGATTTCATCGAGGCTCTCGAAAGAGCCTTAAGCTACTTGATATATTTCGGGGACATGGCACTCTGGATATATTCAAAGAAAGATGACCTACTTGCTTTATTCAGATTTGAAAGACCATTGTTCTATGGTTTCAAAAACAGCAAGCTATGGTTTGCATCAGAAAGATGGATGCTCGAAGAAATCAGGGTCAAGAAAATCAAAGCTTTAAGAGACTGTGAACTCCTCGTTTATTCAAGAGACGGAGAAGAATACAATGACTTCATCGAGTTCAAGGTTAAAGGGAAATCACTAAACTGCGATTGCCATGTTGAGGAAGAATGGGATATCTGGAGAGATTGGAGATTTTACCTCTAATTTTTGGATTTAAGTGAGGTGATGGGTATGCTCCTTTCGAGGTTGGAAGAAGCTTTAGAGGCTAAGTTTGAAAAAGAGGTTGTAATTGGTGCTGAGATGGAAATCTATCTCATCGACATCTATGAAGATAGATATGAACTACTAAATGAGAAAGACGTAATCGAGGACATTTACTCAGAGTTCGATGAAAGGGTTTACAAAGACTACTATGAGTACCAGCTTGAGATTAGAACTAATCCTTCTGAGGACTGGAAAGAAGTTGCTGATGAGCTAATCGAGCTAATGAAAGAGGTTTCGAGAGTTGCAAGAGAAAAAGAATGTATCATAGCTCCAGTTTCGTATATCAAAGGAGGAATGTTCTGCGGTTTCCATGTTCACGTTAGCTACAAGCCCGAAATGAGCTTTGGCAGAATGGTCGAGCATGCTTTAGCAATGTACCCATTTGTTCTCGATATTACAAGAATTACATTGTCCGCTCCATTTAAGAGCGAAAGATACGGTGAAGTGTTAAGTCTTAGACAACTTGAAAGTCCTCACATCGGAACTCTACCGTTGCATTATGACAACTATGAATACGAAGATTACTGGATATATGATGAAGAGGCTAACTTAAGTCATAGGTATCATGATATAATCATAAACACTAACCGTAAAGAGGGAAGGCATAGAATTAAGAGCGTTGATACCATCGAGATAAGAATGTTCGATTGCGTTGGTTACAAGAGTGCTATATATTGCATAATTGAATCAGTTTACAACATTGCTAAGTACGTCAATCCAGAGTGGTTCAATAGATATAGGCGTAATTACTCATTAATGTTAAGAATAAGAGACTTGATAAACAATTCAAGAATCATGCTCGTCAATCCTAACGATTGGATTAATCCTCTAACTCTAATAAGGTTGGATGAATTACTAACGTACCTCGATGTCGAGAATCGCATCGTTAGCCCTTGGGTATACTATGTCTACTGGGATTGCTATGACGTGGTACATCCAGAGACTCATGCCAAGTATAGGTATCCCATTGCATAATTTTTTTATATTTAGTATTATTAAGTGCTACCGTTATAAAATAATCCTAGGGGAAATAATTTTCATGGTGTTACTCAATTAAAATTGTGGTTTGGGATTTCTTTTTTATCTCTGATTCGGATAATTCGAAATGTTGTTGCATTCGATGAATAGTTTAATTATAGGGTTCGTTTAATTGTCGAGATTTGAGGTAAAGCTAATATAGATATTGTGGTATAGTTTGAATATTATTGATGAAATACTGGATAGAGCTAAAAAATCTAAGGTGATTTATGAGATACTCAGTATCTCAAAAGAACAATATGATGAGTTGTTTAGGCAATATTCAGAGGAGTTTAAGCAAATAGTTAAGACTGGAAAGTTTGTTGAAGCTTCCGTTAAGTTACTGAGGTGGTTGGGATTCGATGAAAGTGAGATTGATTTGGATAAGTTGATTAAGGGGGTAGTAGTGATGAAAGTATTGGTACATTATTTAAACAAAAGCAAAAAAAGCTAAAACGTAATATTCAATAAAAGAATTCGTCATCGTTTACTACTTTTTTTACTTCTACGAAATCCCATATTTTGATGTCGTTCATTATTCTTTCGAACTCCTCTTTTTCCCGAGGGTTTGTAAGGTCAAATGTTTTCTCAAAGCCTAATCTTCCAGCTTTTGCTTGAACTATTGCTTTGTTGTCGAATTTCTTAACTCTGTAGAGTTTGTACCTTGATGTTGCTACTGCTTCTAAGAAAGTATCCCATTCATCTATTATGTACACTACCATATTAAAGAATAGGTATAGTTTGCATTTTTAATAAACTTTATCAAGTGTAATTGAGAAAACTTTATAAGTCTGTGTCTTAGATGTCGTTTGAGATGTGCCGTGTGAGGGTGCACGGTGAACGGGGTCAAGGAGATGTAATCCCGAATCCGATGAGACCCAAGGATGAAGGATGCGTTGATAGCATCCAGACACACCTTCTGGACATTCTCTTCCACAAATAAAGCATTTGTACTTTTTCATGATATTAAGTCAATCTAACTTAGTCATGTGTTCTATTGACAGAACTAACTGAGGGTCTTTTGTTCCATCTTCAAGTATATACTCGTATTCATAAGCATCCTTAAGCCATTTATACAATGCTGAGATGTATAGTTGTTCACCTTCTCCAGTATCATACACGATTATGATTGACTTTACTCCTATATCCCTAAGAATGTTGATAATCCGTTTCGAGATTCCGAAACCTTTGAACTTTCTGAAGAAATGGTCATAGTGTCTCCTTCTCGTTACATAGACTAAGCCATTCTGAGATTTTTTGATAGTTCCAACTAACTTTTTACCAATGAAGACTTCTACATTCTGTTTCAGAATTTTATTTCTTCTTAATTTGACCTTCATTCTCCATCTTCCTTCTTAATTCTTATGACAATGCAATCCTTGAGCAATTCGTATAGTTCTTTAGAGTCTCTTTCAAGTGCTTCTGGTAATACTCTGTAGAACTCCAAGGTATCCCCAAGCTCTATCTTGAAATTGTCAAGTACATTCTTAGGTATTGTTACAGATAAAGAATACTGTCCCTTTTTGTTCACCTTGCTTTTACCCAACTTAATACCTAAATCCTCTTTCATGCTATCACCACTATCTTATTAAAAATAGAAGGAATATATAACTTTCGTGCTTAGTGCAAATTAAAGAGTTAGGATTTCTATGAATTCCTCTTTAACAACTATAACATTTTTACCTCTGCAATTGTTATACACTCTTCTTACGAGGTTTAGAGCTTGCATTATGTTATCTGCTCTAACCCTTGTAACCTTTGAAGTGTCGTCTACAATTATACAGACGTAAACATTCTCTTTAGAGGTCATCATATCCATAAAAAATTTATAAGAAATGTTAAAAAATTTAATCATTTTCTGATATGAGCTTTGCAAGGGTATTACTGTTTGACTTAAACTTAGCTTTGTTTTTATGTCTCTTAGATTTTCTTGATTTATATTCTTCCTCTGCCTTTGCTACCATTTCATCGTAGTTGTCTGGAACTACTATTACCTTGATACCTCTTTCTTCAAGCTTATCGTATTCTTCCTTTTTAGCTTTGTAATCACTCTCTTTGATTAGTATTTCGAAATGAGTTGGTCTAAATGCCATAAAGATTCCTGAATGCTTTTTCATTTCATAACCTACCAAGGTGTTTTTGTTTTCAATGTATAGGTCTACTGCTTTCCTGTGAGCAAGATAGACTAATGTTTTACCTAACTCAAAATCTCTTGGTATTGATGGTACTGCTTTACTCACTCCAAGTTTTTCTGCCTCTATGGCAAAATCATGCGGTGTTGGATAGAATTTCTCTCCAACCCATAGCATAAATGCCTTCTCTGGTGGATGGCATACTGGACAATGAATATCACATGAACATGGCTCTGGGTGTCTTTTTATAGCAATTCTGCAATCTTTACACAACCATATATTTACGAATTTTCTTTCTGCAAATTCATTTGCTTTCTCCATCTGTTCTCCACATTGTGGACATGCTATGACCTCATCTCCACACTCTCTCAATAGTCTTCTTGGGTTTAGTCTGACCCACCCTCTTGTAAACTTGATTCCTTCACCGCATACTGGACATGCTGTCAGTGGAAATGGTAATCTGTGGCATGGTACTGGTATCCCTTCTCCTCTAATGTATAGTTTCCCTACATGTCTATATCCACAACCTCTTCTTGGCTCTAACCCCCTCAAATACTCAACCATATGTAATGTTATGTGTTTTATCTATATAAGACTTATGGTTATATTATAGTAAGTAGATAAGTTGTATATTTATAACCTCTTAGATTTAGTTAAGTTTATATAACAGTTCTTACAGAAATAAGAACATGTGGAAGGTGGAAAATGCAAAAAAGGCTTTTTTAGGAGAGTTCGAAAAGCCTTTCGTGTTAAAGATGAGAAACTACGAAGCTACAATAGACTTAGCAAGCGTTAAAGTTGCAGAAGAATACATAGATTCAAGAAAGGCAAGCGAATTAGCTGAAAGGTTTGGATTAAGCCTTGTAATGCTTAAGAACGGTGATAAGACTTGGTTCATATTTTCTCCAAAAGACATTAAAAGCTTGGGTGAAATTTCAACAAAATGCGATATATCTCTGAAACAATGGATTCGTAAGAACTTTGTTAAGTTTTTGATAATGCTAAACTACGTTTGTAATTCTTATAGATAAAGAGGTGATTGTATGAAAGGATTTAGGCAAATTGTAAAAAGGGAAAAAGGTAAAGTTGAAAGAGTATTTATACATGAAGGTTGCGGTGGGAGGCTAATTTTAAGTGATGTCAACTATGACATAGCTTTTGGGGCATTAGGTGCAAGAAAACTAGTATTTACTGGTATAACATGTAAGTGTGAAAAATGCGGTATGGAAATCTACATATCAGCATATGATTTTGAAAGATAAACAATAGATGTACAAAGGTGATATCATGGTTCTGGTTTATCCTTTTTTGAGGATTACGTTTAAACTCAAAGAACCGTTGGATTGCTTACTCAACAAAGGCAGAGTTTATACAATAAGACCATTTGCAGTAAGAGAAGGGATAAAAAGAGTAATTGATGGAAGAACTAACAAGGTTGTAGCGATAGCAAGCGTAACAAAAGTTGGTAGAGTTTATTTGAGCAGAATGGCAGTAAAAGTTCAAGACAAGTACATCTCACTGAGCAACTTTGTAGAGTTTAGCGGTTTCAACAGCTTGGAAGAATGGATTGTAGCGTTATACAAAGTAACTAATAATACGAAAGATGCTAAACTATACTTGTATGAGGTTGAGCTTTTGAAAAAAATAAAGAATAGAGAGTAGGTATGGTAGATTTCATACACAAGTTGGCAGAGATTCATGGGATTAACCATATAGATTTCAAAGAAAAGAAAGATAAGTTTATACAAACACACATTACTGATTTTATTTTAATTTCAAAAGAGAGGGAAGACTGGAAAAGATATTACGAGTCTAAGTCTAAATTAGCTAAACCACGTAAAATAAAGGTCAAGCGTAGAAGGTTTAAAATGCCAATTACGCATGGGTTCATTAGGTTGCATTTTGCTGTGCAAGACTACATAACTTCAAAAGCTTACAATGTCAATGTCGGTCTAAAAGAAATTGCAAATAAAAACAGAGTGAAAGTTATAACTTTAGTAAGTGCTATAAACGTGATTAAAAAAGTGGAAAATACTATAGTTTAAATTTATCAAAAATCGTTTTAATCCCTCTAGCTCTTGCAATACGCTTAATGTGTCTGTATTCTATTTTACATTCTTTTTTCCACCGCTCTAAATGTTCTTTTAGCAAATCAGGTAACGGTTTTTCAGGAACTATTAATTTATCATGTTCTTCGAAACCTCTTTTATAGTTGTGGCAATGAATCCACCCGCAATCACCGTCCCAGCAAGGGTCTTCTGGAATAGGATATAACCATTGCCCCCATTGTCCCTTCAGTTTAGGACATAAGAGTATTGATGATGTGCTATTCCACATTTCTAAAAATTCTTCAACGCTAACAACCTTCATTTGGTCTCACCTACACATTTAACAGAGTATTTATTATCTCGAACTCGCAACCGCATAAACATATAAATGTTCGATTAGTCATCAGAATCAACCTTCTCAAGCTCTAGTACAAAAAACCTTCTACGCTCAAGTGGAGGTTTCTTCTGCTCCTCTTTTAAGTATTGTTTACAACGTTTTATTGCTTCATCTTTACTTAGAGTAGTATAATGAATTTTCATGAGTCCGAACAAATCCTCCATGATTACTGCATATAGTTTAACCATCAGAATCACCCTCTTCAACAATAATTATCCAAACTTTTTTAACAAGTATTCACAAAGTTTATTGCATTCAGTGAATGCTTCCTCTCTAAGAACTATCAAAGTGTGTCCTTTATGCTTAGCTATATCTTTTTCTACTTTGCTCTTTATTTTTTCCATTAACCTATCGTCATGCTCTGGTGCATTGAATCCAACAGCATATTTGACCAATTTCATGCAATCTAAACAAATTGAGTATTCGTACCATCCACCTTCTTCAATCTCTTTATCAACAGCTATGCTAATCAACTCCTTTAACTTTGTTAGAAACTCAAACAGTTCTTTCATTTTCCACCCCCTAATAATTTAATTTTAGGCTCAAAATGAACACAGTATGGTTTTAACAAGCACCAGAACTGTTCAAGACAATCTTGACAATCTATAACACTATCACATGCTGTTTTAAGTCCTTTCAAGCAACTAAATTTATAGAAATGCTTGCAATTACAGCAAATCTTACGTTCTTCATCTAATTTGGTATAGTCAACCATCATCAGAGAACCACCCTTAATTCGTTTCTATCTTTGTAATTTTAACCTCAAACATACTACATATTTTTTTAGATACATCGACCATGCTTTTTTTTATGCATGCTTCACTACAATAAACAAAGAATGGTCTCAACTTTTCGCAATTAGTACATCTGTGGTTAATGCCAAATATTTGACATAAATAAAGTAATATTGTATTTATTTTAATTAACTCTCTTCTTTCGAACATTGCTAATCCCATCCTAATTGCTCTGCAATTTCTTTTGGAATATGTGTTAACTTAACAGCTTCGGATACCCATAGCAACAACTTTTCAGTAGTGCTTTTATCGAACCCTCTTTCCCATGTACTATCTAAAATCGTGTAACCATCTATGCCAATGCCAGAAGTAACACCAAGTTGGTTTACAATACAAAGTGTCCACATTGCAAATCCCGCCACAACAGGGATTGTCGCTCTCATTTTTCTAAATTTGCGAATTTCCTTTAAGATGCGTTTCTTCCATCTGTCATCAATTAAATTAGAGTTTTTGTTAAGCCACTCTGTAAGTGATGCAATTAGTCTATCTTTTATCTCTGCTGGAAGATTCGGTATACTTGCTTTGTACATTGCTATATCTGTGTTGAAATCGACCAGACGTGCTTGTTTCATCGTATCACCACTCCAATGATTTCATCTAAAATTACTTTAGTTCTTTTTCCATTTCTTTTCTGAATTGTGCGATTGCATCCAATACTGCTTCTATCTTCTGCTTTCCCAGTTTGGTTTTTTCTTGGATATACAGAATAAGCATTTGTCTAATGAAACCTTGTGTTGGTATCCCTTCTAAAGCCCTAGAAATTCTCTCCATTTCCTCAATCAATTTCTCCCCAACTGTCTTACTTTCACCACCCATATATAAAACTCTGAGAATTGCATATATAAGACTTGCGATACTACTTAAAAGGTAATTAAACCTAATCTCTATACAAAATTTACTATAAATAATGTTGAATTCAAAAGCATCGAACATAGTATCCTCTAACCAGAATTGCTTTTTGTTATTATTTGGCTAATTTTATAACTATATCACTATCCGTTTAGGTCGTTGCGGTAACACTGGAGTTGCATTCAGTAACACTAATTCTTTATAAGTAAGAACTTTGCTATTATTGTTGTTGTTACTATAGTTGTTGTTACTATAGTTGTTGCTATTAGATGTATTATATATACTATAATTGCATTTATTATTAGCACATTCTTTAGAGTTCTTATTATAGTTAATTTTAGCAAAGAGTTTCTTAAAGCCTTTATATAATTTATCGCCTATGTTTTTGAAGAACTCTACCAATTCTGCTAAGTAACCCCATGGTTCTTTACCTGTCTTTTCTATTGTAGCTTCTTCGATTCTTTTGCCTCTTTTGGTGTACCACCTTCCTAGTATTTTGAATATGTAAGATGTTATTAACTTTAGAGATAGCTTTCCAGCATGGAATATTAGGAACAATATATCACCAAGCCTCTTTGACTTTGCAATGCCCTTTATCTTATCTGCTAATGTGATTATTACACGTTTGGCTATGTTGTATCCTCTATAGGCTTTAGGTTTTGGTATCTCATTGTCTATAATCCTTTTAATAGTTTTCATATCCCAATTGGCGTAGAATTCTGCGAGGTGTATGCAAGCAATTTCTGTAAAGTTGAGTCTACCACCATCAAAGCCATCTGGTATGAGTATTCTGAATCCGATATCATTAGCAATATAGAATTCTGATATATCGACATTGTAACCTAATTGTCTATCGGCGAAATCTTTAATATCCTTGAGTAAGTACCCTATTAGGGAGTCGGGGGTCATGGTGTTAAGGTCTTTGTGGTTTGGTTTGTTTTCTTGTTCCTTCTCTTGTTCCTTATTCATAAACTTATTCATAAAACCACAATAACCTCTCTTAATAAATTATTTATGCTACAATTTATGTATTTTTATCATGGTTTTCAAATGCTTCATATGTGAAAAAAATGGTATCGACAGAGTTTTCAAGGATTTTGGTGCTTTGAAGTATCATTTCACTCATGTACATTGTAAAAATGGTGTTTGTCCAATCTGTGGTGCTAAAGTAAAGAGAATTGGTACTCACTTATACCTTATGGCTAAAAAAGACTTCGAACATGCTATGGCTTATGGTTTGTATAAAAAAGTGAATAAAAGCAAATTAAAAGATAGGTGTATTGAGTTAGCGTATATATTTTCTGAGGTGCTTTAAACTCGAAAAGAACCAGTAGAAGTATGCAATACTCGTAAGACATAGCAATAGCATGCTGAAAATCAATATCGCATAGAGTTCATACGTTACTTCTCGAATCCAAAGCATAAATTCAGTCTGATTCATCCAAACCAACCTCTTCTTCTATCTTTTTCAACTCTTCGTAAGTCTCTGTCAAATCCTTCAAGAATTCCTGAGGATTAAGTACAGCATCTATGAAATCATATAATGCATTTAACGTAGTTTTAAAACCGTATTTTTTAACCATCTCTTTTGTTAGCATTAGGTAATATGTTGAAAGTAGTGCTTCAATGATATAGTCTTTGTTGGGTATCCCTTTTTCAACTAAAATTTTCTTAATCTCTGTTGCAAAATCTAATACCTCTTTGAATTTCTCCGAAGCTTTGTTTTAGTATTTTTCAATGTCTTCTTTACAATAAACTAACCCTTCTAATACAAATCTTAGCATAACTTAAAATCTGAGTTACTTAATAAAAACCTTTCGCTTACATAAGTAAGATAGAAAGGTTTATAAATGTAAGTAGATATAGTATCTACCATGAGCAAGGATAAAGTTTTCGTTAAATTCGATGACTGGAACGCTTTAGACAAAAGAGATTTGGTAAAAATAATATCTTTGAACTTTCTCGGAGAAATAGGACAAAAGCTATTAGTCATAGCAAACATAAACGACAGACTTCTTGAAGAACTGGACAGACTTTCCAAAAACGTAAACCTAAAATTCCACAAAAACGTGTTTGAAAAAGCCTCTTTGATATATTGTATTTTAAAGCAATTCATAGGATTCGAAAAGACAGAACCAACATCAACCGACAGATATGCTGTAATCATTGCTTTGATAAAATTACTCATAGAGTATGCAAGAGACTATGGTAACTTTATAATTGAATTCTCTGTTGAAGAGATGCAGAAATTAGGAGGAATAGCTAAAAGAGAAGGTGAGAAAAACAATGACTCTTGAAGACATAGTTCAAGCCTTTACTGGTAACAAACTACCAGAACCATTTAAAGTTAAATTAAAACTCAAGGACAAACACTACTACGCTTATGTCTCTCTTGGAGAGATAAGAATATACAAACCAGTAAATAACGTAAACGTAAAAGAGCTTGAAGAGAAATACAAAGCAAGCATAACTTTAGGTTCTGGAATTGTAATCATACAACCTAAGTTGGATTTACCTTATCTGTGCAACATTGACGAAGAATGTGTCAACAAGCTTAAGGAATGGCTTAAGGATTATGGATTACCTTTAATTAAGGAACTTCTTAAATAAGGTGATAAGTATGTTAATTAAAAACGATGCACCTAATTTTATTTTTAAGAACAAGTTAGGAGAAGACTACTATGAAGTTCTATGGTATATTTTAGAAAACGGCGAAATATATGTTAGTGAAAGAGAGCAACCTTATTTGGAAGCAGAGCCAATAACGATTACAGTCATAGAGCCAGTCATGGACAAGCCTTCAAAAGTTCTTCCTCAATACATAGTTCAACGATGGGGTGAACAATTTATCTTTGATTACGCTACAAGAGTGGCTTGGTGTATAAAAGAGCCTGGTATGTGGTCTTACTCATACGGAGAACGTTTAGCATATAAAAACCAAATTGAAAACATAATCAAGAAACTCAAAAACAATCCCGACACAAGACAAGCTACAGCAGTTCTATACAGACCAGAAGATACATCTAATCCAGAACCACCATGTTGGTGTATCATAGATTTCAAAATACGAAATGGAAAACTAAGAACGTTTGCATGGCTTAGAAGCAACGACATGGAAAATGGATATCCACCAGACTACTTTGCTATTCTAATGTTGAGCTACAGAGTTTCAGAAGAATTAGGAGTTGAAATAGGTAGAATTACTACACGTTCCGAGTCAGCACATATCTATATTCGTAACTTAAAGAATTGATTTCTGTTTAACTCTAACCAACTTTTTTAATTATTGCAAAAGTAAAACCTAAAAGCTTATATAGGTAAGGAGTTATAATATACTATAGAGGTGATGCTATGATAAGGGGTTTAGGTGGAAAGGCTATAAAGAGGTTGTTTAAGCAATTATTCAACAAGAAGGAGATTTATAGAGTTTGCAGAGAACAAGACCTATGGCTATGGGAAAAGTTCAAAGGGTATAAAGTTAGTGAAAGTGTCTGGAAGAGAGTACCACTATGTATAGCTCCTACATACATCTACACAGACCCCTATTTCCACGACAAATCACTAAAGTCATTACCATCACTCAACATAACTAATTTCTTCGTTGTAGAGTTAGATGTTGATGAACTAATATCATCTGACGGTCATCTATACCCATGCTACTATTATGCCTTTGATGTCAATGAGCTTAGAAATGTCGTTGTTCGAAAATATGTCCACATTGAACATATAGTTCTAATGCATGAGTTTGAGGTTTTCACTCTACAAGACTTGAACATCGAAAACATAAAAACGGTATACACAAGCAATATCTTTGTAAAAGAGTTCTTCGAAAAGCATGGTATTAAAGTAAAGGATTGTGATAAAATCGACAAAGAGCTTTTCAGAGAAGCTTTTAAGACTACAATATTGCTTAGGAAGGTTTACACTAATGTCGTTGAGGGTAAAATGCCTAATGATTATCGCAAGGTCTTAGTTAGAACTTGCAATATATATAACAACTTACTTAATGATTTGCTTGATAAGTTAGATGTCTCAAGAGTTCAATTAGAAGAAGCTATACACATACCAAGTATGTGGAATGTTGTAGAAATCTTAGACAAAAGAGCCGTGTTGTATTGTTAACATCTTTTTTAGCTTTTTTATTTTCGTCTTGCAAAAGTAAAACCTAAAAGCTTATATAGGTAATACCTCAAATATTATATGGTGATAGTATGAAGGTTAAGGGGTTTATAAAGTATGTATTGTTTGCTCCTATAGTAGGTATAGACGTTCCAGAACGCCTCAAAACAACTGCAATGTTCTACAGAATTGCAGAAGTTGAGGAATGCTTCAAAAACAGAATGGCTACAGAGTTTGAAGCATTGATAGCCATATTTTCAGCATCTAAATTAGCACCATTAGACGAAACATGGTTTAGAATATACGTTTACCTCTTTAGAAAATTCTTTCCAGCACATGCTGAAAAACTCAAGTTACCAAAGATAACTTTAAATGAATATGAACTCCACAAGCTTAAAGAGCTTAGAAAAGATATATTCAAAAAACAGATTGAAGCTTTAAGGAACAATGGAAGGTGATATTCTATGCCAATTTGCTATGTTTGCGGTGTAAACGAAGGTACTATCGAACTCAGAACACCAGTTGGAAAATACAAGTTCTACATCTGTCCAGATTGCAGAAAAAAGAGATTAGAAATGCTTGAGCAATATCCAATTGATTAGTTTCTTTTATTTTTTATAATTTTTAAACAACACCACTATTTTAAAATACCTTTAATCAATACTACTAATTGTATGCCATGTCCAAATATTGAGTTCTGTCCAGCTAAAGTGGATTATAAGCACTACACAGAGTACTGTTTAAGCGATGACAACTGGAAAGCATGTAGGTACTATGTCAAATACGAAATGACACCATCGCAATGGAAGAAATACGTTGGTGAATCTCCAACAAAAACTGAAAGTAGCGGTTTTAGACTCCTCTGAGTTTACACTAATACTACCACAAATATTATATAGTTCTTACACCTATCTTATATCATGGGGAAGTTGGTGAAGTTGCATGTGGAAATACCAGTAGAGGACTACATTAACATGGTACTTCTAGTCGCTAAAGAGGAATATCCAAATCTAAGGCAGATAGTTCTGGAAGGAGTACGAAAAGTCTTTGAAAAATACGGAGAAGACTATTTCAAGGAGCTAAGAGAGGAAAACAGAGAAATCGTAGAGAACATTCTGAAGAAGGCAAAGATTGTAGAAAGAAAAAGGGTTAGAAAGTGGATTGTTAAGTAGCGAGGTGATTTGACATGAAATCATTTGAAGATTGGCTGGAGTATATTGAGGAAGAGATAGAAAAGGCAAACATAACTGAACCATGCAGATGTTCTCTTTTAGTTAGGCTCTATGCTCTCAAAATAAATAGAACCTTATCTGACTTAAAGAACCTCATGAGATGGCTACACCACTATAAACTACCACACTTGTGTCCAACATTGGATGAAATCGATAACTGGATTCAGCAAGGAGTTATAAGAACTCTATAGCTTTAGATTTCTGTTATTTTTTAAAATAATCTTTGTAGGTGTTTTAAATGCAATACGTAGAAGATATTAAGCTTCTGGTAGATGAAGATTCACAAATCTACGACAAAGCAAAGAAATCAATAACTGAGATTAAACCATGTCAGCAATGTGGTTGGTGTTGCAACAATAGAAGGATTTTGGTAACAATCCCAGAAATGATTAGAATTCTAAAACACACCAAAAAGAAATTCTCAGAAGTGTTCGTAATCGAGAAAAATAGACTATCAGTCTCCATCAAAACGAAGAAAGTCAATAATAAACACTACTGTATATTTTATGACAACGGTAAATGTTCAATCCACGACATCAAACCATTTCAATGTTTCACGTATCCAGTGATATTTCATCCAGCAGTCTTCGAAATACATCCACCAAAACCAATGTATAGTGAGTTCTACGTTTTCACTTGTCAATCTCCTTACAAAGACAAAGCAAAATTTGCAATTGAAATAGATGACTTTGAATTAATAACAACTAAAAGACTACTCTATCTAACGAAGAACTATAACATTCAAAAGAAGCTAATTAGTAAAAACAAATTGGTAGAAATAGTTGAAGAGGTGGCTAAAATTGAAAGAACTTGAAGATTTAATAAGGCAAGCAATTCTTGAATCAGTAAAAGAGTATCAAATAAACAAAAGAGACACTATCCATATAACCGATTTAACGACATGCCTTAGAAAGAGCTACTACACTAAAAAATACGGATTTCCTATGGATGAAAAAACAGCATTTAGAATATTATTTGGAGTTATAGTTCATGAGCTATTAACGCCAGTAATAGCAGAATACCTAAATGGCAAAAGAGAGGTACGAACAACTTACAAATATCAAGGAATTGAAATCCAAGCCACACCAGATGTCTTAGCTAACGATGTAGTTGTAGAGCTAAAAACATGCAATAAACTACCATATTCACCTTACAAAACACATCTTGAACAATTAAACGCATACTTACACATATTTAACGTTCCCAAGGGTTTAATCGTTTATATCTCAAGAACCCAACTTGGAGTTAGAATATTCGATTATTACGGTAATGCGGATTTGTTTTACCATACGATGGAGAAAGCCAAGATTCTGAAATACGCTTTAGATAAAGATGTTCCACCACCATGTAACATATCAATCTCGGCAAGAAAAACATATTGTAAAGATTGCCCGTTCAAAAACATATGTGTTAGTGATTCGGAACTATCTGTTTAGAAGGTATAGGGTGATATTATGAAGATTGAAATTCTGGATGAAGAAATTTTCGTATGTCCAGTTTGCAAAAAGTATTTCACGACTTTCTATGGTTTGGTAACTCACTTTCGAATGTCTGCACATAGCTATTGTCCTATTTGCAAAAAAACGTACAAAAACGTAATTGGTCATTTCTACCAAAAGAGCTTTTCAAGTATTGAACATGCAATCCTTTTTGGTTTATCTCCAACAAAACAAGGTAAAACGGGAGATAGCAAGAAGAAATACAGACAATACAAAGAGATATGCAAGAATTTAGCCTATGAGAAATGCAAACGCAAGAGAGTACAATTAGTGTTGGATGGTAAACGATATGATATTCTTGAAGCTATAATTCAAAACGGGAAAATAGTTTTGCATTGCTACAAACGCCATGCCTATGAACATCTTAGCCATCTCTATTTTGAGATTGAGCCATCTAATGAAATCCTTGATGAGTTAAAGAAAGCTGGAGTGGATGTATATGTCGACATCTAAGGATTATAACGCAAACTTTATATATTGTTTACACTAATTCCAAGTATGCTCAAGCGGTTACCCCATATGTACTACAAGGTGTTTAGAAAATATCACAGAATCCACCGTAATTCAGAGATAACTTGTAGAGCATTGAGAGTATTTCAACGCAATAATGTAAATGTATGCATTGTCGAATCTAATGAAGCTCAAGGATGATAGACATGTTGGTGGCATCTCTTATACCATAAACTTTATATATCTTTTACACCTATCTTGTGTAGGTGATATATATGGGCGATGGTAAGAGGTATATATTAAGTGCATCGGTAATGCCATGTTCGGCAGATGAGTTTACTATAAGCAGTAAAAGGATTAGCCTTGAAGAGGCTAAGGAATGGGTCAAAAAGGGAGACTTTATTAGTGCTGTAGGACACGAAAGCACGGCAAAATTGCTAAGCGAACTATTAGGCGTTGAGATAAAGCCAAACAGAATAGTAGTTGATATGGGTGTAGGAGACGAAGCATTAGCCACACAGTTCTTAATAAGAATACAGGAAGGCAAAGTATTAAATGAGAAAGAGTTAAAGGAGTTATACGATAATGGTAAAATCGTTTTTAGACTAATCAAAAGAATTGCTTAATTCTTAACTTTTTTATTCTTTAATTTAGCTTTTTTAGCTAAATACTCATCTGGAGTTACTAACACTGTAATCCATCTACCCTTAAACCTATACCTTAATCCTAACAGAACCTTAACATTGTACTCTTTCTCAAGTTTCTTAAGCATTTCAAGCTCCTTTCTACTAATCTTAGGTAACTGATTTGGCTTTGTAGTTTTCTTGCATTGGATACATAGAGGCTTATTATCAAGCATATTCTTATTTGGAATGGCTATTAAATCGCAAAGTCTATGTGAGCCAGCACTTCTTATAACATAAAACCCTCGCTTTTCTAATTCTTTCATTATGTCTGTTTCCAAAACATATCCTCTTCTGTAGTAATACGTAACCATTGACAAAGGTTAAGTAAACCTCTTAATAAAACTAAGCTCATGAAAGTAGAAATTTACGATGACAAATTTAGCATTGGACATACTCTATTAGGCATATTAGCTTATTTCCACATTTCCTTTTTCATAATCTTTCTATTCTATGAACTCATAGAGTTCTGCTACAAGTATGGAAGAAAAGAAGAAACTCCAGCCCATTTTGTCGGAGATTTATGCGAATTCTTTATAGGGTATTCTTTCGTTTCGTTATTATTACACAACTAATTTTCTGAACTTGCTCCGTGCAAGTTCTTACTAAATAATACTATTGACAATAACGATATTAAGGATGTCAACAAGAATTGGTTTTAGTCTTATAGCATTCTTAACATATTGTGATTTAGTGTTAATATTTCTGAACTGGTCTCGGAGTCAGTTAACACCCTAATTTTTAAACCTACTACGTAGTAGTATTTCGAAAACTTTATATACCATTAATGCCACAAATATTGTATAGAGGTGGTGTAAGATGGTGTTCAAGACTGTAGGTGTTAAAGAAGATGTAAAGCAAATAATAGATGAAATAGCAAGAAGAAGAGGTTGGAAAAAGTACAAAGTAGTCGAATTAGCAATAAGGCAATTTGCAAAGGAGCAAAAATATGGTCAGAAAGAAAAGAAGTACCATTGGGGATACGACATAGATAGAAACATCTGGTATGCATTCAAATTGGTAAACTCAATAGCTTCTTTAAAAACAATTGTTGATGAATTCGATGATGAAGGTAAAATAAGGGAATACATGAACATGACAATGAGAACAATTGACCAGATAGAGGAGAGGTTAGGAATTGACATGGGGAATGTAAAGAAAGCACTAGAGAAATTCATAGAGAATCCAACAGGAAAAAACAAAGCAAACTTAAACGATGAAACAAAGTTTGCAATGGTTAAAATTCTATTTCCTTAATATTTTTAAAGGTGGTGAAAATGGCAATCTGGATTAAATGTAGGATTTGTGGAACAATTGAGTACATCCCTCACATTAATCTTAAAGGAGACCCAAACAGCAAGCATAATAAAAGAAAGTTATTTGATTATGGATTCTGGGAGTGTTGCGATTTCGCAAGAAAGCAACATTACTTGGTTGGCTCAGGAAAAAGAATCAAGCTTGAATTCGATGTTTATAAAGATTGAAGAGGTGGCATAGTGGTGATACCCTTAGACTTAGATTTACTATTAAGAGGCTTAACAGTAATGGCTGGAACTTACGCCATCTTTACTCTATTATCAGCAATGATAGCATTTACAGCTTTAGTATATACTGGAATAATGGTTGGTATTGTAAAGCTGTATGAAGTCATTAAACATGTCTTCCATAAAAGAAATTCTTGACAGAGTAATAAATAAGGGAAAACCAGACAGAAGGTGCATGGTTTGCAAATACTGGAAACCAGTAACCGAGTGTACTGGTTTATGCACCTATTCAGATAGACCATTCTACAAACATCCAAACTATGTTTGTTCTAAGTTTGAACCCTACAAGTAACTTTTTTATTTTTAATTCTTTATTGTTAACCCTTAGTAATATACTTTAACATGCAACTCTAATGGGTATCTATTATCTACAACTTCAATTTCAAGTCTATAGTTCTTAAGATAGCCTTGAACATATTTCTTCGTTCTGTGTAAAATGTTTATAGCGTATGCCTTACGGCTTTCTGCTTGTGCTAAGTCTGTTAAGAGGTTTTTTACGACTTTTTCAAGTTCTTCTTGCGAAAGGTGTGGTAATTCTTCTTTTATTTTTCTTTTTATTTTGTCTTCAATTGTTTCTTGCTCTTTAATTTCTTCAATTTCTTCAGATACCTTAATGTAAGTAAGGTCTTCTTTACTCAATCTCATATACCTACCTATGTCTTACTAAGATATAAATACTTACACCTTACAAAGTTATAGGTTAGTATCTGAAAAATTCTATAATTTCAACGAAAGATTTATATTTCTGAGTTTTTTAACAATATATACGAGGAGAGGTGAGGAGGTGAGTTGAGGTATGCCATATAGGGACTTTACGGACAGGGTAGAGAACTATAACCTTGCAGTTATACCAGACGTAGTCAAGACCAAGTTCGAGACTAGAAAGAACAAGATGGTTCAGTTGCAACAGAGAGGACAGGCAACACTAACCGACATGGAAAAGAAGGTCAGAGACATCCTTGACGAGAACGGAATCTTCGGAAACTTCAGAATTCCTTACTTGAACTTGGCAAGAGCCTTATTCAGAGCAAAGGGACACCAGAGTGGTCTTGCTCTACAGAAGATTGCCAATGGTTGGAAGCAGAAGGCAGTTGCTGAAGGCTTAGACCCAGACATTGTTGACAAGATTATCGAAGTAGTCATTGGTGCAACAGCATACAGCTAAAGTCTAAATAATTCCACTTAATTACTCAAGATTTAATTTCTTTATTTTTTTAATTAAGCAATTTCTTTTAATCATAATAACGCTTATTTATCTGTTTCAACATATGGTTGTTAATGGTGGGTAGGGTAGTATATATCTCACCTTTGCAAGCAGAATCAATGTTAAACCAAGCTAACTTATTCAAAAAGCTATTGCAAGAATGCGGTTATGATGCAGTATTCAAATCTACTATTACAGTTGAAGATTTGAACAACGATGATATTGCTGGAGCTATATGGTTTCAATTAGCTACTATCAATTTCATAGGTGATGCTATAGTCCCATACATACTTGGCAAAAAACCTAAAGTACTATACGTTACAATCGAGGGAGTACCTACAAGGGGAAATGTAGCACATTCAAATCTAAAAAGATGCGAATTCGTAGCTGTAAGCAACTTTGTTAAAGAATGCTTACAATCAGTAGGGTTGAAAGTTAGAAATGTAGTTCATCATGCCATCGACTGGAAACTCTGTGGTGAAATCCACAAGAAGAACATAATCCAAAGAAGGCAAATCCAACAATACGCAAAAGACAGAGTTAAGTTCATAGTAGTTGCGAGAGATGACCCTCGCAAAAACCTTAAAGGGTTAGCAGAAGCTATGAGAATTCTAAATAAGAAGGGTTACGAAAAGGACTATGTAGTATTTTTAATCACCGAAGACTCTGCCAAACAGAAGTTTGAAGGTATAAATAATGCTGTGTTTATAAAAGGTTTTGGCGGTTCAGCACATGAATTCATTTTAGGCTATATGGCTTGCTGTGATTTCCTCATTCATCCTGCATTCAGTGAAGGTTTTGGACTTCCAGTCCTTGAGGCAAATGCTGTGAGTAAACCAGTAATACACGTAGATGCTCCCCCAATGAATGAATTTACCTCACCAGATTTCAATTTCATGTTCAATTACATCGATAAGCAAGCAGTAAAATGTAACATGTATCAATATTGGATATTTCATATCTTCACTCCAGACATGCTCGCCGAAATGATTGCTTACGCAATTGACATTTACAAAAACCACAAAGACGAATATCAAGAATATTGTACAAAGGCAAGAGAGTGGACAAAGAACTGGGATTATCATGTTAAATATGCCGAACTAATGAGAGAACTTAAGTTGGCAATTCCAAGAGATTTAATAGATTATGTAAAGCATGGTTTGGATTGGATAATCGAAATAAAGTGATTTAATATGATTAGGAAAGACCCTTTTGAAAGCATAATTGACCGTAAAGAGAAATACATTGATTTTACAACAAGCTTAGACTGGATAAGCTTAAACATGCTTAGATGGGAATTTAGACTACCGAAAATAGACTTATCTATTGGTTTCAACCTCAGTTTTAATTTCTTGCTTGATTTTTACTTAGCGGTAGATTTACATTTCCCTCTTGATGCTTTTGACTATCTCAAGTTAGATTTGGATTTAGCAATCGAGTTTAACCTTCCTAAATTTGAGATTGATTTAGCTATGCCTGATTTTTTAGTTGATTGGCAACCAATACCCAAAGCTTACTATGGTAAAACGAAATACAATCAAGGAGTTTATGACCCTCCAGAAATACTCTGGAAAGACCTTGCAAGGTTTATTTGGAACATGAGATATCAAACTACTGAGAAGAGCATTCCCGCTTATAAGAAAGTAAGCCAAGCACTAAAAAACTACTTAGAGGCTCACAAGGAAATTCTGTCAAAGAAAGGTGTAAGTAGTGGTTACATTGATGCAATGCTTGAAACACTAATGAAAGTAGAAGGTAAAATATTGAATTGTTCTTATGTTGGATTCACAGTAGTAGGAGTTGCCAAAGTCATGAAACCAATCAAAAGAAGACGTTACAAGATGGCTTTAGGTAAAATGAGATATATAGATGACTTCAAGACAGAAAGAACAATCTACACCAAATTCCCTTATGAAACCCAAGTAAACTACGCAAGAGTGAATTATGCCAGAGTAATACCTAAAGAGAAGGAGTACAAGGAGAAGCATCTGAGACCTCTATCCAAAACACTCGCTTGGAAAGTTAAATTCTTCAAGCAACGTTCATCAAAGACCCCAATTACAAAAGGTTTAGACGTAGAAGTAAGACCAGAGATAAGAGAAATTACGAAACACATTCCACCACCAAAGCATACACTATACCAAAGAGTCTTCTTCTTGCAGAAGAGAGATAAGATGAAATGGGAAGGTGGCAAACATCAAGCAAGGTTACAGAATATTATTGAGCATGTTAAACCTATCCTCAACAAATATGGTGTTCATGGTAATTTCAGATTAGGGTATATAGCATTTGCAAAGGAATACGTTTATATGCATTATAAGCCTCATAAAAAACACAAACAATGGAAAAGACTTCTAACGGATGACGATTTAATTCTAAAATACAAAAGAATGGGTTGTGATGAACAAATACTCAGAGAAATAATATCTACTGTAAATAAATTCAAGACAGTAGTAGATATTGAAGCATCTCAAAAGTAAGAACAACGTTTTTATAGCATTTGCATATATTGTAAAACATGGCAGAGGCTAAAGATGTTGTGGCTAAGGAGGCATCGGATATGGGTGTAGGTGGCGACATGACAACTCCTCAAGCAAGTGTACCACCGCAAGTTTCAGAAGAATTCCTAAAACTACAATCAGACCTTATAAACATAAACGCTAAGTTAGTGTTTGCAGTGGCGACATGTGAATGTGAAAAAAGAGATGAATGTGAAATATTCCAGCATGCAAGAGAAGTAGCAAAAATCCTCAAAAAGATGCAAGATGTAGTTACTTCAACTTCTAAGAAGGTAGGTAAAAGAGGTAGAAGGTGAGGAATAACTATCTTATATTTTTAACACTATTTATTGGACATGGTATCGAAGGGTTTTAAGATAAGTGAGGGCGAATTCACTCTTGAAGTTACAAACATTGAAAACATAACAAACGATATACAATGTGTAGAATACGTAGTCAAAAGAGGGGATTCTGAGCTTACAGATGGATTTGTTTACCTAGTCAGCTACCCCGCCCTAAAGGGCGGAGCTTGCTCGACCTCTCCTAACGGAGAGGGAGCATCGGGACGGCTGACAAACGCCCCGTTTTGAAGAGATTTCAAAACCCTTAACATAATATTTTTAGCACCGACAATATCTGCATGTTCTTTGAATCCACAATTCTTACATTCGAATTCTTTACCATTTCTATTTTCTTTAGCAGTGTAACCGCATACTGGACAACTTATTGATGTGCATTGCGGATTCACATAAACTACCTTACTTCCGTAGAGCTTAGCTTTGTACTCGATTAGGGTTTGAAGCTCTCTGAAACACCACTGGCTAAACAACCTTCTTTTCTCTCCCTTGAACTTAGCGTTGTTTTCTCTGAATTCTCTAATGCCTTCTAAGTCCTCCAAACCGAAAACACAAGGTGAGTTCTCTACTACAATCTTCTTAGCAACGACATGGAGGAAATTTCTAACCAGCCGTTTCTCGACTCCGCTAAGAGACAACAAACGCCTCTTAGCGGAGCGAGTGCCTTTAGCCTGAAGCTGTGAGCGTAACTTCTGATAATGGGATTTCAATCTCAAAACTTGTTGAGAGAATTCGATAAGCTTAGATTTGCCTAAACTATCATGCAAAGCTACAAAACTATTGGAAGGTTCGTTTATATCAACTCCGACAACCTTCTTAGGCTTGAGTTCCTTATCAGGAACATCTACAGATACAATAAGATACCAGAGCTTGTTACTCCTCTCGTAATAAAGAATGGCATCTCCGTAACCGTATTTCTCAATATATTCGTAGTGTTTGTTCCAACCATAGTAAGGTATTTTCTTCAATCTTTCACCGATAACCGAGATTGAACAAACTCTTGGATTTAGCTTTAAATCATAGCTCCTTCTTTTAACGAGCTTAACAATCAGTTTTTTCCTTCTAATTGGTTTTCCAATCTCTTTATAGAATAGTTCGATTAACTTCTTACGATTTCTCTTCGAGATATTAAATTTCTCAGCTAACTGGTTAAAGACAGAATCGTAATGTTGAGCAACCTCTCTGATAACTGAAATAGCAATCTGAGACTGAAAACCATACTTCTCTTTGAGTTTGTAGTATAAAGCCTTATGCAAACTAATATGGTCAAAAACACGATTGTTAAAAGCGTATTCGCTAATTTCGTTAAATGCATCTCTATACTTTTTGGCTAAATCCAAAATCTTCTGCTTTTGCTCCTTCGTAAGTTCAAGCTTAAATTTCACAGATATTGTAACCATTCATTGAGTTGTGAAAAATTTAGATATTTAAGTGTTGCGGTACTCCTCTCCGCTTTGAAAAGCGAAATTTCCGCACCGCTATTATTTTATGAAGAATCAAGACCATGCATCAGTTCTTAAAAAAGTGCTAACCAAAATAGTTACAGTAGTAAAAAAGGTTTCTTAACTCTTTCACCAACACAATTCTTTTATTTTTTTATGTTTAATTGAATATATGGTTAAGATTAAGGGTGGAGATGAGCTTTATTTAGATGTTTACTATGTGAAAGAATACCAACTCAAAGAAGTAGTTGGTAAAGATGGTATAGTAAACAAATACTACTCGGTAGATGCAAAGTTACTTCTTAACCCAGATAAAAAATACCTAAACAGAGAAAATGTCGAAGTAGTCTCGCACAAGGTTATAAAAGTGCAAATAATGGAAGTAAACAGAGTAGGTGGAGAAGTTATTGAACCTAGTTATCTTATAGGCTTACGCTTTGTAGAAGGTAATAAAGCTACTCCAGTATTCCATATCATGGTTAAAAACGATGAAGAATTCAAACAGAGAATAGTCCAAGAGTTAAGATATTATTTTAAAGCGACAAGTATATCATAAATACTAGAGGTGATAGTTAATGGCAACTGAGGTTGAGGAATTTAACATCAATCCACAAATAATCATTCAAGCATTCGATATTGAAAAAACTTTAGAAGAGTTTAGCCTAAGCGATATCGAAGAGTTTTACATTGAATACGGTGGTGTAACCGACCCATTAGGACAACTAGCATCGACAGTGCTAAATGCTATTGATAGGGGGTTGTCATCTGTAAAGAATGCTATATTGGGTAAAATCTCTGATGTATATAATACAGTCAGTAAACTACCTGGTAGAATAAGTGATGTTCTTTCAAAATTGGGTAATATAGGAGATGTTATTAATGATATATTAAATACAGTTAAAGGAATTCCAGGCAGAATAAGCGATGTTTTAAATAAAATTGGTAGTGTTGGTAGTGTTGTAAATTCTATTTTTGAAAGGGTTAAAGAACTTCCAGGCAAGGTGGGTGAAATATTAAGTAAATTAGGTAATATAGGTTCTACGGTTAAAGACATATTTGATAAGATTAAGGGTATTTATCAAAAAATAGCTGATGGATTTAAGAATGCATTAGACAAAATACGAGATATTTACGATAAGATTAAAGAAATACCTCAAAAAATAGCTGATGGGTTTAAAGATGTCTTGAAGAATTTAGGCACTATTGTAGACAAAGTCAAAGAAATTCCACAAAAGATAGCTAAAGGGTTTGAAGATGTTGGAAAATCTCTTAACAACATATTCGAGAAGGTAAAAGAGCTACCAGAGAAAGTCTCTCAAGGATTTGAAGAGGTTTTAAAGAACTTAGGACTTATTGTAGACAAAGTCAAAGATTTACCTCAAAAGATATCCGATGGATTTAGAAACATATTAGATAAGGTTCGTGAAATCTTCGACAAAGTCAAAGAGTTACCACAGAAAATATCAGATGGTTTCAAAAACGTTATCGAGAATTTAAGAGGGATAATGGATAAAGTCAAGGAGTTACCACAGAAAATAGCTGAAGGTTTTGAAAATGTAGGTAAATCCCTTAGCGGAATAATCGAGGAAGTCAAAAAGATTCCAGAAAAGATTTCAAGTTTATTTGAAGAAATTAGGAAAAAGTTTGAAGATTTTGGAAAAACTATTGGAGATATTTTCGAAGAGGTTAGAAAAATCCCTGAAAAGATAGCAAAGGGATTTGAAAATGCCAGTAAAACAATAAATAAGGTAATCGAGGAAGTCAAAAAGATTCCAGAGAAGATAAGTGAAGGATTTGGAGATATAATTGAAAAACTTAAAATATTACCAGAATTGCCACAAAAAGTATGGCAATTCATACAACAAAACATCGTTCAACCCCTTGAAGAACATGTCGTAAAGCCTATAAAAGCCTTCTTTGAAGACTTATGGGATAAACACATTAAACCATTCTTTGACAAATTAAGGGATATACCAACAAAAATGGCGGAAATCAGCAAAGCATTTCAGGGATTCGTCAACCCATTAGTAGGTATAGCACAATTCTTTGACCAAATTAGGCAGAAATTCATCGATTTCATAACTAATATTCCAAATTACATTAAGTCGATAGCAGATTTCTTTGGCAATATAGCTAAAGACCCGTTGGGTTGGTTCAACGATAATGTAGTAAAGCCTTTAGCAGATGCTTTCAGTGCAATAGGTAAGTGGATATGGGAACACTTACCAGATTGGCTCAAGAATGCAATAACCACAGTACAAGATTGGTTCTCTGGAGCTAAGGATTGGATAACAAAAGGATGGAGAGACTTTGTCGATTGGGTTAGTAAGATACCAGAGCATATCCAAAACTTAGGAAACTATATCTATGATAACGCAATTAAACCATTGCAAAATTGGTTAGATGAACAAATAATATCGCCATTTAGCGAATATATTGTTAAACCTCTTGGAGATATAGGAGCTAAAGTTTGGCAAACTCTTAGCTCAGCATTTGATAGAATTAGAAATGCTATAAGTGAATTCTTAAAAGACCCAATAGGTTTCATCGGTGGGATATTTAATTTCTTGATTAGTGGATTAAAGAAAATTGGAGAAGCTATATGGGGCGGAATTACATCTGCTGGAGAGTGGTTCGCAAGTAAAGCTACTGAAGCATTCAACGCAATCTTTTCAAAAGTTATCAAACCTATATATGATAGTTTTGAAAACATAGGTAAATCTATAGTTAGTTTCATAAACAAACCATTCATATCTTTGGTTGGAGCAGTTAAAGGTTTAGCAGATAAAATTGCTAAAGCTACAGATGAACCTATAACCAAGCTTATTTATGACCTTTTCACACCACTGGTTAGCAATGTTGCAAAAACTATGGAAAATCATGTTATGAAATTAGTTAATAAGCTTAGTAAAGGTCAATCTGCGGGTGAGGTTATAGAATCACTACAGCTTACTGGATTGCTTTATGGTTCGATAGTTCTCAATCAGTATTTGTTTAGAGCAATATCGTTAGGGTTACATGCTTTAGCTTCAGCTTTTGACAAATACAATTGGGAAATGTTTATTGGATGGAGAGTAAAGGTAAAGGGAGAGCATGGATTCAGATTCGTTCCAGCAGGTGTTGGTGTTAGGCAAGCTATAGGAGATTCTACGTTAGTTCAACAAGCAATTCCAATTTACGTTGGATTAAACTTAGGTGGAACTTTGAGACACATTGCAAAAGAAATGAAAAACTATGCAGATGAGTGGGGTAGAGCAGTTCTATATGGTTATGCAATTTGGCTATCACAACCCATGATGCGTTTGGCAAGTTCAATGTTTAGAAATATGTTACCTATTGAACTACCGTCATTATCCGAGCTTAGAACTATAACAAGGAGACACATGCCAATCAAAGAGAAATTCGAACAACACCTAGAAACTATGAGAAGGTATCTTGCGTTATATGGTTACAACGATGAAGTCGTGGCATGGTTGACAACTCCAATAACAGAGAAAGGTTGGTTTGTTACAATTGTAGATAGGTTTGGCAAGGAAAGAAAAGTCCCGATAAGCTTACTGTATGAGCTACCGACACCTTCAGATATAGCAAGAATGATGATTCATGACCTATTTACACTTCCAGAACAAGAAGAGGTTGCGTTTGAGAGCTTTAAGAAATTGATGGCTATGAAAGGATACAACGAAGACATCGCTAAGCTCTATTACTTGCTACACTACAAATATCCAAGCATGAGCGATTTATGGGAATTCACTTGTAGAGTGGTAGCAAAACAAACATGGGTTGAGTATGTTCCTGAACCAGAGATGGACTTAGGTGCGCCAAATCCGAAATCTCCTGTGCAATTACAAAGCACATATGGGTTAACTAAGTTTACGAGTGAAGAAGTGTGGAATAAATTAAAGAGTGCAACAGAAAACATTTTGAGACACTATGCAAAGTGGCATGATTATGCTCCATTCACATGGATTAAAGATTGGACAGCAGATAACTTAATTTACATAGACTTAATGGCTGACATACCACAGAGAATCGATGCAAGATGGATGTATAAGTGGCAAGTCCCTGTTCCCAAAGCGATTTACGATATTACCAATAATGAATACTTTGATGAGAAAGCACTCTTCTTAATTGTAACTTCAAGAGGAATGCATCCCAAATGGATAGAATCTATAGTAATTGCTGAGTGCATGAACGCATTAGCAGAAGAGAGAACATATGCAAGAACGGGTGTCATCAACGCATTCAAGGAAGGATTTATGCCATTGGATGGATTGACAAAGACACTATCAAACCTCACAACGATAAAGATTCTTGATAGAGATGTCCCTGTTAGATTCTTAGAAGGAGAAGTTAAGCTACTTGCATTAAGAGCCAAATATGACAGAGCATTGGACATTCTAAGGGATTATTTCAAAGATTTACTTAGAGGAGTAACCGAGAACATAATCCCATTCGATGGAATGACTAAAAGCTTAAAAGACGAAATAAATGCAGTAGCTAAATCGTTAGGATTAACAAATCTTGCATTAGATGAAGACTATTACAAACTATATCAACCAGTAGCAGACTCTCTCAGAAAGGTAAGAACAATTGAGAGGATAAGATATTGGTACAGATACATGCTTTACAGAATTCTATATAGATTCTCAGAAGGATTCATGAGTAAAGACGAATTCAACAAAACAATAAACGACATTGTAAACAACGCAAAGCTAACTGATGAAGAAAAGAAGGTCTTTGTCGAGATTGCACAACTAATGTATGATGGTTTCTACAAGAAGACTAAAGCAGATGGAATTCTTAGAAAATTAGCAAGAGGTGTAATAACACATGAACAAGCAAAACAAGAACTAATTAAATTAGGGTTAACTGAGGATTTAGCAGATGCTCTCATAGAGAAGCATGCCAAAACTTACACATTATCAATCTCGACTCTACTAAGCTATGCTGATGAAGTTTACATTCCAGAGGAGTTACTAATGAAGAAACTTGAGATTCTTGGAGTTCCACAAGATGAGCGAGAAATTGTCTTACAAGTGTTTAAGATAAGACCAATCAAGGACGAAAGAGCAAAAGCAATCAGAATACAGATTGAGAAATTTATCGAAGGATACATAGATGAAAACACACTTAGACAAGAGTTAAGTAAACTTGGTAAATTTAAAGAGGAAATTGACCTAATTGTTCAATATGCTAAGGTAGAAAAAGAAATGGAAATCTACAAACTAAGAATTGATGCTATTCTTAATAAGATAAGAAGAGGAGTATTAACTATCGAAGAGGCTAGGAATGTCCTTAGCAAATATATAACAGACAAAGATATAGTCGAAGCTCTAATTGAAAAAGCAGTCAGAGTTTATACCTTATCAGTGGCTCAACTATTGAGCTACGCAGAATACGTAGACATTCCAGAAGAACTGTTAAAGAGGAAATTAGAAATATTAGGTGTTCCAAAAGATGAAATACCCATTATCTTGCAAGTTTTCAGAATAAGACCTCTAAGAGACGAATATGCTAAGCAAATTTCAGAAACACTTAAGCAATTCGAGGAAGGATACATTGATGAGGAGAAACTTAAGTCCACTCTAAAAGAATTAGGTAAAAGCGATAAGGAGATTCAAATTCTTGTAACTTTTGCAAAGGCTCGTAGGTGGAGACACAAGGTTGAATACTTTGTGGATGCAATCTTGAACCAGCTAAGGAGAGGAGCAATTACCATCGACAAGGCTAAAGAAGAGTTGTCGAAATACATCGTGGATGAGAGTCTAATAGATGCGATGATAGAAAAGACTGTAAGAGTTTACACATTGTCAATACCACAATTACTTAGCTATGCAGAATACGTAGATATTCCAGAGGAATTCATTAAAAAGAAGCTTGAGATTCTCGGAGTTCCAGAGGATGAAGTTCCAATTATCTTGCAAGTGTTTAGAATAAGACCACTAAAGGATGAAAGAGCTAAGATGATTAGGAGTGTCATAGATGCATATATCAATGGTTATATCTCAAAAGACTTGCTCCAGCAAAACTTAAAGAACTTAGGAAAATCACCAAGGGAAATTCAAATTCTAACAGAATTTGCAGATTTTGAGAAATCCCAAGCTGAAGCAAAGTTAGCCATAGATGCAATTCTAAACAGATTAAGAAGAGGAGCAATAACACTTGAAGAGGCTAAGAAGGAGCTATCGAAATACATTGTGGACAAAGCTCTTATAGATGCTATCATTGAAAAATATGTTAGAACTTCTGTTTGGACACCAGACAAATTGGTTAGCATGGCAGAATATGTACCTATAGATATTCAAAAGCTTGTAGATAAAGCAAAGATGTTCGGATATCCAGAGGAAGAAGTAAAATTATATCCAGCATACCTCATAGCAAGAAATCTCAATGAAGAAATTGGAAGAATAATAACAGAGCTTGTATACCTCTATGTTTACGACATCATTGACGAAGAAACATTGAGAAAAGAGATTGATAAGGTTAGAACTCTAAATGGTGAAGTTAAAAAGCTTGGCGTAGATTGGATTGTTATTGATGACATGGAGAAAGAGTTAATCATACAAAGAGCTAAATTAAGAAAGATGAGAGAGCAAAGAAAATCAACATAGGGGTGAATGGCTATGCCGTATCTTGATGAGTTGAGAGAGAGTTTGAAGTTGGAAGCTGGAGACGTAATAATGGAAGATTGGTATGAAGATTTAGTAAACTATCTTGAAAAAATAGAGAAAGAAGGTGCTGTAGATTACGTAGGTTACATCCATTCACATTTAATTCCCGATAAAGATGCCTTATACAACGTTGGAGTACACAACTCCAAACTTAAGCAAGTTCACTCCGTTTACGGATATTTCTCCAACGTTAAAGCAGATACAATGAATGCAACTAATGTACAATCTGACGATATAACTACTAACGAGATAAACGCAAATAAAGGCAATTTCACAGAAGACTTGAGGTTACAAGGTAAAAGAGTTCTGAAAGACGAAGACCCAATACACATAGCTTCATTCTATGAGTATGCTAAGTCTCAAGTTGAGCAAGCTATTAAGGATGCACTTCTGAACTTAAGCATTCCAACAAAGATTGAAGAAAAGAAGGTTGTTGATGTTTATTCATTCTATGACTATGCTAAGAATCAAATAGAGCAAACAATCAAAGATGTACTTCTGAACTTAGGAATACCACCTAGACCTCATCTACTTGGTTATCAAGTAGATTACTATGCACCAGCAATGGCAGATATATTCCCGCAAGATTTGAACGTTCAATTCGATGGTAGAGTTAGAATTAAGGTTGTTGGAAATGTGGATTTCTACGCTTACATGAAGTTCAAGCCAAATGTAGCTCCGATTGAAATAGTAGCATGGCTTAACGATGGTAAACCAATCAAAGCCAATACATGGAAAGAAATGGATTTCACCGTAAACAAAGACGATAAGGTGAATGTAAAAGTAGTCCCAACTACGAAGATAACAATCTTGATTTACAACATACCTCAAGCTTGATGCTTAACTTTTTAATATACATTTGATTTGAAATAAGAATATGAAAACAATCTATTACTTATATCCAATACGCAACAAGGTTAGCTTTACCTTTATATCTAAGCAACACATTAGGTATCTAAAGCAAAAGTTAAAGAACAATGTAAAAATAATAGAAACAGATGTAGACACTTTTGACCCTTCTGCATGGGGGTTTAACCGTAAACTTATACTCCATCCACTCTTTTATCCATTCTTCGAAGGAGTAAGTAAAGAAGCTAATGCCAAAATAAGTAAACTTAACCAATGCCTCAACAAAGGTTTCAAGATTATAGCTTTCGATACGGCAGATTCTGACAGAATTTCCGAAAAAGCAGTAGATTTAGCTAATAAAGTTGAAGCAATAATAGTTCCATCTAACTTTGCCAAGAAAGCATTTGTAGATAGTGGCGTATATAAACCAGTTCACGTAGTACCTCATGGAATTCCAGATGAGTTTATGGTTAATGGTAAAACAATAACTCATCCAGATTTGGCTAAGCTCAAAGAATTCAAGGAGAAAAACAAATTCATACTTGTTCATTTCAATGTTACACATTGCTATGATGAAGAAACGAGAATCCTCACTAAGGAAGGTTTCAAAAAATGGAATGAGATATCCAAAGATGACGAAATTGCCACTTTCAACCTAAAGACTGGTGAATTAGAGTATCAGAAACCAGAAGAGATATTTATATACGAATATAAAGGTAAGATGATTCATTTCAAAGGACAACACTATGACCTCTTAGTTACTCCAAACCACAGAATGGTAGTTAGAAAGTCAAGACGGTATGTAGCTCCACAAAACAGAAATAAGGTTAGAGAATGGAAAATTAAAGAAGCATTCGAATTACTAATCAATCGCAATTGGGTTAAATATGAAATTCCAAGAGTGGTTAAATGGAAAGGTGTTCACAAAGAATATTTCGAGATTGATAAGAAATTGAACGAGAAACTACATTGCAATGTTAGATATAAGCATGATAAATTGCCTATAAAACCATTTCTAAGGTTCTTGGGATGGTTCATATCGGAAGGACAAGCAAGATACAATGAACATAACCATGAAGTTTTTATAGCGATTTGGAACAACAAGGGTGAATACTTGAAAGAAATAGCAGAAACTATAAAGGAGTTGGGCTATCATCCAGTTATAGATTACAATAAGAAATGCGTAATAGTTAGTTCAGTTCAACTATACGAAATCATCAAAGCACTTAGATTACCAGTTCACCCAGAGGTTAAAGGTAAGAAAGCTCATCTAAAGTTTGTTCCAGATTTCATAAAGGAACTTTCTCCAGAGCTTATAAAAGAGTTTCTTATGGCACTATGGAAAGGAGATGGAACTTTCTATAAAACAAAGGATGGAAAAACCATACCATTGAAATATTCTACAACAAGTAAAAAGCTTGCAGAGGATATAGCTGAACTATGCTTGAAATGTGGATATGCTGTGAGTATAAATGTTGATGATTGTGTAAAAAGACTTAATAAAGGGCATCATCCACTATATAATGTCGTAGTTTCGGTTAGATATGCTAATCCAAGTATGAATAACAAACCAGAAGTCATAGATTACGAAGGAATAGTTTGGTGTGTCAAAGTTCCAAATGGGGCGGTTATAGTTGAGAGAAATGGCAAAATCGTAGTTTCTGGAAACTCAGGATTCCGTAAGGGTTGCGATTTATTCGCAAAAGCTATGTCTATCGTTCAAAAGGAGAATCCAAATATCATAATTTTGGCAAAGAGGCTTGAAGGATTAGACCCATACTTACCTCTATTAAGACAATTGAAATGCGTAGAGGTTGGCGGTTATCTTGAATTGGATGCTTATAGGCGACTTTATGACTTGACTGACATTACAGTTCTTGCATCACGAGGGGGAGGGTTTGAGTGCGTTCCACCAGATACAAAGATAATATGCTACGATGGAGTCAAGCCAATCTCAGAAGTGAAAGAGGGAGATTTAGTTCTAACACATAAGGGAAGGTTTAGAAAGGTTACAAGAGTGTTTAAGAGACATTACAAAGGTAAGATTATAGAGATAATACCTTATGGTTTCTCTAAAGTTAGCATCAAATTAACACCAGAGCATCCAGTTTTAGCTATAATTAGGAAAGGCAATGCAAGGAACTCAATTAACTCTAACTTAGAATGGGTAGAAGCTAAGGAGTTGAAAAAAGGAGATTTTGTCGTATTTCCAATACCATCAAACAATTGTGAGAATATAGTCTATGATTTAGCAGAATTCTCTAATGATGGTAGTTTAGTAGTTGAGGATGAGTGGATATACTACAATAGGACAGGTTCTCCGAGATTTACAGAAATCAGCTACAAAGATATAGAAAAGCTAACTAATGAAACAAAGAAAATAGTTTGTAAAGCTGTTAAAGCTTACAAAGGTGAATTGAATACGAATTCTGATAGGGTAAAGAAAGTTGTAGAGTTTCTAAGAAAGATAAACTATGAACCTCAATATGTAAAAATAAAGAGATTCGTTAAATTTGATAAATACTTGGCAAAGGTTATAGGATATTACTTAGCAGAAGGGAGTATTTCAGCAAAAGGACGTGCAGTGGAGTTCAGTTTTGGTGAAGAACCAGAACTTGTATTAGATTTAGTAAATGCAATAATACATGCTTTCAATTATATACCATCGGTAAAGCAATACTCTGATAGCAAAGTAACAAAAGTAATCATTTCAAATAAAGTTATTGCCAAATTCTTGGAAACATTATGTGGCAAAAAAGCTCATGGTAAAAGAATTCCATTAGATTGTTACAGGTTGGATTTAGACACAATATCATGGCTAGTATGGTCAATGATACTTGGAGATGGATGCGTTAAAGATAATCTCATAAGATATGCTACGGTTTGCGATAATCTTGCTTTTGGAATCTACACATTGTTAGTTAAACTTGGATATAAACCAAGAATCGAATGTCTTGTCCAAAGAACATATATTAGACCAAGCCATAAATTCGCTGAGAGTAAAATATGGGAAATTGAAGTAACATTACCTAACAAAACCAATGGTAAAAACCCATCTAATAATCCATTAATACCAAGAAAAGAGGATTACATTTTACATAGCAATAAGAGGTATCTTGATTTCAAGAGGGGGTTTATGATTTCAATAATCAGAGATATGAAAATCGTAGATTACGATGGCTATGTTTATAACCTTGAAGTCGAAGAAGACAATAGCTATGTTGCTAATTTAGTAACAGTTCACAATTGTAACGCATTAGAATCATTGGCGAGAGGAGTACCAACAATAGTTCCAAAAGCTGGTTGTTTCTTAGATTACATTAAATACGCTATACCAGTCAAAGTTACGAAAAACAAACCAATAGTTCTACCAGATAACCCTATCCACGTAGGAAAGGGGTGGGAAATCGATGTTGATGAGCTTGCAAAGACAATTCTTAAAGTTGCAGATAACTTGAGCAAATACAAAAGAACTGCAAAAAGGAACATGAAAAAGATTTGGAAAGAATACAGTTGGAGAAGAATTGTAGATAAAATTATCAAAATATTAGTTGAATACGATTTCATTAAAGTTTAGTAGAGGTGTTGGTTATGGGTGAGATTGTCGAACATCTTGATTTGAAATATTATGTCGATGAAAACTATCCAGCATCAAGAGAGCCTATTAGAGAAAATGAGTCACATGTTCTTGGATTCTGTATAATAATAGCAGATAGAAATAAAGTATTCGTAGATGTAGGAGCTTGTACTGGTAAATACTCCATACCCATGAGCAAACACTATGGTATGGTTATAGCAATAGAACCCAACCCTAAAAACATCGAATTCTTAAGGAAAAACATAGAACTTAACAAATGTGATAATATTGTAATAATAGATAAAGCAGTATCAAACACTAAAGGTAAAACTAAATTAGCTTTAAAAGGTTCTCAAAGCTTTATAGAAGCTTACAATGTGAAAGATTCAATAGAAGTTGAAACAGATACCTTAGACAACTTAATCGAAAAAGCAGATGTGATAAAGATTGATGTTGAAGGTGCTGAACTAAAAGTCATAGAAGGTTCTGAAAGGATAATTGACGAGCATAAACCTATCTTTGTAGTAGAGCATAACGAATACTGGAGCGGTGATAAACCCAAAACCCATCTGGACATAATGAAAAAGCTCATAGCTAAAGGCTATTATCCATTCAACTACAACTATGTTCATTGGATTTATGTTCCGAAAGAAAAAATATCCAACTTTGCAGGACAACTTTCTGAATACGCTCAGGGAAGGTTGTTATCCCATCATATCTTCTACGAAATTATTATTAAGAATATCAAAGAAGGTAAACCTTGGTATTACGGGTTGCCTAACACATGGTGGCATGGTGTGAGTATTTTAGAATTTGTCTCGGTGTTAGTTCATAAAGCTCCTTATGAAAAGGAGTGGTTAGACCTTTACAAGAAGACAATATTTAACAACTATGGTTTTAAAATTTGATACAGAGGTGGTATCGTGATAGTCGGTATAATAAACGGATATTATAGGAGTGGTACAACATTCATGCAACGATTATGCTCTAAAAGCAATCCTAATTTCATAGTCTTAAGTGAGCCAACACAGCATGAAATCATTGACCACATAATGGCTAACGGTTGCAACAACACGAACCTACTACACGGATGGGAAATCTTCAAAGACTACTGTAAATTACCACGTAAAGTTAGGCATGAATTCATAAGAAGACATTTTACAGTATTCGATGAAAACGAAAACCAGTGGGGTATTATGACATCAGAAGGAGCTATAAGGTATCTACTTCAACCTCTACACGATTATAACCAACCAGTAGTAATCAAATCAACACAACTACACTTACACCTAGAGAAAGTAAAGAAATGGTATGATTGTTGGGTGCTACACTTAGATAGATGTATAGAAAACATTATTGCAGACCATTTCACTTATTATGCTTTAGTAAACTCTACTAAAGCTAAAGAACTTCTCACAAGCAACAATAAACCATTGCCTTTCTATGCTGATTTAGTATTCAAGAACCTTGTAGAATACTATGGTTTAGACGAAAGCATAGCAAGGAACAACCTTGACAAACTTGTATTCAACATACTTACCGTTAAAAAAGCAATAGAACGACAGAAAGGTATAACTGTAATAGACTTTGACAAATTCATTTCAAATCCAAAACAGTATTTAAACAAGCTACCTTTCAAGATAAATGAAAGTCTGTTAAAGCTTATAGATTCGTCAAAGAAGAATCCAGTTCCAGATTGGCTTAAAAGTATGATAAAAGATTCTATAAACTATTTAAATAATGTTTTGAGGTGGTAACATGGATTACACCTTAACACTCTCAATAGAAATATTAGGGTTAGGTATAGCAATAGCTTCAGCAACTCTAAAATTTTATACAACTACTTTAAAGAAATTACAGAACCACGATGATAGGCTTGGTTTCATAGAGTTTAGATTAGATAGGATTGAGAGAAAGCTCGATGAGTTAAACGGTAGAATGCGAGTTAATAAACCATCGTAAAATATCATGGTCTTTGACGTATTTCCTACAGTATTACCAGTAATAACAGCACCAGTAAAACCAACAGAGTTAACATCATCAGATTGGGCGAAAGGTGTTGAGAAAGCAATATCAATCGAGTTTACACCGACATTCGATGAAGCTGTAGGTATTGACTTAGCATTCATAACACCTTATGGATTTGATTTAGCAAGTGTCATTGAGACATCATCACTAAACGTTTTAGCAAAAGATTCGGCGACACTAATCGAAATCTTAGGTTCGAGAGGTTTCATAGCTTATGAATATGGTAATCTGATAGATATAGCATCATCTATTGGTTTTTCATCATACGATTCGGCAACTGGTATAGGCTTAGCATATTTCACTCCTAAAGCAATCGATTTCGGACAGCTAACCGAAATATATGCAGTTCCAAATGTATTAGCTCATGATAGTGCTGTCGGTGTAGAACTTTACAGAAGGTTCTTAGAAGCAATTGACAGAGCATTTGGTGTTGAAAAGCTTGGAGATAGAACTTTCTCATCAATAGACATCTCAACTACAATTGAAAGAGCTATAAAATTGTTCTCAGTTTCAGATTACGCTCAAGCGATAGACTTTGGACAACTAATGTTAATAGCCACAGACTTTGCAACATCGTTAGAACAAATCCCAATGCGAGAGTTCATCCTTGTAGATTTAGCAACTGGATTTGATAGGTTAATAGAGAGATACTTTGAAGTCATAGATGCTCGCATAGGTATCGACAGAGTTATCGTAGAATTCGAAGAGAGTTGCATTAAAGTACTCTACTTCGCATTTGGAACATACGGTTTCATTCACATCTATAGCATAGACAACTTCACTCCACCATTCGTTGTCGAAGCTAAGTTTTCACCGAGAACTGCAAAAGGTCATGATGCAAGGTTGGATTTGTATTACCCAGACAAACTTGGTTATCATCCAGCGGATGCCTACGGTTCTTATTTGCATGCATGGGGAAGTGGAGACTCAGATGGAGACCCATTCAAAGGCTTATTTGCATGGGGATTCAGAACTGATACCGAATCTCTACTAAACCAATCTATGGATAAGGAATTCTACGCTAATAGATGGTACATCTTTAGAATAATCCAACAAACTGATAACACGAAATTCCAAGTTTATGGCGAGAAAAGAGACTTATTGGCAGAAGCTGAACATACGAGTGGTCATAATGTAGATTTGAAAGTTGTAATCGGTGCTTGTAACGAAGATAATCAAGGATTTGTTCAAGAAGTCTGGTATGATTGGGTTTTCGTTAGAAAATACATCGAACCAGAACCTTCAATATCTATAGGTTCTGAAGAAACAAGTCCCGTTGAGTGGTAAGGAAATCTTTTATTAAGATTTAAGGTATAAATATCTACATGGTTAAAGATAAGTTGGTTATTAGAAGAGAGGAAGTAAACTTAGAAAGAGATACAACTACAGAAAAATTGGACTCTGGAGCTAATTTAGACCTCTTCTATGAACTTGAAGTAAGGGATAAGAACGGAAAATTAATATCGAAGAGAACTGGTAGAAGCAAGTCTCTTGTGAGGAATTTCGCATTGATGCTAAGAGGATTAATGGCTGGAAACATAGCAGGTGTCGTTTCTGGCTCTACTTGGAACACTAAAGTAACGGTAACCGCTACGGATGGCACGACATTTGATTATCCAAACTTACCGAGCTACTCAGAGGCTGAAAACGCTCCATCAGCAATGGAAGCATCAGCACTTGAAAGGGTGGATGAATATGGTGTTGTAGTCGGAACAGGCTCAACAGCAGTAACGAGAGACGATTACAAGTTAGAATCACAAGTTCCAGACGGATTCGCAGATGGTCAAATGGTTTACGGTAAAACTACAGTTGAAGACGTGAACGGAGACCCACCAAGCTCGGTCTTCAGAATAATAAGAACATTCACCAACGAAGGCTCTTCGACAATATCGATTTACGAAATAGGTTTAATCGTAAAAGCTCAAGACAAATACGTATTGATAGCAAGAGATGTTTTAGACACAGCACAAGATGTCCCAGCAGGAGCAACCCTAACAGTAAGATATATCTTCAAAGTAACAGCATAATGTCTTCTTTAATTTCTCATGCCTATAACTGCAGAAATTCAAAGTTATGATGTAGCTACTTTACTTGATAGAGCTACTGATAGAGGTATTCATCTAAAAGACCAAGCCAAAGGAACAGATAGGTTAATAGAAAGACATCTTGAAAATGTAGAAAATGTCATCAATATTCTAATACAGAGGACAAAAGAGTTTAGATACGTAGGTTTTGGCGATTTTGTAAGAGTTAAAGACCAAAACCTTATTGTAGATACTCTTAAACTTCTTGATACTGTTTTACAAGTTTATTATCCTTGTTCTAAATACTCTGAAATTGTACGCAAAATCAGATATGTAACTAAAGATGACTTTATCTTACCAGATGACCATAATTTAGTTGTAGATGCGATTAAAAGCGTAAGAGATTGCTTAGCACAAGTAGTACCACAATGGGACTTAGTATCATTAGACATGTATATAGGAATGTTAAATTACGTCAAAGAAGAAGACCCTGTCTTATCTTTTCAATACAATGCGAAAATAGATGCACTTAAGAATATTCTAAAGTTCATATTCAAATACGTATTTGTAACTACAGAACAAATAGTAGAACTATTTACAGAATATGGTATATCTCTGAGAGTATTAAATATAGAAATTGAACCTTTTATAGAATTCTCAACGACAACTGAAATCTTAGAATCACTAATCGAAGCTACAATTTCTTATAACTTAACTACGATTTCACTGGATTTATCAAGTATAATAGATAGTTTAGGCGAAGCAACAACTAAAACCATTGATAGTTTAGACTTGGTAGAAAGCATTGGAGAATTAACCACAGCAATAACCGAAGGATTGGCAGAAATACAAGGAATTGGTGAAGTTACCATTGAAGTTGTTGAAGGTTTAGCTCCGATAGAATCATCATATGATTTTCCAGAGATAATAGATTTCTTACCAGAAATAATAGCATCATACGATTTCCCATCAATCATTACTAAGCAATTATCAATCTTAACAGAATACGATTTTCCACCTATCACCACAGAACAACTACAAATGCTAACAGAATACGATTTCCCTTCTTACATCACCGAGCAACTACAACCTCAAACCGAATACAGCTACACAATAGAATTCATTGAGAAAGAGATTCATCCAGAGGCTATATGTGAAATAGTATATCCCATTATTATCGAAAAAAGTATAGAGCTATTTTCTGAACATGCAGAAACAATAGAAACGGTAGATAAGGAACTTGAGATTGTAATTCCATTTGACCTACCACCAACGATAAGCGGTTACACCGAACTATTACTATCATACGATTTCCCATCTTACATTACTGAACAACTCCAAATGCTAACAGAATATGACTTTCCTTCGATTTACGATTCAACCGCATTATTAGCTACAACATACGATTTTCCATCTGTTTACGATTTGGAACAACCCATAACAGCAATTGAAGAACTGACAACGACAACATACGATTTAACCATTCAAGCCTTGCTTGAAATATACTCAACGCTAGAGAGCTACGATTTAGAAACGGTTACACAACTTCTGATAGACAAAACCTTAGATAGCTATGACTTGAAAACTATAACTCAACTAATCCTCGACAAATACCTCGAATCGTTAGACTTGGAGATTCTCGGTGCTGAAACAGTCATCGAGAAAACCTTAGAAAGCTACGATAAACCACTCGACTTATCATTGTCGATAGATAGAACTACCAAATCTCTCGATGAAACATCGACAGTTCAAACCTCTTACGAGTTTGAAATGATATATTGGTTACGTGGTTACAAATACCGTAGAGCTATAACCATAACCAACAACGCTCAAGAAGTAAACGATTACCAAGTCTTAATAGTTCTAACTCCACAAAACTTCGACTATTCTAAAGCAAAACCAGACGGGAGTGATATTAGGTTCACAAAAGACGATGGCATAACGAAGCTTCCATATTGGATTGAGCTTTGGAATCCAAACGGTGAAAGCTGGATTTGGGTTAAGATTGATAACCTTCCATTAGGGGATACTACAATCTACATGTATTATGGCAATCCCGAAGCTGAAAGCGAAGAGAACCCAGAACAAGTGTTTGATTTCTTTGACCACTTCGATAAGGATACATTAGATAAGAAATGGAAGCTCAAGAAAGGTCAAGGTGCTGTTATGGCGAGAGTTATAGAGCAATAGTATTAACCTATTTAAACGTACTACTACTATGTTGAATATTCTTCAACTTTAACCATAGTTTTTTGAAGAAAATTTAGACGGACATATACAGCTTTTTTAAAGATTATTCAACGAAATAATTTACCAGAACAAAGATTTTATTTTTATTAGTAACACTCATGAAAATAAACTCTCTAGGGTTTACCTATATAACACATATTATAAATATGATTTAGTGTTAAAAGTAACTGTAATTTTGTTACTGACCTTTGAACAACTAGTTACCATTCATTTTTTATAATCCTATGCATAATTGAATATATGAACGAGAAGGGGAAGGTTAAGTCCACCTTCATCATAACGAAATTCAAAGACCCTGAAGGTTTGGTAGAGAGATTCGCAAGGATTGGTAAGCCTTTAGATGTCTTAAAACGAATGTTCGCCAAGTATTTCATTGAAGAGAAAGTCATACATGGTAACATTTTCCTCAACGAAGGAATAAACCTTATCTGGACAGCAGTCTGTGGTGGTAGTTATACACCATTTGACCATGACCATGCTCACATTGGTGTAGGAGATGGAACTCAACCAGCAGATGCAACACAAACGGGGTTACAAGGAACTAACAAATACTACAAAGGTATGGATGAAGGTTATCCACAATATGGAACTGACCAGAAAGCCGTATTTCGTGCCACTTTTGGTGGAACGGAGGCTAACTTCTGCTACACACCTGACCATGAGGTTCTAACAATCGAAGGATGGAAACCGATTGCAGATGTTAATATAGGAGACTTAGTAGCAGTCATAAAGCCAAACGGAGCGATAACATATCTACCAGTTGTAGATAAGACAATCTTCCACCACAGAGGTTATATCTACGAGATAGAGAACGAGAGAGTTAGCTTAGCGGTTTCACCAGAACACAAGGTTTACGTTAGAAACGATTGGTGGAGAAGAAGAGGAGAAGGATTTGACCTCATAGAGATAGAAAGGCTTGAGAAGGGAACATGGGAAATGAAAAAAGACGGATTATGGTCTGGATTGAAACCAAGAGAGTTCGTAATAGAAGGAATCCACAGCAAGTTCCATCCTTGGCTTGAAGATGCTATATATTTACCAGTAGAACCATTCGTAAAGCTCTTAGGATACATATTGAGCGAAGGCTACGTAATGCAAAATTCAGTAGTAATTTGCCAGAATAAGGACAAGCATCCTGAAATCTACAATGACATCATCGAGACAATCAAGGAGTGTGGATTTACTCCAAAAGTGTATAATGGTATAATGATATATATAAACGATAAAAGACTCGCTCAATTCATCAAGAAATATTGCTACGTAGATGGAACAAGAGCATACAACAAGAAGATACCAGATTTCGTCAAGTGGCTAACGCCTGAGCTTATAGAAACATTCATTGATGCTTTCATAAAAGGAGATGGACATTTAAAGGATGGTGTTACACCGATAATCTACACGACATCACCATACATTAGAGACGGAATACAAGAATTAGCATTGAAGATAGGTCTATGTGCTGATTGGAAAGCGATTAACAACACAAAGAGCTTCAGCAACAGAACCAAGTATGTCATTTCAATCGTTAGAAGATACAAGACACCATATGTTGTCGTTAAAAGAGATGACAAAAGGAGAAGAGAGCTAAAGAAGATACCATACGATGGGCTATTAGTTGGTATAGCAGTCCCAGAATATCATACTCTCTACGTGAGGAGACACGGAAAGGCAGTCTGGAGTGGAAATTCGTGGAATGAATGGACAGTGGCTAATGGTGCTTCAGATGATGCAATAAATCTTAATCGTAAGGTTGAGAGCTTAGGAACGAAAGCAGAAGGAACAACATGGATATTCACTGTTGAGTTGAGTTTAAGCTGATGAGGTAGATTTAAATGATTCGTAAGCTTCACCTTAAATGTCCATATTGTGGTAAAGAATATGAAATATATAGAAGAGTCGACAGTAGTTACGCCATGCTAATGTGTTTAGAATGTGGGCATATCGCTCCATTGTATAAGTGGTTAAAGAAAGATTTATAAGTTAAACACTGTTGGATTAAGCTTAAGTTGGTAGTTAGAGGTGCTAAACTATGTTGTGTCCTAGATGTGGTGTAGAAATGGTTTATTTAGGGAAAAGCCACGTAAGACCAGATGAGGATGAATACTACCATTGTCTTAAGTGTAGGCATTCTTACAGACATGAATACAAAATAGGCAAGCTCGTAGATTTGGGTAGAGAAGCAATCTGAATAAAGGTGTTGTAAATGAAAATCGCATACTATTCAGTAGCACCATTCGTAAGCTCTGGTTTCGGAGTTTGCACTCGCTACTTAGCATATCATCTCGCAAAGAAACACGAAGTGGACATCTATTCTTACTTTGGTTACGAAGGTGCAGAAATCCCGTTTATGATTGAAGATAGGCAAGTTAAAATCATAGGTGGAAATGGAACATTAGTTCATCCTGTATTCTTCGAAAGATACAACGAATACGATGTTCAAATATTACACTTTGACGGATGGGTAATCTCAAGGCAAATAGCAAAACTTCAAGATGCCAACATCATACATTGGTGTGTTGAAGGTGATACGGAAGTCATAACTCCAAATGGCATCAAAAAGATTAGGGATTTAACTATAGAGGATAGAGTTTTGGGATTTGATTTTGAGGTTGGCAAAGTAGTTTGGACAAAAGTCTTAGCAATTCATATTATACCAACGGATGAAGATTTAGTGGTTATAGAGTTTGAAGATGGTTCTAAATTGAAATGCACGGAAGACCATGAAATCTATACGATTGATGGTTGGAAGCAAGCCTCAGATTTGAGAGTAGGTGATAGAGTTGTTGGGTTACATATTTATAGACCATCGACCAAAATAACTATTGATGAAGAGGAGATGGACAGAGCAAGAAGTGGAATTCTTAAAGAGAAATTATACGAAAATGACTGTAGAGCAAATAGCAAAAGCATTGAACAGGTCGGAGAAAGCAGTAATCCGCAAAGCAACAAGATTGGGTTTAGTAAAGAGCATGTCGGATTTAATTACAACCAAAGGAACGAAAATAGAGCAATCTATTGCGAAAATGGAGAAAGTAATTCAGAATTTAGAAGAGTGGCAAAAGGGTTATCTTGCGGGATTTCTGGATGGAGAGGGGACAATAACTATAACTGTGGTGAAACATTACAACAAGCAAAGGAAACCGAGATACTTATTGAATCCTCACATAGCATTTGTGAACACGCACAAAGAAACCATAGAGACAATTGCCAAATGGTTGGATGTGAAACATTGGAAAGGACAACGGGAAGGGACAAAAGCGAAGAGACCAATATACAGAATTCAAATTCATGGATACAAAGTTTACCCAATTCTGAAAGAGTTACGCAAGTATCTAATCACAAAGAGAAAACGTGCAGAGTTGGTGTTGAAATTCTTGGAATCGAGAATGAAACAAAAATACAAAGATGCATACACGGAAGAGGAATTGAGAATTTGGGAAGAGGTAAAGAAATTACAAACTGCAAGAAGGTCATCAAAATATATCGTGAGAAAAACATCGAAGGGATTGTATATGATATTACCACAACAACAGGAAACTATTTCGCAAACAAAGTCTTGATTCATAATTGCATCTTAGACCATGACCCTGTCCAAAGGAGTTACATACCGATGATGCGTTCCGAAGGTGTAAAACTCCTCGTTCCGATGACCAATTGGGGTAAAAAGATACTTGAACAAAGTAGAGATGTTCCAAAGCACAAGATTACAGAACCAATACCTCACGGTGCTGACCCAAACATCTACTATCCAGAGAAAGACCCTCAAGTGGATTTCATACCAGATGATATAGATTTCTTTGTCGTAGCAGTTGTAGATAACAATGGGATAAGAGAGAATGTTCCAGAAATCATAGAGGCTTTCGCTCTCTTCCTAAGAGATGTTGAGCCAAATGCATTTCTCTACATTAACACAGAACCGATAAAATACGGTGGATATAACCTCTATGAAATCATAGATGCGATTGAAGATAAATACAACATAAAGGTAAGGGATAAGGTCATGTTCAAGGTTACGAATGGTTATCTACCGTCTGAAATAATGAGAAAGCTCTATTGCAAGGCTAATTGCTTAGTAAACACTGTAAAAGGAGGCTCATTTGAGATTGTGTTGGTAGAGAGTGGCTTATGCGAAACTCCAGCAATAGCTACGGATTGGGGAGCAACGGGAGAATTGCTTGGCGAAGAAGTCTACGAGATTACAGCAAATGTAATCTACAAGGAAAGAGGCTTAGGAATCAAACCAGTAGCGTTCATGTGGATGAATAGGACATCCTCAAGACAAGCTGTGCTTAACGTAGAAGATATAGCCTTTGCACTCTGGTATTACTACTCGTATCCAGAAAGAGCCAAGAAGCACGGGAGAAACATGAGAAAATGGGTTCTCGAAAACGCAACATGGGACATCGTAGGAGAGAAATGGCTTAAGCTCTTAGACGACATCGAAGAGAATGGCTTTCCAGAGCAAAAAGATATTGAAGTTGTAAGTAATATCTAATGTAGATATGACAGTAGTAATAAAAAGCAAAGACATATTAGCTGGAACGGCAACTCCGACAGCATTAGGAGACCCAGTAGCAGTCGTTGATATACCAGACCAACCAGACGAATACATCATGGAAGGATACATCGACCTCTCACAGATGCTAACAGGAGATGAAGTAGTCATAGAAGAGTTAATAGCTGTCGATGGAGCAAGCCAAAGGACATTCATAAGCGTAACGTTCTCTGATACGCAAGATGAACCAATCGTAAGATTCCACTCAAAAACTATCAAACGAGATGCTAAATACAAGGTTCAGCTAACTCAAACGAAAGGAACTTTAAGGAAATATCCCTACTATTTTGTGAAATTGAACTTTGGAGTGGTGTGAGGTGAAAAGCCATGACTGAAATCGTGATGGAAGCTCATAGAAGAAAAATTCCGATAGACCATCCAGACCGAAGCATAACAAGAGAGAAACTCGAATACCCTACTGAGAATGTCTTTCTGACTTATTTGTCAGCAATCTCTAAGATTGAACATCACAAAGGTAATGCTGGAAGACCAAGTGCTTATGGTGTTAGAACGGTTGATAGCTTTGCGGACAAAGCTGTTTATAGCTCTGTTAGAGCTTATGCAGACCAAGGATTATGGGGAAGGTATGTAGATGCCAATAATTGGTATGAGTCTTTCATCAAACAAGCGGAAACTACAAAAGACCATAAGATACAGAAAATAGTTGATGGTTCTGGAACAGTTCTTGCTTATGAATCTGTGGACTTGTCAAACTACACTCATCAACTAAAACTAACAATATCTGGAAGCACTATAAAAAGCACAAGAGACGATGCCTCCAGTCCTCAAATAAGTGCTACCGATACAACATTCACTTCAGGCGGTTTTGGCGGTTTCTCTGCGACCTCTGAAAAAAATGATATCTTTGGATTCCTTGATATAAGACTCTTACCACCAAGCTCAAAACTACCTTTTGCAAAAGTGATATTGGAAATGGAAATGATAGAAAATAATGGCATATTTACACCATCTTTTAAACAAGAGCTTGTTGAAATTTCCAAGCTCAAAGGATTACCACCTTTCATGTATAAAGAAGCTAAGAAATATGAAATTCTACGGAAGAAAGGCTTTACGGATGAGGAAATTATGATACTGTTTGATTACATTCCTCAACATCAAGTAGATTTAGCTTCAATCACATGGGGAGCTTTTGAACATAGTAAAGAGTATCCTATTGCCATTATTACAGTGGTAGGAGACAATCCTTACAAGCAAGGAGCAATCCAGAAGCAAATAGCACATGCTAAGGCTAAAGGCTTGAGAGTTCTAAAACCACCAAAGGATTATAGAGAAGCAATAGAGCAATATCGTAGGTTAAAAGCAGACTTTCCACATTGGGTTGTTGGAAAGGACAATTGGGCATATCAAACGCTTGGACACGAAATCTTTGACCTATTCCAAGTTGCAGATACATACCATGGTAATATTGTCGAAGGTTACAAGCCAAACGCATACAAGAAAGTTCCAGATTGGGAAATGAGAAAAACACTCGCAATGTGGAAAGAAAGGCTAAAGAGGGTTTCAACATTAGTAGAAGAGAGAGACAAGCACATGAAAAAACTCGAAGAGGTTGAGAAAAAAGGATGGTGAACTTATGCCTCGCCTCGAAATCGGAGAAAGGTCGGAGCGTTGGAGCTTGTCGATGCTCGATGGAATCCTATTCCCCAAGCTCAGAGCCAAGCATAAGAAGATGTCTCAACTAATCAAAAAGCACTACGATGCTTTTGACACTCTCTACGAACAAGTAGCCAAAGTTCTCGACGAAAACGGGGTTCACGGTGCAATCAGACCTATCTATAGAGCTTATGCTGAAAGACTCTACAAAGCCAAGCAAATCTACTCTGACAGAGTTCTTGAGGTTGTAGCTTTCGCTCTCACGGTAGCGTTTACTATATATGGTTGCGATTGGGATGTATTAGTAGAGGTGGCACGTAAGATGAACATCCCTGTAGGTGGAATGCTAACTTTCACAACTCCGAAATTCAATGTTAAAACGGTTACCCAAGACTATGAAGCTGATGATAGGGATTGCATTCTTGCAGATGCATCAGAACAAGAAATAAGGATAACGCTACCTGAAGCTTCCAACGGAGCGGAAATCTATGTGAAAAAGATAGACTCTTCAGATAATGTAGTATGGATTTTGCCAAGAGACCCAAGCCATGTGGAAGACCAAGTTTACCTCGCTCTTACCGAACAATATGAGAGTGTTCACTTGATGTCTGATGGTAAAAATTGGTTTAAGGTGTAATACTATGCCAAGAAAACAAGTAGGTGAACATTCTCAAAATTGGGAACTTGCAACAAGGGATGAAATACTATTCCCCAAACTCTCAAGAAAGCACAAGAAAATGGCTAAACTCATCGCAAGAGCTTATGATAGCTTAGACAGTTTATATGAACATGTCGCCAAAATCCTCGATGAGAATGGTATCTTTGGCTCATACAGATTGGCTTACAAAGCCTATGCACAAGAACTATGGAGAATTTGTCAAACTTACTCTGGAAAGGCAAGAGAACTGGAAGCTGAAGCTGTGGCAGTTAAATACTGGTTATATGGTTGCGATGATAAAATCTTATACGATATTGGAAAATTATTCGGATTAGAGGTGTTCAAAATGTTAGTTGAGAAATTTAAAGAAGCGTTAGAGGAAGCTAAAACGCTTAAAGCTCCAGAAATTTATCAAGACCCTCTAAAATTCGAATTCGAATACGATGAATCTGGAAATATCGTTAAGATAATCGTAACAGATAAGATAACTGGTGATGTAAAGACAATTAACTTAAGTTACGATGAGAAGGGTAACTTAATATCAGTAGATGAGGTGAGAGTGTGAAGGTTAAGATTCCGTTTAATCGGATTCACGTAAATCAAAGCGTAGAAGGGTTAGAGGTAATCTTCGATTACAATGGAGAGTGGTATCAACTCGATTGGAATCGAGTTCCAGAGAAATTCAAGATATTATACGTTGCGATGCTTAAACTACAAGGTTTAGAGATTCCAGAACATCTGGAAAAATACGAGAGAGATACAATCGATATCTCGGATATAAACATCGAGATAGAACTCGATGAATGTGAAAAAATACCAGAAACATATCCACTGTAGGTGATTCGCTATGCCAATCACGTATAATCCAGATACTAACACGATTACGATTGTCGGAACAAAAGACGGTCAACCGTATACGTTTGAAGATATTTATCAAGCAGATGTCAATAACGGATGGAATAAGTTTACTAAGCTTAGCGAAGGTGTTTACAAAACTACTGCTAAGCTATGTTTTGGCGATGGTAGCACTGAAACGCTATTCGAAGAGAAGGGAACAACGCTAATAGTAGAAAAC